TTTATAGGAGGTAAGTCCATATGTTTCCTAACGATTTATGGATCGTTGATCCTTATAAAGGAAAATTGATGACAGTTGTCAATGATGTACCGTCCGAAGTTATTCAAATCGAATCTTCTTCTGACGTATCTCATCTTTCCACTACTGTGAAAACGACAACTGTAAACACGACTACTACGAAATATGATGGCACTGTAGAATCTAACGAAGAGTCTACTGTTGAAACTACTCGTACTGGTAACTTAGCTAATACAGCTTTGGAACCTTCTTCTGTAATGGTATCCCAAGACCGTGTAAGTGTATTCGTTGCTTCCCGTTCTAAAAACTGTGTTTACCACTACAAGAAAAGCTCCCAAACTGGCAAAATGGAATTGTTCCAAAAAATTGCAGTAGGTTTGCAACCATTTGCAATGTGTGAAGACCCTCATGGTAACGTTTACGTTGCTAACTATGGTGACAACACTGTTTCTAAAATCGAAGTTCCATCCTTCAAAAAATCTTCTGCTACTGCAGCTGGTGAAGAAGGTCAAGATAAAGTAGTTAAAACTATTTCTGTATCTGCTGGTCCTCGTGATTTAGTATCCGATGAAGATGGCGCTATCTGGGTAGCTTGTTACTTGAGCCACAAAATTGACTCCCGTACAGGTGCTGACTTAGGCGGTATCGTATCTAAAATCGTTAATGATACTGTAGTAGATTCTATCACTGTAGGTCTTAACCCTGCAGCTATTACTTGTGACGAATCCAATACTATTTGGGTAGCTAACTCTGGTTCCAATACTGTATCTCGTATTGTTAAATCCAAGAAAATTGCTGACTACCAAGTTGGTGCTCGTCCTATGGCATTGGTTTGCGACTCTTACGGCAACGTATTCACAGCAAACTATGATGCTGATACTGTAACAGTTATCGAAACTTCCACTAAAGCTCTTGCTACTGGCAACAACGTAACTACTATTCCTGTAGGCGATGGTCCTAATGCTATCGGCGTAAATATGGAAGATGATATCTATGTAGTTTGCGGTCTTGAAAATACAGTTCGTAAAATCATAGATAAACAAGTTGTTTCCGTAATCGCAGTTTGTGATTCCCCAGTTGCATTTGGTGACTTCACTGGTTGTGCTGCTTATAATACTCAAAATGTAATGGCTAAACCTGAAAAAGGTACAACTGATGAAAAAGTACAAGCTGCTTTAGATAAAGTTAAAAATGCTGAAGAAGCTGTAGCTGATATGCAAGCAAAAGTTACTCAAACTGTTGCTGATGTTGCTGAAGCTAAAAATGCTGCTACTGCTGCTACTGAAAAAGCAAAAGAAGCTGAAGCAAAAGTTAAAGAAGTTAAAGAATCTCTAGACAATACTGATGCTCGTGTAACAGCTGTTGAAGGTACTTTAGAAACTACTAAAACTAAAGCTGAAGAAAATGCTACTGCTATCGAAGGCATTAAAGAAGAAGCTAAAGCTGCTAAAGAAGCTGCTGCTGCTGAAGCTGAAAAAGTAACTACTTTAGAAAAACAAGTTAAAGAATTATCCAAACCTAAATTGAATGTAGAAGTTACTGCATCTGAACCTATCGAAGGCTCTACTGATACTAAAGTAACTTTCACTATTGGTAATAAATCTGTAACAGCTTCCAAAGCTCCTACTGTAACTCTTCAAGATGTAGAAACTCCTGTAGTTACTACTAAAGTATCTGAAGGTGTATTTGCTGCAGTAATTCCTAATGCTAAATTAGGCTCCACTGTTAAATTCACAGTAGCTGTTGATGAAGAAGAAGAAAACAACTTGGTTCAAGATGTTTATGTTGAATCCTTGGCTGGTTTGGCTGATAAATTCACTGTATTCAACTGTGGCTTTGTAGCTATTGATAAAGCTAATGCTATTCAATGGGATGCTGACCAAAATGCTCCTGCAGCTGACTTCTTCAATACAGTAACTGGTGGTGTTGAATGGAAATTCAAATCCGACTCTAAAGCTATCGAATCTAAATTCGTTGCTAAAGTAGCTGGTAAGAAATTCTTCTACATTGCTGCTGAAGCTGCTTATGCAACAGCTCATGCTGATATGGTTCAACGTTTGTTCTTAAACAAATTCAGACCTGTATTCACTGAAGCTACAACTCCAACTGCTGGTACATTATCTGGTAAGAAAGTATTCGTATTCGAATTATCTGAAGCTACTGGTGTACTAGTTGAATATGCTAATCTTGATTTCTAATAATTAATTTATCATATTCTCATGGGAGGAAAGGTGATCCTTCCTCCCATTAATTAAAATAAATTCATAATTCATATATAGAAAGGAACCTGACTATGTCTAATAAAAAAGGCGTTCAAGTAATTGCTCCTTTTGTAGCTCCTGAGGGAACTCCAGTTGCATATGCATCTGATATTGCTGGTGGCCATAGAGTAGTTGCTACTAAAACAGAGCTTACTGATATTCCTGTAGCCCTTTTAGAAGTTGGCATGACAGTATTTGTTCAAGACGAAAACAAAGAATATCGTTTGGCTAACAAAACTGAAACTCCTGTTCTTTCCGACTGGGTTAGCTCCGCTCCTTCTGTTGCAGATATTAAATTTAATGACGAAAAATCTTTAGCTGATGTATTGATCACTAAAGATGAAGTTGCTACTAAAGTTAGTGATGCTGTAACAGCTGCTGGTGAAACATACCAAACTAAAGAAGATGCTTTGGCTGCTAAACAAGCTTTAGAAGAATCTATTCATGCAGTATCCACTGCTGGTTTGTCTGAAGAAACTAAACAAGATATCCAAGCTGCTAAAGATGCTGCTGCTACTATCAATGGTTTCAAACAAACTTTAGATGAAACTAAAGCTGAATTGTCTCAAAAAGTAGAAGAAGCTAAACAAGCTGCTTTGACTACAGAAGATAAACAAGCTATTGCTTCTATCTCCGATGTAAAAGCTACTGCAGAAGCTGCTAAAGCTAAAGGTGAAGAACTAGAACCTAAAATCACAGCTAATAAAGAAGCTATTGATGAATTAAAAACTAAAGTTGAAGCACTTCCAGATGCTGATGCTGTTGATGCTAAAATCTCTACAGCTAAAGAATCTTTAAATGAATCTATCGACTTAGTTAAAAATAGCGTTGGTGCTTTAAAAACTGTAGTTCAAGGTGATGGCGAAACTGATACTGGTTTGGTTGGTAAAATTGATAAGGTTAAACAAGAAGCTGCTGATAACTTAGCTGCTGCTAAACAAGCTTTAGAACATTCTATCGAACAAGCTGCAACTGCTGGTCTTCCTGAAGAAACTAAACAAGATATCGCTGCTGCTAAAGAAGCTGCTACTAAACTTACCGAAATTACTGGTAAAGTTGATGACGCAGTAACTAAAGCAACTAATGCTGATACTAAAGTTGGTACTTTGGAAACTAAAGTTAGCACACTTGAAACTTTCAAAACTGGTGCAGAAGAAAAATTGAATGGCATTGATGCAATCAAAGAAACTGCTGATACTTTGAAAGATACTACAGTTCCAGCTATTGATGCTCGTGTAACTGCTTTAGAAGGTAAAGAAGCTCCTACAGATTTCACTGAAGGTCAAAAGACTAAATTAAATGAAATCCTTACTGATAAAGCTTATGCAACTTCTGAAGATATTGAAAATGCTAAAACTGCTCTTAAAGCAGATTTGGTAACTACAGATGCAGCAAATGAACTTGTTAACGGTGCTGTTACAACTGCTCAAGGCAAAATCACAGAAGCTAAAGAAGAATTGGAAGAAAAGATCACTAAACTTGGTGAAAAAGTTGATGCTATCCAAGTTCCAGATGTTTCCGAATTGGCTACTCATGAAAATCTTATTAAAGTTGCAAATGGAGTATTTGTAGAAGATATCAAAACTTTCTCTGATGGTGAAAACAAAATTATCGCTATCAAATTCAATTCTGCTATCGAGCATAAAAATATGCCTGTTACAGAAAAGTTTTACAATATCGAAGGTGCTCAAATTTCTGAAACTCTAGACGATGAAGGTTATGTAAGAGCTAAAATCGGTCCTTCTGATCCTGTAGATATTACTAACATGACTTTAACTTTCGAAAGCAAAGACCTTGGTCCTTTAGCTAAAAAGCTTTCTTACACAGAAGAAGATTTTGCACCTATTCCAGCAAAACCTACTCCTAAATATCTTCTTGTTGCCGAATCTAAAATCATGCAAACTGGCGGCGAAAGAGATAAAATAAAAGCTGTTGAGTTAAAAGATGGTATCAATGAATATAACTTCAAAGTTAAATTAACATCTGGTACTGGTGTTGCTACAAATATTTGGGCAATGTTTGCTTCTGAAGATACTCTTAATGATGAAGAATACAAAGATTTACCAGTATGCTTGACTATTAATGGTCAATACGGTCAATTTACTACTGAAAGAAATAGCGAAATTGATGTTTACGCTGCAGACAATCTTGTTGGTGGCGGTACAGGGTATGTAAAAATCAATGATGTTAGAGCTACCTTCAGTGGTTATAAATTGAAAGCAGATTTGACACCAGATGGTCAAAGCGATACTTATATTGTAACTTACCATAGACCTGTTAATCACGGCTAATTAAAAACCAAGATGTACAAGGAGAGTAATTCTCCTTGTACACATCTTATTAATGGCTATGAATATAAATATAAGTTACGATTTTATATATGGAGGTGTTACTAACTTATGGCTCTAAATGACAATTCATTTGTTATGTCGGTTAATAACCAAAATAACCTTATTGAAAATAAAGGTAGCCTTCCTGTAGCAGATAGTAATGAGATCAATGGCGGTCGAATGATCGTTGCCACTAAGGCAGATCGTAATAGAATTTTACCTACAAAGCGTAAGGTTGGTATGGAGGTATATGTTTTAGATACACAAACTCCATATATTCTAAAAACCAATGATCTTACTAAACAAGCTACATTAGATTCAGATTGGATAGTATTGAAGAATGAGTCTTCTAAAACATCTGATAAATTATCTACTCCTAGAATGATTAATGGTGTACCATTCGATGGTTCTCAAGATATCGAAATCACTCCTGAATTCTATACAGCTAGAGAGATTGTCGGTTTGTTTGATAATGGTAAGATTACTATTCGAAGAGACTATGATCTATTATTACCTAGATTTGCTACTAGAATTTCTAATAGAATTACAGATGCTAGATCTACTCTTGGTGAAGATAATGTGAAGAGCTTAATCGCTAACACTGGCGATACATTGATGGTTGATGTATACAGTATGACTAAATCTATCAAGATGCCTTTATACCAAACTTCCTATGAAACTACCAAGGTCAATAACAAGATGAATGATTTTAAACTTGCTCTTGTTTCAGATCAAGGCTCAAATGTTACTTTAGGAACAGAATTCCCAGCTGCTATTAGTTCCACATATACGTTAAAAGACACATTCACTTCTGGTATGTCTATGACTTGTGTATTTGAAAATAATAGAGTATCATATTTCAATATTTTAAGAAGAAGAAATATGTCTGAAGCTTTACAAGAAGTTAGAATTGTACCTCAAGGAACCTCTACTCTAAATATCTCTGTAGCGTTTAAAATCAATGGTGGCAACTTAGAAGATTCTATTGGATTCTTTATTGCTATTCCTTATAAGACTACAGAAACAAATGTATCCAAGTTCCAATATAAATATGCTAAATTGACTAAAAATAGTCCTGGCTCTTTGGTATATGAAGGTAAAATCACTGGTATTGCTGGAAGTTATTACGACTTCTTAAATAATACAGATGGCGAATTAGATAACTTTGCTGTTCCTATCACTATTATATCTAAAGACAGTGAAGTTACTCCTGCCTTGAAAGCTCTTTAATAGTACAAGAAAGGAAAGAGTAAATGAAAATAATTACTTTAGACAATCTAAAATATGCTCTTGGATTAGTCAATACCAGAATCCATACTCAATGGACTACCTTTACTAGCCTTTTAAATGGTAAAGTAGACATTGTTGAAGGTAAGGGTTTATCTACTAATGACTTCACTAATGATGCAAAAGCTAAATTAGAAGAAGTAGATAAAAAATCTGCTGGTATTGACAACATTACTATCTCTGAAGCTGGGGTGATGACTGTTAAAAATGCTCATGATGATGAATCTAATAAAGCTACAGTAACAGTCTATGCATCAGCTGCATCTAAATTGTCTACAGCAAGATCTATCAATGGCGTACCTTTTGATGGTACTGAAAACATTGTTATTCCTGGAGGTGGCACTAATGACACTTCTTGTACAGAAGAAGATGTTTTGAGTCTATTTGCTGTTGCCGCCGCTGCTAGTTCCTCTTCTGACCCTGTAGGACGGCCTAGTGAACCATGATCTTCTATTATAATATAAGAAAGGATATAATAAATGGCTGTTGAAAAGAACTTCGTTGTATTCAGCACATTAACCACTCCAGATCCAGTTAATGATACTTTCCCTATTGTAGTGGACGAAGATATTGCTGGTGGTTTAAGAACTGTACAACACAAAAGCGAAATGCTAAGCATTCCAGAACAACGTCGCAAAGTTGGCATGGAAGTATATGTAGTTGGCGATCAAAAGAAATATAGATACACATCTGAAACTTATGGTCCTACTACTACTATCGATGCTTGGACGGAAATAAAAGAAGGATTACCAGAATCTTTCCCTACTTTTGAAACTGTTAATAATACAGAAATTGAATTTCCAGAACTATTATAATTCATAAAGAAAGAGGTATAATGGATGGCTAAATTTATTAGTCTTGATAACTTAAAGACATTCTTAGCAGAGCTTCGTAAAATCTTTGTAGTTCAAGAATCTGGTAAGGTATTAACTACCAACGATTATACTACTACTGAAAAAGAAAAGCTTGCTACTATTGAAGCATCTGCTCAGGAAAATAAAATTGAATCTATTACAGTCGGTACTACTGTGGTTCCAATTGTTGGCAAAAATGTAACTATCGATACAATGCCTACATCTGAAATCAAAAACTTACTACAACGTATTCCTAAATTTACAATTGAAGTAGTTACCGAACTTCCTACTCAAGATATCAGCCCAACTACTATTTACTTACACAAACACCCAAGTGAACAAAATCAAAACTTATATACTGAGTATGTGTATGTTAATAATGCTTGGGAACAATTGGGCACTCAAACAGTAGACTTATCAAACTATGCATTGAAATCTGAAGTGAAAACAAAAACTTCTGAATTAGAAAATGATGCTGGTTTCTCTAAGAAAACTAATGAAGTTATTTCTTCTTATAAAATAGAAGATAAAGGTGCTATTACAACTCTATCTATTACAAAAGAAGATCTAACCAAATCTAGTGTATATAAAGTAAATCTTGATGGAAGTCCACAACAAGAATTCGAATTAGAACTTCCAAAAGATTTAGATCCTGGTATGCATACAGTATACGTTGATTCTATTTGGAATAAGAATACACTTAAAATGGCTCAAAATGCTGTTGTGTTTAGTAATGAATTAAGATTCCCAACACTAAAAAGATTTAATGATGATGCATCTACAACTATCGGGGAAGTTGTATTTACATTTAGAACTTTTGATGGTGGTACTACTTGGTTATGCGAACGTTGCGACCAATACTACTTGGCTGTAAGGGTTCTCACTCCATTAAATGGTGCTATTTCTGTTAATGGTGATAATTATACTGTTGACCATAGATTTAGAATTGGCAGTGATGTAACTATTAATGCTACTGCTGAACCTGGATATACTGTATCTGAATTACATGTATCTAGTGAAGAAGATACTGATCAACCAGGTCTATAATCAAAAAATCAATGACATATAAGAGGGTGAGTTAATTCTCGCCCTCTGTATTTTATTCAATTATGCAATGGGGAGGTATTAGTAATGTTAGGTTTAACAACTGTTGCTAAATACAAATCTTTAGAGAAAAGAGTTAAGGAATTAGAGAAAATAAATTCTGAACTATTAGCAGATAAAGCTCGTAGAGAAAATCGTATTGAAAAATTAGAAAAGAAGAAAAGAGATTTAATTGAAGAGAATAGTGGCCTTAAACTTGCACTTCAAGAAGTAAATGAATTCAATTTAAAACTTCAAGACACTTTAAAATCTATGACTGAAAAGTGTGAAGAATTTGAATCTCATTTAAAAGATTTAGAAAGCGGTTTACAACGTCAAGTAAACGAATATGATAAAGCTATTAAAACAATTGCTGAATTAACTACTAAGATTAATGAGCAAGATGCACAAATTGAAGAATTAAAATCTCATTTGACTCCTTGTACAGTTTGTTTAGGAGAAGAGGTTAAAGAGGAGAAAACTCCTGCACTTAAAAAGCCTATCACTCCTGTAAAACGTAGATCTAATTCTAAAATTCCTAAACGTAAAGTAGTTGTTAAAGCAGAGACTACTAGTAAGAAAAAGGCTTCTTCTAGAACTAAGAAACAATAGAGTAAGCTATATAGATTAATATAGCATTTTCTGTTTCATTCATATATGGAAAGGAATTTTATAATGCTTGGATTGTATACAACAACACAATATAGAGCATTAGAGTCTCAATATAAAAAGGCTGAAAAATTAATTAAAGAGCTTCAAGAAAAAATTGAAGATCTAAAATTAAAATCAGAATCTTCTCAACTATTGGTTGATTATAATGAATTGAAGATTGCCCATCAAGCCCTTGTTTCTAAAGAAGCTATTGAGTCTAAAACTATCGAAGCTCTAGATAGTATTGTTCAAGACCACAAAACAAAGATGGCATCTCTAAAACCAGAATCTTCTAGTACTACACCATCAGTTATTGAATCTAAAGCTAAGATCACTGATGTGGCTAGAGAAGTTAATAAGTATAGAGATGAGATCAAATCCCTTCAAGACAAAGTAATTGCTCTTGGAAAAGAAAGAGATGATCTTTCTACTAATTATACTAGTACTTTAGCTAAGATTGAAAATCTTTCTAAAGATACTACTACTGCACAGCTTACAGCGGCTAAAGTTGAAAAACGTAATAGAGAATTGGAAGAGATTAACAAATCTTTATCTAAGTCTAATAATGATCTCAAACAAGAAAATGAGAACTTATCTAAAGACAAAGTAATTCTCACAACTAAAGAAGCTGTATATAAAAATCGCATTGCCGAATTAGAAGCTGAAGTTGAAAGGCTTTTAAAAGAAGCTAAAAATGCGAAAACAATCGAAGGGTCTACAGCAGACCCATCTAAAGGTGAGGTAGTCACAGTTAGAGTGAAAAATGAAGATCCTTCTGTAGTATTTAAAGCTAATGGCGAAGTTATTAAAGACTTCGTTCAGCTCTACAAGGGCTCTTCTGTTACAATTGAATGCTATAAGGACGGCAAGCTTACTGATAGCTTCATTGTAGAAGAAAATTAATAGTCTTATTTCTCGGAGGTTAGTATAATAATGGCAAAAATTTTAGATAAAGTTGTTTTCAATAACATTAAAAACGAATTGATCGGTAACGTAAATGAAATCGTTACCAGCGAATCCAAAAAATATTTCACTCGTTGGATGAAAGAATCTGGCATTCCTCAATTACAAGAAATTGCTGATGTTTACATCAATAAATTAAAAGAAGATGCTGCTAAAGATACTGGCTGGTGCAAAATCCGTGATGGTATTGTACTTCCATTATGCATTACAGTGACTTTAGGTTTATTGAACTCTGTAATCGGTAAAATCATTGAAAAAACTGATGATGTAAAATAATACAATCATACCATCAAGTATCTTAATTGATACTTGATGGCTTTTTGTGCTTCTTTGACAATAAGTAATGAATTTAATATATTTAAAGAATAGTGGTGATAAAATGATAACTCCTCGCAAAGCTCCTAGAACTAAAGAGTTCAATGCGATGCTTATAGTAGACAGAGGTACAAAACAAAATAGAAAAGCTATTTTAGATCCTACATTACCATTCACTTTTGAAGGTATAATGAATAAAATAAATGATTGGCATCTATGCTTGGTCCATCACAATGTAAATGAATCTAGAAAAGAGAAGAATATAAAATACACAGTTAAATTCTTCAAAGATGATTATAAAAAGATTCCAGATCAGATAAACATAATTACCCAATTAAGCTATCCAACTAATGATGAAGAATATAATAGTGATACGGCTATTTTAATAGGTAAGGTTCCTGCAGTACTAACAGAATCTTATATTGATAAACCATTTGTATCTATTCCTCTTAAACTTATTAAGAAATTAGATACTTTTGCTAAAGTTCCTGCAGATGGTATTGTTTGTTCTTTACAAATAAACCCTTCTTTAAATGATGCTATTGAAAAAGTCTATTATAACATGGAAGCTACTGGATATGAAGATTCTAATACAGTAGGTGTGTTTGAATGGATTATCTCAGATCAAGAAAATGGTAAAGGTCATGTATATTATAGAAAAACTATTTATCTAAGACCAGACAATGATCCATATCCTGATATTGTTCCTGGTAAGGATAAAGACGATGATGATTATAAAGTATAGGAGGTGATTGAATGTTTAGACAGAGAAAATATTTTAATATTATCAGATTTAATGATGACGGTATGCTAGACGTTGGTCTAGGAAAAGATACTTGGACTAAACATGGTGCTATTACTTTTGCAAATAGTACTGCCATTCAAGATCCTTATATTGCTACTAGATTCAAATCTTGTTACTGTATGAATGAAAATTCGTATTATCACAATAGTGGAGAATTTAAACTAGAGAAAGATCAAATGTTTTCAATATCTTTTTGGTTTAGACTCCACAACTCTGCTATTATAGATTTTGACAGTAATAAGAAATCGTATATACCAGGTGTAGAATTTACTGATGAGAATGGTAACAATATTAAACTTGTTCCAGCATATCATGGTTCTGTAGAAGGTAAACCATCTGCTGCTTTACTTATTAATGATAAACTAGTTTATGACTGTCCATATACTCCAGATAATGAATGGCATAATATCTTATTCTCTAAAGGGAAATTAGATATTGAAAGATTCTTCTTAGATGGTAAAAAATGGTGGGAATATAATGATAAACATAATTTTGGTCGAATTATAAAGGATATCAAGTTCGGGAATCCATATGGTGTGCCTAAATCTGGAGCATACGAATATGAATTAGATCAATTACAAATCTGTAATGATGGGACCTACACTGATAACTTCGAAATGGTTGATATCAGACAAACTGTTGAAAGATTCCCTCCAGTGTTGGTAGACGTTCCAGATGATCTTACTAGAGTTGAATCTGATTTTGTATATGGAGCTCCATTCAATTATAATTGTAATCATACTAGATGGGATAACGTGGTTGATAATGTAGAAATTACCAGACCAGTATATTTCAAAAAGTCTAGTACTGCTGAAATTGAAATGATGGAAAAGATTAGATTCGAAGAAGATAATGAGGTTGCTCATAGCAATTTCAAATATTATAGCTATCCTGAAAAAGAAGAAGAATAAAATAATGGGTAGAGTCGTAATGACTCTACCCTATATTTGTATGATTATTCTAATATAAAAGTTTGAATATTATAAATGTTCTTCTTCGTCGCCCCAATCGACTATTAGATTGACATCGTCATAGTGTTTAGGTTCAAATAATTTAGGATCGACATAGAATGGATTATCTACAATTTCATATTGACCAGGGGTTAGTCCAGCTCTTCCGAAATCAAAATTCTCAGGAACATTTTTTAATTTTAATCCAGTAAGAAAATTACAAGACGTAAACATCCCTGTGTAATTTTCAGCACTTGATAAATCAATAACTCCATAAATTTTCTTTAACTTAGAACATAGACCAAACGTACTTCTGAAATCTGTGATTCTAGAGGTATCCCATGTGCAGATATTGATATATTCTAATTCTTTACAATTAAAGAATAGATAATCCATATCAGTAATATTAGCAATATCCCAAGTTGTTAACCCAACTATACCTTTAAGGCTTGTGCATCCAGAAAAGAAATATTCTATGACTTCTGTATTTTTTGTTACTTTTAACCCACCAGAAACGTCGCACCATTTTAGTTTTTTACAACTAGTAAAGAACATATTCAAGTCTCTAGCATACCTTACATCTAGCCCACCATATACACCAGTAAATAAAGGCTCTATCGCTCTCCAAGTAAGGCTTTCCATACCAGCAAAAGGATTACATACCATATATTTCTGTTCTTCTTTAAAATAGTATGATTGTGGACTAAGAACTGCAGTATTTTTATTATTGATAGTCTCTTTATAAATAGCTTTTAGTCTTGCATTGGCAGGATTTTGTGGTTCTTTAAACTGAACAGAATCTAAGAAAGGATTTTCAACGTTTTTATAGTTGAGAATATTTTCTTTAGCCCAATAAGACATTCCACTTACAAGTCTATCACTAGGAATAGGAGTTTCTTCCTCTTTAATAAAGACAGTGTAATCTTGATTTACCTTATCCGTAGTTTTTATCGTGAATGAATTATTATTTTCAGACTTCATAATTCCTCCATCTTTTAATAATCTGCAATATTTACATCTAGATTTTTAACAAATTCTTTATAGATAATGAAATAACCATATGGTCTAGATTTAAACGAACTGGAGAAACAAGCTAACTTATAAGTCTTGCCAGGAGTTACTCCTACTACAGCACATGCATCAGCACCATAAGTATTTGTTTCTTTAGGTAATGGCCAATTCTTCCAATCTCTCCAAATAATCCTGCCTGGATCGAACCAACTTATCATATTATCATAATCGAATATTGCTGTACCCTGGAATCTTACTGTATAATCAGTATCATCATGACCATGCACTAGTCTTGAAGAAAGTCTATCATTCATAACATCACTATCTAAACGGGAGATATCTCGTTTATAGATTTCATAAGCTTCTTGTCCTTTAGCTTGATCCCGTTTTTCATCGCTTCTGTAATGCCAAGAATATACTACTAAGACTTTATGTACTCCCTCAGGAATAGTAACGAATTTTGTTTTCCAGACTTTATTTTCATTAGTATCTAGATCAGTAAATCTGCCAGCATTCCAAGGAATCAAAGCTGTTACAAATTCAATTGGTTGGGCAGGTGTAGCACTAATATCCATAGGACCTGTAACAGTTCCACTTTCAATATTAGGTCTACCAGGATTATAACCTTTATGAGCGTTAACTGTTACTGTAAAAGTATCTCCATGTGTTAACCAAATCTCATTATCAGTATAATCATGGCCATTGCTATGAACTACAATTGTTTGATGATCAGTTTGATGAATGGTTATTTTATATTTAGGAAGATAATTAAAAGTAATACCATTACCTTTATCGAATAACCACATTGAGAAATCTTCTTTAAAGATTTTAAGATTCTTACCAGTGATATATAAAGGAGTAATAGCATCTTGTCCCAAAGTTAACTTAATTCCGCCACCATTAGGACCTTCGAATAGATCTTTTTGGAATTTGCCGATTTCATAGTTTCCAATTCTACCGTTAATCCATTTAACGATTTTCTTTTTAACTACTCCTCGGCTAATAGGTCTTTTAAATCTAGGAACTAAAGAATCTACTCTAGGACTTAGATTTAGAACTTCTAGATTATATCTAGATCTAATATCTCTAGATACTTTATGGATATTATTTGATATATCAAGGATATCTTTTCTTTGTACTAATTTACCATTTACAAATACAGCCATTAGATTCTTATTAAGGTTTCTATCAATTTCATATTTGTTAAAATAGATATAACCACTCATAGGAAGTTCTGGAATAGCTTTATTGTATTTAGTACCAGTATAGAAGCATATGATATCTATATCATCACGAAGATTAATCATAATATGATCTTCAAATTTGATATACCCTCTATATATATTAATACTATAATCTTTGCCTTGTACTAAAGATTTACGGTTTAAGAAAACTTTAAATCTTGTTCTAAGATCAAGCATAGCATAATATGGAGAGTTAATATTATATTTTCTAATACCGTCTTCTCCAGATATATGAAGATCCATTTTTTGAACAGCATACTGTCCTTTATTGTGGCAGAATGTAAATTTAATATCATCCTCTTCGGTAATACCAAATGGTACCGCATTCTTAATACGAATAGTTCTTTCATTGATTCTATCATAATAAGCTTGAGGAATCAATCTACCTTCATTATCACTAATAAAGAATTGCATTTCTGTAAACTGTTTATATGGGAATGGTATCTCTATATCTAACACTGCATTATTTGGAGCTATAGATATAGTACAGAAGAACTCTTTTGGTTCTAATTCTGATTTTAATACGGTGATTACAACTTTTCCTCCAAATGAATTAGAGTTGCCACCAGTAATAGTTACGGTATCAGTAAATCGTGGTCTATCATTAAATAATTTGCAATCTGGATCGCCATTTATAAATGAAGAACCACCACCACCTCTGATATCTCCACCACCACCGCCATTCCAACCAGCACCCCCACCAGGAGCTCCGCCGTGGACTTTATCGGTTAATGAATCACGTTTACCAGCCCCACCATTAAATGGGGAACCATTAGACTCTGGTGTGTTCGTAAAAGTAGAAAACTTGTCTAGACTTCCACCTAAACCTGGTTTGGTTTGAGTACCTGGTTGGCCAGCATACCCATATCTATACCAACTATCAGCACCATCATAATCTATATTACCATTAGCTGTAGATATAGGCTCGCCAGAATATCCACCGCCATTATATCCTTCAAGATATATAATACTACCTCTATGATCTCTATAATCAGTACCACCACCGCCACCAGCAGCGATCATGATAGCTGTTTCTTTATCATTCTTTTTTAATGAGATACCAGTAGAGCCACCTCCACCGTACCCCATCATTTTTGAGAATTCTGGGTATCTAGAATCCCCGCCTTTACCAAAGCCTAAGCCACCAAACCTACCCTTTGGTAAACAACCAACAGTAAGAAATAGAGATTGTATATTCTCAGTATTTAATATACCAGAAGTATAACCACCTCTAGATCCAGTCTTTTTATCTCCACATAATGATCCTGCTCCATAACATTCAATCTTTATAGAGAGTATCCCAGTTAAGTCAAACTCAACTGGGATTCCATTATTTGGATTGAAAGTGAATACTGTCTGGCCATTATTTTTTTCGACTACACTAGCCATGTGTACTCCTTTCAAAAACTATAAATAATTAACCCTAGCATTTGGTGCACCCCATGGAGCATTATCAATAGAGTCAGAAGATAAATCAGATACATGAGATTTAGGATATTCTGCAATATTGATAACTCTTAAGTTAGGGCAATTAGCAAATGCATTTCTACCAATAGTTTTAACTGATGCAGGAATAGTGATTTCGGTTAATTCATTAGAACCAAATGCATAATCAGCTATATATTTTAAACCTTTTGCTTTCTGACCTAAGGTAGGCTCGACAGCTGGTTCTATAACAACATCGTTTAATTTATCACATCCATAGAATGAGTATTCTAAGATAGATTCAATAGAATTAGGAATAACTACACGGGTTAGTTTATTAGCTCCTCTGCAAACTCCTTGTTCCATAGTAGTTACTGTAGATGGAATTGTTAATTCATTTAAACCACTATTAGCAAATGCTCCACTACCGATAAACCATAAGTTAGGTTTTAAGGTAAGAGATGATAGGCTAGTACAGTTTTTAAATGCTGCAGGAAGGATCTTCAATACAGTATTCTCTAATTCTAATCTATTGATAGCATTAAATCCATAGAATTGATAGGATTGAATATTTCTAACTCTTAAAGGTACAGTAACTTCATTAGTAGTTCCTCTAACCTCTGGAGTATTGTCCATAATATAGTTTTCAGATTTCTTATCATAAGTAAGTCTTATATTGTTAGAAGGTTCAAATGCATTGTCTGTAACAATAGAATTGTCTGCAATATATAAGTTCTCTAAGAATTTAAATGCGTTTTCTTCTACTTTCATATTAGGAACCAGTTTAACCGATTTCAATCTAGGAGTAGCAGCAAATGCATAAGAGCTTACTCGTTTATTATTTTTATCAAATGCGACGTAAGCTAACTTAGTCATACCTCTAAATGTATAAGGAGTGATAGTTTCTAATGAAGTAGTAGGTTCAAATTTAAGAGCTACAATATCATCATTATCTGTAAATATAGAATAGAAGCTATTGTTTGCATTTATCTTAGTATGAATAGATGCTACATTATTAGCAATTAAAATATATTTAGCCATAGCAGGAAGTTTATATAAGTTATCAACTTCTTTACCATTAGCATTAGGACTTACTTTATACCAATCTACTTCTAGATCATCAATAGTACCGTTAATATCTGTAGTAGATGGATCTTTATAGTATAATTGAAGATTTCCAGAGATAAAGTCTAAAGACATAGAGAATTCTTGGACGTAATTCATATTACCTGATAATACGACCCTGCTATACCAGTTAGATAAGTCTTCCATATATTCTAATTTACCATAGATGATATTTTGAGTGAAATCAATAGCCTTACCAGCTAATACTGGTTTTGCATACATTTCATCAAACCATATATCATCATGATCTCTAGTCATATTAAATAATTCATATGGGCCTTCTATTCCATCTTCAGAAGATGATACTTTCTTCTTATAGAAGTAAAGAACTGTAGCAGTTTTTCCAGCAGCAAATTGTCTATCCTTACTATCTTCAGGAATAATAACATTTTCTTTTAGCTTATATCTATTAGGACTAATAAAAGTACCATTAATAAATAAAGCTATATTGTCTGGATTAAGCTTCATATGATCTATATACCAGCTTGGAATAGAAATAACAGATTTAGAAACAATAGGGAATTCTATCTTTTCAAAATCTACTCTTTCTGTAAATCCACCTCTAGCCTCTTTATCATTTACCGTGATAACAGTAAGATTACGACCAGCTTCTAAATAGTACTCTGGTTGAGTAAGAATCAATGTTTTAGTAACTGCATCGTAAGCATATCTTTCACTTTCGTCAAGAGAAAGACTACCAGTAAATGCTAAGAATTTAGAATTATATCCTATATCACTAGGAAGTTCAAATGTAATTTGTTTGTCTTCAGTAGCTGTTACTTGTTGAACTTTGATATCAAATCGTAGATTTTCAGAAGAGTTTTCTTTATACTCTTCTAATACCCCGATATTATTAAAGATTACCATTACATATTGAGCATACTTAGCATGTCTAATATCTATAGGATCTATAAATTGAATCTTATTATTACTTACTAGCTCATATCTAGACGGATCTATATATGTAGTATTACCGAATAATAAAAAGTTTTCTTTAGTAAGTTTATAAGAATTAAATACTGGTTTAAACTCAACCAATCCTGTATTAGTTCCACCATCTGCATAAGAATAATGGAATGTAATACCAGAGTTTTCAAGTTTATTTTCTTCAGTATATTCACCATCTACTTCAAATTCAGATCTTACATATGGGAATACGAATACTAAGTAATCCATACTGTTTTCAGTTCTTTGGAGTGCTCTTGTTTCGTATAATGTAATAAAGTCTGCATCATCTGATAAGGTGTATTGTTTTCTCTTATCTAGATAAATACCATCTTTATTAAATACGAAGAAGTACTTATTTCCTCTAGGATAAGATTTATAAGGATAAGGTACCCTTACCACAGTCTGATTATTCTTTTCAGCATATACAACTTTAGAACTCATATATACGTCATGATTATAAGGAACGTGAGTAAAGTTATCATCACATTCGATATAAAACACGTCTACATAATCAGATTCTTTAAAGGTACTTGCTGAATAAACCCTTTTATATTTAACTCCATTTGTAAAGTTTGGAGCCATAATCTTATAGATAGAATTGTTTAATAAATGACCGTTCTTGAAGATCATATATCTCTTAGGATCCCAGCCAGATTTGAACTCTTCTTCTAATGAGATATAGTTGGTATCTTTTTCGATATTAAATCGTTTATACAAGAACTGTCTTTTAGATCCAGCATACAAAGGAAGATTAGCCGCATATTTATTATCTTCGAATGTAATCTTTCCATTATCATCGATTACATATTTCAAAGGATACAAATGCCCACTAGTTACTTCTACAAAAATTTGGATATCATCAAATTTAATACCAGTACAATTGTAGCAGTGTCCTTTATATTTACTTTCTAATTCCTCAACTAATTGGAAATCAGTAGTCTTTTGATTTGTTTTTCTAATATACTTAGGATCTACTGGCCCATCATACATCTTTCTTTCAACTACTGTAATTGATAGAGGGAATTCGAGTTCTTTATCAATCTTAACAATTTCAAGATTACCATTAATCAAATCAGTTTTTTGGTCATTTTGAACATAATCAAAATTACCAGTGAGTAATGGATTCTCATCAATATAGTTTTGGAGTGTGCCATATTCTACTTGAATATAGCATGGATTATCTCCGCTTTCTCTAACATTTAATGCTTGTTGAGTAGGTTGGATATTATATCTATAGAACTCAGTATTTACAGGATCAGCATTATCAGTAATATACCCACCAATAGCAAATACAGAGAATAAAGAATCTCTACTATATTTAGGAAGGGTTTTAACTATAGGAGTTCTTTGCTGATCAGATCTGTAAGTTACAACACATCCATCACCCTTTAAAAATTCAACTGTAAGCTCAAAATTATCGAGCATATTACTACCAGTTGGAAGGGCTTCTATATTAACCATCTTAGATAATTTAGGATAAACCTTTTCTAGCTCATCTTCAAAATTACCTTTATCACCAGCTATAATATTTACTAAAGGAGTAGTAGTATATTTATCAAATATAGAGAATATACTAGTAGCCCCAATAGGAGAGTCTATGATAGATTCATTGCTAGGATCAGATGTTGGTAATCTGTCTAAGAATAATTGTTTGAATTTAAAAGTAATTTTTAAAACGTTCTCATTTGGTTTTGGAACGTAAACTGCTGATAAATCAAACAATGTAGAAGAGTTCATCTCACTAGCTGAAAACGTTCTATCAGTACTAGTATCTCCAGCTAATCTATCTCTATTTCTCCAATACTGCTCTGCAGGATATGATTTGTTATAAATATCAGTAGAGTCATTTTCTATTTGAGCAAGGATAAGATCCTTGACCCCATCTATTTGTTTACGAGGTGATACCCCATCGTAATAACTATCTTTGAAAGGGATTGGAATTGTAACCACTTTGGTTACAAGTTTAGTGTACAAAAGCTCTCCCTCCTTATTAACAATAAAAAAGCGAAATTTATTACTAGTATGTACCCCTATACGAAATTATCGTATAGGGGCTTGATTGTAGTAATATTATGCTTTAGTAATTACAATTGGAACTTCAATCTTACAAGGAATATCTTTAGGAGTAAAGTTGTAAGAAGGATCTACTTTACAATAGAATTCATAAGATTCACCACTATTATCTGTAGGATCTACATAATCCCATACATAGAGATCTACATCGCAATTGATATCAATTGGACGTATATCAACCTTGATTTGGATTTTGGATGGGATATCTAAAGAGAAATCTCTTTCATAAAGAGCCAAACCAGGTTTTACTCTAATAGAGGCTGGAATATCAGCAGTTCTAGTTTTTCTAGGAACTATAACTATTGATCTAATATCCTTACTAGCAACCTTACCAGTTCTTACCTTACCTAAGAATTCTTGAGTATTCTTATTGATGTATAAGATTCTACTTTCTAGAGGTTCTAGGAAGTTTACCATATTATGGCAACGAATAGATTCAAGTACATCTACACTTGATGTAGGTCTATAAGTACCATATAAGAACTTCGCAGTAGCTCTTATAGTTAGTTCTTTCCCAGGATCAAATTGTTTTAGTTTTAAGCTCTTATAATCTGTATTGGATACATCATATTCTGAGCCAAAAGCCACAACAGTACTATGAGAATATGGAATAGTAAGATATACTGATTCTATAACTTTTCTATTCCTACTAAGAACGAATCTATATGCATCATCAGAATAACTGATAGTTAGTCGTAAGTTATTTCTTGTTTCTATATCCTTTAAGTTGTAACTGAATACTGGGGTGTGGGGATTGATCGCATTTAGAGATCGTTTATAGTCCTCTTGATTGCCCACATACAAGCTACAAAGAGGTTCGCCAAAGCCACTCATGACGGTGATAACATTGACAAGACCGTTCTTATTATTGTAGTCGAAATCAAAATCTATAACTATACGACCAAGCTGTTCATTTCTTCTTGGTTTGTAAACATCTTTTACATCGACAAGAGCAGAACCGCGGAATCTAGCTTTGCCGAAGAAGTTTTGTCTATCACCATATTCTTTAACATGAACATCGTTTATACTTTCTATACCAGAAGTTTTATTAAAATCAAATGGTATAGGTACAGTAATGTTTTTAGTTTCAGTAAAGATTTGCTCATTCTCTCCATTTTTTAATTTAGTAGGAGTATGAATAGTAACCCTATTACCAGAATATGTGGTTTGGTCATACCATTCAGGTACAATACCATTTAAGAAGTAAATAGGATAGGTTCTATAATATCTACTCTTGAAATGATCTCGTTCCATTTCATATGTTGTATCACCATTAGCATCAAGTGTAGAAGATGCGTTTAGCCTACCTACATCAAAAGTGATTCTATCAGCAGTAGCTCTTTCTTCATAGACTTTATCAAACTTGATTTGTTGATAACAAGCCATGTAGTCTAAAGCTTTAGCTAAGTTTTCACCATAATGCTTACTCTTATAATATCTAGTATTGAAATCAGACATCAACTCTTTAAAGTGATCATCCATTTCATAGAATTCTTCGAATAAGGCAATATAACCATTCATGAATGCATTATTAGTTGGATGAACTGCTAATGCTTCATTAGGTAGAGAGTCTTCTAACCATATACAACTGAAGTATGTTGGAACCCTCAGCATAGGTTCTCCAGTGTATAAACACTTGATAATATTTCTATTATAGATCTGACCAAATAGATCTGGAATATATCTACCATTTTGGTCAAATGCTACTAAGTTGTCTAGAGTGATCTTAAACTTCTTATCTATGGTCATATCATATAGAACAAATCTACGACCAAGAGCAAGTTCTTCTTGTATAACTTTATATCTTACATTTGTAGGATCGTCATATTCACTTACTAATTTGAATAGAGTGAAGACAGCATGTTGACCTTTCTTTACTCCATCATTAGCTTCCATAAATACAAGCTTATCCCCTTCAATTCTATATCTTCTAGGAATGACTAGTTTATCATCTACAAACAACATGAAATTGTTTAGATTATATTTAAGACCAGGCATATCTGGAAGGGTTATAGAATTGCTATTAGTAGTTATATCTTGAGAGAAGAAGAATGGTTTTAAATGAAGAGGGCCATGTTGTGACCCTTTTGTAATATTCACAAATGCAAATATTAAAGTATCTCCTTTATGGATTACCTTTGCAGAGTTTGTAAATGTGATTGTATAATTATCTCTATTTACTACATAATCATTCTGATTATGGAATATACTTCCATTAAATACTAGAATTTGATTATACTTATCTACATCAGGCCAATCTTCTACAGGAAGTTGGAATACGATTTGTTCGTCTTCTTGAGCTACCATGGAAAATACTTTAGAAGTTGCATAGTCTTCTATTAACCAATCTGAGTTATCAGTGATAATCTCCATAGTGTATAAAGAAGTATTAGGAAGATCTAGAGTCTGATAATTAAAGAACTCGATTAAGTCTACACCCATAAGACGATAATTCTTAGGATCTATAGGAACATTGTCTCTATACAGGACTATCTGATCTCCTGGTTTTACATAACCATGATCCCATGCTCTAAAATACATAAAGATATTTTTACCATGAATACGTTTAGTTTCAAGATTACCATATCTCCATACATAATGAACCATTTCATCATCGCTATGTCTTATACTACCACCTTCAGTATCTACATATGAAGGCATAGTTTGTTCATAAATACCATTTGTTCTGAGTTTGGTATTAGGAGCTTGATCATTATCTATATAATAGAAATAGATTGCAGATTGAGAGTTATCGAAGAATCCATCTTTATTGAATTTATAGATAGGAGTCTTATCCTCTCTTTCGCCAATAAATTCTTCATAGATTACTGGGAAAGGAATTTTGATATACTCTACAGTTTGTACAGGGCCAGATAAGATAGGATCTCTATTATTGATAAATACTGTATAGAAGTCATCTGATCTTATCATATAGATTTGCGATAATGGTACAAATTTACCATCTATAAATAACAAGAATGGGTTAATCTCTTTATTCATTAACAGATGATAAGCAGTTCCTTCAAAGAAACGTTTTTCTTCAAAGCCTGATTTATCATGTGCCATATTGTATAAAGAGATTACTGTTGAATCTATATACTTAGATTCTCTATTCCACTCTTCTTTTTTAAAATATTCTCTTTCTTCATGCCATTTTATTCTAAGTCTTTGAGGTAGATAACCTCTTTGAGCTTCGTTAAAATAGTATGCAGTAGATTCCATTTTGTGATCAATTAAATCTTGAGTTTCTGGTTCTAATTGACCTAAAACATTTGAATGGTTGTTTCTAAAATAGTTCTCTATGGTATCTTCAGTGGTAATATATAGAGTTGGTGGGACAAACGTATCAAAATAGATACATTCATCTATAATACTAATATCATCAAGATACCCACTACCAAAAGTATGAATATCATTACTAGTACTTTTTTTATAACCTACAAACAACTCATCTCCAAAAGCCATACTACCTTGAATATCATTAATAGTTGCTAAACAACCATCTACAAATATTCTTAGAATGTTCTCATCTCTAGTAATAGTAAGATAATGCCATTTATCATTAAATGTATAATCTACTATAGCACTAGAGTATTTTTCTTCTGGAGAGATTTGAATTGTAAAATATCCAGCCTCTTCTATATATACGAAGTTATTATGACTATTTCTATCTTTTCGTTTATATGATAATAGAGGAATCTTCTCATCTTTATTCATATTCTCTTTCTTAATTCTATATTTAAGATAGATAGTAAAATTCTTTTGAGATTCCAAATGCTTCTTAAGCTTAGAAATATCTTCTAACCATAACCCAGCATTATCATTAAACGGTTTGAAATAAGCAGTACCAGCTGCTTCAATAATAGATGAGGTATCTGTAAAAGATACCCCACCTAAATTTTTGATAGAAGAATTAGTGCAACCAGTTTTATCAAAATGGAGGTTTAGTAAAAAATTAGGCATTACGAATACCTCCTAAATTATTTAGGCAATAGAGCCTAGCATTGTAATTACATCTTTAGAATATTGAACCATGTCTTTACCACATACTTTTTCAATAGTCTTTTGATTATTCAAATAACCACCAACGTATGCATCAGTCATCATGGCAGAGAAAGCTGGGAAGTATTCTAATCCGAATACAGTACCAGGACCGAATTGCATCATCCATCTTTCTACAACAATATCTAAGCTAACTGCTTTAGGATTTAGATGCATTGCATCTCTTAAGCAGTTAACAAAGATTTTAATATTTTCATATGGGTTAAGATCTTTTTCTTTGATATCACTATGTTTACGGCAAGCTTTCTCCATAGCATCTTCTAATAAGATGGCTTCATTTCTGGAAATATCTGCTACTTTCATAGCGATATCTCTTGCTTTATTTTCATCTTCTAATTGAAGTAAGCCCATCAAGAAATACATAGCAGAAAGATAAGTAACTTGAATCTTTTTAGATTCTTGAATAGAAACTTTTGCTAAGAAATCAATGATATGAGTAAAAGAGTTTGCAAAACATTTAGTGATATTGATATTTAGGTTAGATCTACGTCTAAAGATATCAAAGTTTTTATGATAGATCATAGCAACACCAGCATTCATAAGATAAGAAACTAATGCAGTTTCATTTAAATTATAATCACCATGTTTAGGGTCTTTAACAATGCAATTAGATGCATCGATAAATACTTTAATTTTACCACGATCTTTACCTTTCATTTCTTTAGCACAGAATACTTTGAAAGTTCTAGGTAATGGAGTATCGCAGTCTAATAATACGGTATTATTAGAATTAAGGATACGCAATAATGCTTCGTCAGTTCTTTGACGTTTGAGATCTAAAATTACACCTTTGAATTCTTCAGTAGCTTTATCAATCAAAGGATCAGTCATAATAGCATCCAATAAGAGTTTTTGATATTTTGGATACTGTTTATAAAAGTAAGAGTCAGAGTAGGATTTGAGTTCCTTCATGAGTTTTGTTTCCTCCTATCAGATATTTTAAGTAGTTATTTTAATGTCCCTGCAGTAAATAAGCCCATTCCGTATATGATAAAATACGATACCTTAGACTTGTTATTAAGTGATATAGAAAGGGGTAAAATTAAATGCAATTACAAGATATTTTAGATCTTCATGTAGAAATGAATTCTAGTGATAGATACATGTATAACGGAAAGAATGTACCGAGAGTAACAGAAGTACTTTCTAAAATGATTAGTGAAGAGAAGTTAATGAGTTGGGCCAATAGTCTTGGGTTTAAGCATCAAAGATACAGAGATGTATTATCTAAGGCTGCTGTATTTGGTACTAAGATTCATCATGGTATAGAATGTTTTTTAAAAGGAGAAAAAGTACCAGAAGATACTCCATCTATTTGTTTTAAAGCATTCCAAGAATGGTGGAAGATAATTGAAACTACTGACTATGAAATCGTTGGCCAAGAACAAAAATTAGTATGCGAATGGTATGGTGGAACTTATGATTGCCTTATGAAGATAAATGGTAAATTATATCTCATAGACTTCAAAACTTCTAATCATGTTACTTATAAATACTATCTCCAATTAGCAGCTTATTCCAAAGTTCTAAGAGAGAAAGAAAATATAAATATAGATGGAGTACTTATTCTTCAACTAAACAAATACCAACCTAAATACAAGGAATATATTTTAGACTTATCTATTCCAGAGCATAAAGAATATTTCAATCTATGTGAAAGAACTTTTGAGTCTATATTGTATAGCTACTATCATATTCATTACCTTGAGGAGAATTTTAATGATCTTGCCAAGAAACTTCATAAGCTCCAACCACAAAGTGCATGATAAGTATGATCCATTAAATATCTTTGAGGACTTTACAAGATACATCAATGAGTTCAATAGAACTGATGGGAATAAGGTTACTAGATATATTAGAAAGTGGATTATAAAAAATATAAAATTCCCACTATTAAGCAATAGAATATCTAAAGGATCTAGAAAGATTTTAAAAGAGTCTTTCAAGCACCCAGAAACTTTAGTATATCATGTATTAAGATATTCAGTATTTCTTCTTTACTTTACAATCTTATTTCAAGTAGATTTAGAAGATCTCCTTAAAACTATTTTTGAAAATAATAGAGATAGCTGTGATATTATCTTTGAATACAATGATACTAGAGAGAATGCCTTTCAGCGTATCAATAAGATCATCATTATAAACTACAATCTAAACAGTTTATATCTTCCAAATAATGAAAGATTTATAAAAACTAAACTCAGATTAGATTTAGATGAGCATTTTTATACTATAGAAGAAACTATCTACAAATGTTCTACTAGATTAGAAACATCTGTTGCTGAAGTCGAATCTTTTAGAAGATTCCAGATAAATGAAAAGGGAATGATAATCAACCCTAATTATATCTTTAGCAATAACCTTAAAGCCGAGGAATACAGTAAATATTCTGTAATGGCTGTTAATATTATGGGGATTTTAGATATTATATTAAGATCAGTCTTAAATGTTGGAGTTACAAAACAGATTCCAGAAGATACTAGAGCATAAACTTGCTCTAGTATTATTCTTAACTTAAATTTTGGTCACATACTATAATAAGGTAAGGAGTGATTAAAGAAAACAATGAAACAAGTAGTAAGTTTTGATAATATAAAAGATACATTCGTTGAAGCTCATATTTCCGATCTTCATTTTGGAACTATAGAGCCGATAACTGAATATAAAATCTTAAATGAACAATTTTTAAACTATCTTGAAATGATGAATGTGTTAGATATAGTGTCTGTTAATGGCGATATATTTGATCATAAGTTTATGGCAAACTCTGATGCTGTAGTATATGCAATCTCATTTGTACAAAGATTAGTTGATATATGTAAAAGAAAAAATGCAACCTTGATACTCATAAACGGTACTGGATCTCATGATGCTGATCAGCTCAAGATCTTTGTGCCATTTATGAATCAAGGTTGTGATCTAAGGATTGTAACCCAAACTCAATTTTTATTTATCAAAGGTAAGAAGATTCTATGTATTCCAGAAATGTATAACATGGGTGAGCCATATTACAACCAATTCTTAATCAATTCTGGATTATACGATGCCTGTTATATGCATGGCACTTTTAAAGGTGCAATCTTTGGTAAGAATAAGAGAGACCTAGCATCTAATAGGGAGCCAGTATTTGATATAGAAGACTTTGGTAATTGCAAAGGTCCTATTATATCAGGACATGTTCATGTTCATGGTGTATACAGTAACGACTTTTATTACTGTGGATCTCCTATAAGATATAAATTTGGTGAGGAAGAAGAAAAGGGGTTCATCGTTCTTCTACACAATATCAAAGAAAGAAAATATATGGTTCATTTTGAACCTATTAAGTCTTTCCGATATGATACTATTAATCTTGATGAAATGATTAATCAAGATCCTAGGATTATAATTGATTATATCAAAGCATTATTGAATGAGGGTATAGATCATCTTAGAATCCTTATTACAAAGAATAATCCTAGAACTATAGAGTTGCTTAAGAATTTCTATAGAAGTAAGGCTAATGTAAAAATTGAAACTAACTTTGAACAACAGAAGATACAAAAAGAGTTACATAGTATGAATCAGAAATATCAAAAGTATGATTATCTATTCGATAACAATTTATCTCCTGAACAAAAGTTGGTACAATATATGAACCAAGAAGAGGGAAATGATTTTTGGAGCGTTGAAAAGTTTGCTGACTTTATGTCTTATATTGAAAAACTTTAACCTCGAAAACATTATAATACTACTCGAACGAAAAATATAAAAACTATAAATGGGAGTTTCTAGTATGACAGACTTTGACAAGAGAAATTTAAAATATCAGGCGACGAATACCAAGACTGCTAGAAAGGCCCCTCAAGCTTCTGCTGGCATTTCAGAGTATATACTGAATTCGTTTTGTCGATATGCTCTCTCTATGAATGATAATATCCGTAAGCACGGATTAACCATGCTTAATAGTTTAATCGTCAGGATCAATCCTGAAGATTTTATAAAGAATCAAAACTGTGCTATCAAGTTAAGATTCTTAAAGGCAATTCTAGATAACAGAATGAAAGGGTTAAATGATAGAGAAATGATTCTATCTAATATTAACCTTGTTATGGATATAACTAATCTAGAAAAAGACCAAGCTCTCTGTAGAGAATTATCAAATGATGAAGTAATATCTATAGAGGGTAATATCTCTATGCTGTTGACCAATACAGAAGTCGATGAGCATATTAATGTATTATTAGAGGCTATCAATAGATATCAAAATGCAGATTTTAGGGAGAAGAATCAAACGATTGATTATTTGAAATCTAGAATCAGTGATATTCAAACAGTATTTAGACGAAATGAAATTAATAAAGATTCATCTGATACATTATTCAGATTATCACAATTAGAAACAAGTGTTCCAGATATTCATAAATATGTGACAAGCCCATCATATAAACTAGTTACTGGAATGCAGGGATTTAATGCTATGCTTGGTGGTGGATTCCAAAAAGAACGTGTCTATTCATTCTTTGGTGCATCTGGTTCTGGTAAGACTACTACTTTAGAAAATATAATGTATCAGTTATGGAAATATAATCAAGATTTTATAACACAAGACAAATCTAAAAAGCCATGTATTGTATTACTAACAATGGAAAACTTAGTAGTGGAAACGGTTTGCTCTTTATATCATATAATGACTAAAGGCAAATCTATGGAAGCATGTGCTACGGCAGAGGATGCAATAAATCAATTTAAAGAATGCCAATTTGAATTCGATCCAGAAAATAAGAGAGCTGTTGAGTTGGTTATCAAATATAAGCCAGTAAACTCTGTAGATACGTCTTATATGTATAAGATAGTAGAAGACTTAGAGGATGAGGGTTTCGAAACTATAGCATTCTTACAAGACTACATGATGCGTATTAAACCATCTGAAAGAACAAAGGATGTTTATCAAGATTTAGGTACAGTAGTGAATGATTTTAAAACATTTGCAATCTCTAAGAAGATTCCAGTAATCACGGCATCTCAGCTGAATCGGGAAGCAATGAAAATCATTGATGAGGGAAGAAACGCTAATAAACTAGATTCTATTAAGAAACTAGGCCGTGCAAATATTGGTGAGTCTATTAAGATAGATACTAATCTTGATGGTACATTTATTATTGTTCCAGAATATGATAAAGAGGGTAATAGATATCTTGGTATTAAAATGACTAAGCATAGATATAAACTCCCTACTACTCATAGATTAGACTCTATCTTCCAACCATTCTATCCTAAATCTGTTGCATTAGTAGAAGATCTATTTGAACCAAAAGCAGTATTTAGAGAGTCTCTAATAAATAACGATATAGAAGAGGTAACTTCTAAATTTGGAACAACAGAGCATGTGTCTATTAATAATCCAGCTAAAAGATTAGAGGCATTGAACAAATCTGTTGATATGACTTCTGGTTCTGGTTTGGTAAAGACTTCTAAAAAAGATAATAGTGTATCTATGCCTACAGAAACTATGGTAGAAAGACCAGAGACTAATATCAAAGATACCAAGCTTATAGAGATGACTCCTAAATTCTCATTAGATGATGAAGAGTCTTCCCCATTTGCAAAAAATAAAAAGAAAGAGGTTGTAATTCTAGTACCACCTCCACATCTTAACAAACAAACACATTAAAGTGGTGGTATGGGAATAATCCCATACCACTATTTTTTGTTTAAGATGAAGAAGTACTAGAAGAACCAATAGATGCTGTAGAGGAATAAGATTTAGAAATGAACTTATTCACTGGAGTAATAATCTTATCTCTAGAATGTTTCTGGTTATAAGTATTCATAGCCATTGATTCTTTATTATAGATAATAGATAAAGCTTTAGACAAAGCAGCTTTAGGTAATAAATACAATGTCTTATTCGGAATTGTAAATTCATGGGTACTACAAATATTATTCAAACGTAAAATGATATAGAATAACTTAGTAGAACCATAGATTTTATATGCGAGCATCTTAGGATTGTATTTGTACTTGTTTACCTCTTGAGGAGATAATTCAATCAAAATACATTGCTCTTTTAAATCTGTTAGATAATCATCTAATAGATTCTTTACTACGAATTCAAACCCATCTCTAGTTTCATAATAAGAGATAGATTTATAATCTGAATTATCACTAGCAGCATTACCAGTATCTATAAACTCTTTAAGAGTATGAGTTTCAGTAATACTTAGACTAGCACTATTATAGTATATTGCCATCGGTATCTCCTATTGCTCTATTCCAATAATTTGTGGTTTAGTAATATCCCCACTTAAAAAGGTGACTATAAATCTAGTACCTACTGGGATATATTTTTTAGGGTAAGTTCTTGTAACTTCTCTTGGAAGGGCTAGTTTCACTACAGCAGTTCTTCTAACTTCTCCAAAATCTAAACCATCAGTTTCTTTATTCATAAGGTTTGGAATAGATACCTGATTTCTATATAAGGCACGGCTATTATTTTGCATACCACCAGTCATTTGTAACTTGAATAGTTGTTCTCCTGGATGGAATTTATTTACATAATCATCTAAAAGAATAGCAATTTCTGTACTAGAGTTTACGTTATGAGTACTCATATTAATTATCACCTCTTTCATTATTACAGTGTCGAGATGTAAAATCTAAAAACGTATTTGATAAAATAGTAATAGATATATTTGAAGAAAGGAAATTTTATTATGGCAAAGAAAAAAGTTAACGTATTAGGCGGAGAGATTAATTCTTTAACAGATTTTAGAGCATCCACTTGTACTAATCCAGAATTATCTGAAAGATTCATTAATGATGTATTAAGAATCACTGGTTTGGAAGAAGATCACGAGGGTTATATTGTAGATACTGAAGAGGATTTTGAAAATCCAGATTATATCGTAGTAAGAGGTAAGTTCTTACGTCATGCTAATAGAGGTATTCTTCATAAGAAAGATTTAATATTTGATCCATACAACAATCCTATCATTATGGATGAGTTATTAAAACAGTATTTACAGAAGTCTCATCCAGAGATTGTATCTGCTCAGATTATGTCTGCTAAACCAAACCAAGCTCCAAAAGTAGATACTTATGGATATATGACGTTATTATACTCTAATGGAGCTAAGATTCAAACAGATATGCATTATAAAGATTCTACTAAATATTTAGAAGCCTATATGAGATTAGAAGCTATGACCAATGGCCCAGTCAGAGAGATCTTAGGTATATATGACGCATATGAAAAAGAATACTTCGAAGCTCTTGAAAATGAAAAGGTTAAAAAATGAGAATAGATTTTGAATTAACTGATGAACAGCAAGCCCTTATAAAAGCTGCTGTTCATTGGTATAAACACGAATCAGAATTAGTGTTTCAATACAGTGCCCCAGCAGGTGCTGGTAAATCTACAGTAATGCATTGTATCATAGATCAGTTAGGATTAAGACCAGAACAAGTAGCTCCTATGGCATACGTTGGATCTGCCGCTATTGTTATGAGATTGAATGGGTTTCATAATGCATCTACTGCACATTCTTGGTTATACAAATTAGAAGTAAAGAGTGAAAAAGATGGAGTTATGGGAAAAGAATACACTACTAAGAGATTCATGTATTCCCCATTAGATCCTAATGAAATTAAACTCATATGTGTAGATGAAGCTTCTACAATACCATTAAAAATGAGACAAGAGATGGAAACAAATGGTATTAAAATATTAGCTTGTGGAGATCTCAATCAGTTACCACCAGTAGCGGATAAACCAGGGTTTCTCTATAATGGTAAGGTATTTAGACTATCTAAGATTATGAGACAAGCAAAGCATTCTGCTATTGTAGAGATATCAAATATGCTTATAAAAGGTATACAGCCCAGAATAGGTAACTATGGAGATGTAATGGTTATATCAAAAGATGATCTTAATGATGATATGATCAAAGCTTATAAGACAATTATCTGTGGTACCAACAAGACTAGGGATCAATTCAATGGATATGTCAGACGTAATATTTTGAATACGTCTAGCCCAGTTCCTATAATAGGAGAAAAGGTAGTATGTAGACAAAATAACTGGAGAGTTGGAATAGATGGTATTAATCTAGCTAATGGCCTAGCTGGTACGGTTACTAACTATCCATCTATTACTGGTTATGAGGCTAAGAGCTTTATGATGGACTTTGTTCCAGATCTATTTCCAGATATTAAATTTGAAAAATTAAAATGTGATTTCAAATACTTCATATCCGATTATAGAACAAGACGTGAAATGAAGTCTATGATGAATAATAAATTTAGTTCTAAATTAGAAAAGTTTGAATTTGGTTATGCAATCACTACTCATATATCTCAAGGGTCTCAATATTTTACTGGGATTTATTTAGAAGAGCACTTGCATAGGGATATTCAACGTAATCTAAATTATACTGGAATTACTAGATTTAGGAACTCTTGTGTCTATGTATTACCTGTTAGACGTATGATGATTCCTGTAAGAAAATCTGTTGTATCTTTAAATGGTCAATCTATACTATAAAGTAATATAAAGAAAAAGAGGGTCGTAATAACCCTCTTTTTTTGTTTTAAACTACACTTCAAATGTATACTATAATAGTGTAGTGTAGTTCTAATTTAACCATATAAGGAGGAATCTAGATGCCGATTTTTAGAGAACGGAAACAAATAGTACAGCTATTTGACCCCACTACTAGAGAAGAAGTAATAATTGATGACAAGCCATATTTGTTGTTATTCGTTCTTGCTGGTAGTGATACTACAGAGGAAGGTGAGTGGTTAGCTCTCAGAGGTAGAGAGACTGTATTCCAATATCTTCTACAATCATTCATGAATTATGACTGTTTAAATAGTTACGTCATGAGTGGTAATCTCGGATTAGGTCGTGAAGTGTCCATCTATTCTTTTTTACGAATGCTAATAGAAAAACATTTTCCAGATCAAGGATTAACAGTTGAAGAATTAGATGAGTATGTGACAGATTATGCTAATCAAGATAAAGATGATAATTTCATGGCTCCAAGCGATCTTCAACTCTATTATTACAAAGAGATGAACTCACCAACTAAATAGTACTACTCATTAGAAATTAGTATTAGAAAGTAGGTGAAATTAAATGAGAGAAATCAAACCTCAGTTTGTAAACAAGAAAACAGATAAAAGCATGTTTTTAGATAAGATGTATGGTGGCAATCGAAATGAAATCATTACTATGGATCATATTAGAAGAAACATTAAATTCTTATTTAGAGATATAGCTAGAGGATCTGTAACAAATCCGAAGTTTGAAGAAGCGTTAAAATCAGATACGAGAATCTTGCAATATGCATTGGATATGCTTGCATTTGATATTAGAAAAACCAATGTACTTCTAATAGCTTTAAAATCTGGAGGTCCAAACTTGTATACTCAAATTGGAGACTTTGGATTAGTTAATGAAGTTATTAATGAATACACTGCTAAGATGATTATGTATCAGCTTATGCATAATGGCATTTCTGCTTACGTTCAGACTGGCGATTTTCTTCAACTTAGAAACATAGGGATGACGTTAAACAATCAATTCAATAGAAAGTACCAATCGGTATTCTTCTAATGAATGGATATCGCTCGATATTTCATAGAACTACACTATCAAAACACTCTGTAAGAAGAATGAGACAAAGGGTAAACCTTCGAAGTAAGAAGGGACGTAATAAATTTGCAAGAAATATAATCAAATATGGCTTGTGTCTTTATGATATACCCCGTCATCCTAAATTCACGTCCTTCTTCTATTACATGAAGCATATGTGTAAAAAAGCTAATGATAAGAGCCCATTATGTAAGGTATATTTTTACAAGAACTTCATAGTTCCTGTATCAATAGATGGAGTGATTATTACTTGTTTTGAGGTCAAAGAAAATTTCAAACAAATGTTTGATGAAATAGTAGAGTACAGAAACAAATTAAAAGATTCTAAGAATATTACGGAAACTTTACTCCAAGGATTCGTATCTCTTAATTAGGTTTACATTCAAATAAACCTAATTTTTAGAAAGCGAGGTATTCAATCTTGGAAACAGTTGATGTTGTAAAATTAAGAACTCTTTGTGAAAAAGCTGAGACTGAAGTAAGACGCGGCGATGGTTCTATTGAAAAAATGAAATTTCCTACTCATGTCGTATGCGATAACAGTTTGAATGTAATAGATTATCATAATGGAAATGTAATTTGGAATGATGCTGAAGGCTATTTCGTATATTTCCTAGTAACTAATCCTAGTACTATTCATAACTCTCCATCTGCTGGTATGAGTTTTGGTTCTAAGTCTATGGTTCCAGCTGTTATGATCTGCGTAGATTATGGTGAAATCCAAAATATTCGATGTGAATTAAATGAAGAAGCATTTGAAGCAGTAGCTGCTGCTTTAAATATGACTCAAGATCAAATCGAATATAACAAACATCGTTTATTTGAACAAACAAATGCTAATATTGCTATTCAAAGAAAACGTATGTATGCTTATTCTAATCAAGTACATAAAAACAGTCCTGATGGTAAACGCAACTTCAGTGATTTGGAAGAATATGATAAAACTGTTCATCCAGTTTCTTACTAATAAAAAATTAGTATGAGTATAACACTTTTATAAACAAATGTAAGTTAGTTGCATCCGAAAATTATTAATCTAAACAAATTTTTGGTTGTAAACTATAATAATGATACCAATTTGATATACCTCGTTATGAGGTATATCATCTGGGTATCGCTTTTTTCCATTTTTATCCTAGGAGGGAAAAATAATGTATAACTTTAACAACGGCTATGGCCAACAATTTAATGGAATGACTTACGGCAACAATGCTCCTCAAAACCCAACAATGTCTCAATTGTTGAGTCCTGAAGAGATGTCTGAGATCCAAAAAGCTCCTCAAGCATTCCAAACAAAACTCACTCGCGATGAGTATCTTCGTGCACTTTGTACACACAAAGATCAAAACGGTAATATTAAATTGGAAAAATTGGCAGACGGCCGTTATCACTGCCCAATTTGTAACTCCGATTTCAATTTGATCGATTTGAACTCTGCTAAAGGCGATATTGAACAAATCTGCTTAAACATGAATGATTTGTATCAATCCATTAAAACATACTTGCCTAACCCAACTAGCAGCATGCGCGATATCTACATGATGATTGCATTCTTCAACAAAATCCCACAATTATGGGGTATTGCTAAAAATGCATTTGAAAAAATCACAAATGTTAATGGTGTATTACAACCTGCTGACGAAACTAACGCATTCCAAATCTTGGGTAACATCTTTAACCAACCTGGTTTCGGTGGTCTATATCCAAATAACTTCCAAGCTGGTATCGGTAATCCAGCTATGATGTACAATGCAGCTCCAACAGCTCCTGTATATGGTGGTCAACCATTCCCACAAGCTGGTGGTATGCAAGTACCTAATCAACCAATGCCTAATTTCCCAAGTCCAAACCCAATTGGTACTGTAGAGGCACCACAAGATTTCACTGCTAATGCTCAACCAACTTATGCAGTAAATCCTAACGTAGCAGCTGCTCCAGCCGCTAATCCTAACGTAGCTCCTGTTCCTACTCCAGATGTAGTAGAACCAGCAGCTCAACCACAAGCTTAATAAATAATAGCTTAACATTTTTTCCTCTGATGTGAATCATTCATCATATACAAAGTTCACAACGTACTTCTACGAGTTTCACATCAGAGGGTTCTTTCTTAACACAACAAATTTTAATTATACTGAATGCTAATTGCTCTAATGAAGCGAAGATGGTTAATTCCATCTTCGCTTTATTTTTTTATTCTTTAAAAACTTCTATAATTATATACTATAATAGTGAGAATATCTCATAAAACCATGAGGATTATTCTCATAACGTAACTAAATTTTTTCGAAAGGAGGACTTATTATGGGATTCTATGATAACGTCATCGAACTATTCACTGGAGAAGACGAGGAAGAGACTACTTATCTACCATATGTTGAGAAGAGAAACATTGGTGAGATCAAAAAGTCTCCAGAATTTGTCGTCGACAAACTAGTAGAGGATCCAGAATTCTTAAGAGTTGTTGAAGAGTTATTCAGTACACCATCTTTCATGGTCAAGCTATCTTTAGAAGGTAAAGTTGGTTTGGTTATTGAAATCCCAGTGGAGAATTTCTTTAGAGGGAGAAATTCTAAAGACGAATCTGTTATTAAAATTAGCAGAGTGGGTATATCTTTTGTTACTATGAGATCTGAAACTCAAGAGATAAAAGATGATGGCACTACAATTGAAACTAAAAAGAAGATTGAAGAGATTCAATATGACTTTAAAGGATTACCTAACAACTATCCTAAAGAAGTTGATGGTGATACATTTAGTTTATTTGTACCATATGCTAAGATGGCATACTTTGTAGAAGTATTGATTGATAACAAGATTATCAATATCAATATCAATGCTATGCGAGTAACAACTTCAGAACCATTAGAATGCAAATCCTATAATTTTAATTCTAATAAGGAGAAGAATGAATAATGAATGAAAATGGTAATACTAAAAATGTAAAACTTAATCAACAAAAACAACAAACTGTTGAAAAGGTCTTACCAACTGTTGATGAATCTCAGACTAAGTTATGCCCACAAACTGACTTAGCAGCAACAGAATTATTTAATGTGACTAACGACTTAGTTAAGTCTCTTGCAAAAACAGCTGCAGAAGAATTCGAATTACGTTCCGAATTGAAGCAGCTATTGTCTCGTTATTTACGAGATAATGATTATGGTAGATATAGAGATGACATCGGGGAATTTATTACAAAAAGAATTCAGTAATCTCTATTCTATATATTATTTTATATTTTATCGAGATCAATTAAATTGAGAAGGGGTTTAAGATGAGAAAAGAAGCAATCCTGACAGCTGCGGTACTTGCAGCACTATCTGCAAATGCATATGCCGCAGAAATTACATTAGAAAACAATCATACTGCTGGTTCTAATTACAACTTAGTATCTAGTGCTGGTAATATCAAATTGGATACTGACAATGGTCCTACTACTAATAACTTGATTTTAGGTGGCTGGTCTAAATATACTGGCAATAGCATCTATAACATTTTCTCTGGTACTGAAATCGCTCCAGAAAATCGTAACGTTGAAAATATTGCTATTGGTGATGTAGTAAAAATTAAGGATTCCGATTATGGTTTGATGATTGGTAATCATATCTCCAATGAAAATGATGCTGATTCTATTAAGAAATATGGCCGTCGTTCCACAATGATCAAAGGCGACTATATTACTGTAAAAAATTCCCCACATGCTACTGTTCTAGGACAAGATAGCACTGTAACTAATTCTTATGGCGCATTTGTTCATGGTAAAGATAATGTTGTAGAAAATGCTACATGGTCTGTCGTTATGGGTCAAGGTGCAACTGCTAAACTGGCTACTGCTGAAAAAGGCGGTTCTGTAGTTATTGGTCAAAAAGCTAATACTAACAGCAATTTCACAATCGCTTTAGGTGCTAGCGCTGCTGCTAAAAACTATGCAGCTACTGCTATTGGTGGTGGTTCTACAGCTACTGGTAAATACTCTTTGGCTATGGCTCAAGCTGATTCCAATGGTTATGGCAGTATCGGTATTGGTATGAATGCTGTAGCGGATAAAGAAGATTCTGTTAGCTTGGGTGTTAAATCTAAAGCTATGGGTGAGCGTGCTACTGCTATTGGTAAGAATGCTAATGCAGCAACAACTGATACAATCTCTATTGGTTCCTGCTCTGGTGCAACAGGTGTAGATGGTACTGCTATTGGTCATTGTGCTAAAGCAGAAGGTCAATCTTCTATTGCTATGGGTACAACATCTAAAGCTAAAGCAGAAGATTCTGTAGCTATTGGTCATTTAGCAGTTGCTCATAGTGACTTATCCACAGCTATCGGCAAAGAAGCAGAAGCTAGTGAAAGTGGTGCTATTGCTGTAGGTTATAATGCAAAAGCTTCTGGTATGGATTCCATCGCTATTGGTTCTAGCAAAACAGTACCTGGAGATCCAAATACTTCTAATACAGTAGCAAAAGGTGAAAGAGGAATTGCCATCGGTTATGAAGTAGATAATGAAGCATCTAATTCTATTGCTATTGGTTCTGGAGCATCGGTGAAGCATCAGGTAGACGATGATGGTATGACACATTATGCTACATATTCTACAGTAGTAGGCACAGGAGCTAAATCTACGAGATATGGTGGTACTGCATATGGTTATTTAGCCGAAGTTCATGGTGATGATGGTGTAGCTGTTGGCCATTACGCTACAGCAAATGGAAGACGTTCTACTGCTATCGGGCATTCAGCAGAATCAAAAGCCGACTCTTCTATCGCTATCGGGGAAGATTCTGAAGTAAACGGAGAATTTGGTATTGCACAAGGTTGGCAAGCTAAAGCTGAAGCTGAAAGCGGTATTGCTATTGGTAAATGGGCAGAATCTAAGCATGCAGGTAGTATTGCTCTAGGAAGTGAATCTAGAACAGCGGATGCTGTCTCTACTTCCTCTGCAACTATTAATGGCAAAACATACAACTTTGCTGGTGGTGAAGCTAATAGCACATTAAGCATTGGCGTTGCTAAAGGTGTAGATGAATACGGTAACGAAATTAAAGAAGTTAATCGTACTATCACTAACGTAGCAGCTGGTCGTATTAATGATAATTCTACAGATGCTGTAAATGGCTCTCAATTGCACGCAGTAATTAAAGCTGTAAATGATGTAGCTGCTAATGATAAAGATACAATCACTACAGTTGTTGCTGGTGCTAATACTACAGTAACTAATGATGGCAATCATAATTACACAGTTTCTGTTAATAAAGATCTTACTAATATGAACTCTGTGAACTTAAATGATGCTAGTGGTACTAAACGTGCTCGTCTTGATGCTGATAAAGCTCACTTCTTCAATGATACTACAAGCACTAATACAGCAGTGACTGCTAATGGCGTAGCTATCGAAAATACTGATAATTTGGATCAAGCAAATTATGGTATTAATGGTATGACAGCAAGTGGCCCTAATGCTACAGTAAGCTTCACTACAAATGGTATTAATGCTGGTAATCAAATTATTAACGGTGTTAAAGCTGGTGTAGCTGGTACAGATGCAGTTAACGTAGATCAATTAAATGCTGCAGTAAATAAAGCAGTTGCTGGTACAGCTAAAGCAACTACAGTTGTAGCTGGTAAAAATGCTACCGTAACAGAAGGTACGAATGCTGCTGGTGGTAAAGAATATACTGTAGCGGTTAATGAGCATTTAACAAATATGAAATCTGCAGCATTCCATAGTGATGGGGTTATGCCTGGTTCTGGTGGTGATACACATATTTCTGGTTCAGGTATTCATGTAAATGATTTAGAAGATAATAACAGCGTGAATATCTCTCCAAAAACAATTTATGTTCGTACAGAAGGGCATGCTCAATCTGATTTAAAATCTGACGAATTACGCATCCAAAACTATGATAATGGTAATGCTAGCTTATTATTAAATACTGATGGTCTATATGTAGGTAATAGTACTCCAGGCACTACTGTTCAATTTACTACAAAAGGTATTTCCGCTGGTGATCAAAAGATCGAAAATGTAAAAGCTGGCACAGCAGATACTGATGCAGTAAATGTTAAACAGCTTAAAGACTATGTTTCTAATAATAATACTATTGTCAAAGCTGGCGATAATATCGAAGTAAAAGCTGATGGTAACACTTATACAGTTTCTACAGCTAAAGATTTAACTAATCTTAACTCCATTAATCTAAATGATGGAAATAATGAAACTAACTTCAACACCAAAGGCATTGAAATGACTTATCGTGGTGATGGTGCTAATGGTTTAGAATACCATACTACTTATAACTACAATGGGTTAACTATCAAAACTAATGATGGGGATGCAAATCCTGTATCTGAAGTTTCCTTAACTGACAAAGGTCTAAATAATGGTGGTAACCGTATTACTAACGTTGGTAAAGGCATCGATGGTACTGACGGTGTTAACGTAAAACAATTGAAAGATGAATTGGCTAAGAATCGTGCAGTAGAATCTGTTATCACTGATAACCAAATTGATAACATTGCAGCTGTTAGAGTTACAAATGGTAAATCTACTGGTGAAGCAAACGCTCAATATGGTATATATGTGAGCAAAAATACTGTAACTGATATTGCTAAAGCATCAAACCAATTCAAAGGTGATGATGTAATTAAAGTAGAACGCACAACTGGTGCTAATCATACTGCTGATACTACAACATTCAAATTTGATGGTAATGAAGCTTCTAAAGTAATTCCTATCTCTTATAAAGCAAATGGTGGTACTGTTAATAAAGTAACTGCTGAAAAAGGCTTTAACTTTGTAGATGGTAATCATATTAAAGCTTCTACTGATACAAATGGTGTAGTACGTTTCGATTTAGATCAAGAAATTCCTAAACAAATTGAACGTAATACAAACAATATTGAAAAGATTACTAATCGTTACGATACTTTGACAACTAAAGTTGCTAAAAATTATAAAACTGCTGAACGTGGTATTGCTGGTACAGCAGCTCTTGCAGCTTTACATCCATTAGACTTTGATCCAGATCATAAATTAGATGTTATGGCTGGTGTAGGCCATTTCCATGGCTCTAATTCAGTAGCGTTGGGTGCGGCATACCGTCCTAATGAAGATCTAATGTTTACAGTTGGTTCTACAGTAGGCAATGGCGACACTGTTCTAAATGCTGGTGTATCTTATAAAGTTGGTGCTAAATCTGACGTTTCCCGTTCTAAAGTAGCAGTAGCTAAAGATGTTGCTGATATGAAACGTGAAATGGCTGAAATGAAAGCACAAAATGCTAAGATTACTGCGATACTAAATACTGTATTAGGCGTTGGTTTGCCCGAAGATCAAAACGTAATGTTCCCAGATGTTCCTCAAAACCATTGGGCATTTGAAGCCGTAGATGACTTGGCTAGACGTGGTTTGATCATCGGTTATGAAGACGGTCTATTCAAGGGTGATCGTACATTGACACGCTATGAATTTGCTGAAGTTGTACACCGTGCAATCCAACGTGCAAAAGCATTAAATGTTCCTATCGATGGTCGTTTGGTAGATGAATTCAAACCAGAATTATTACGTTTCGAAGTTGAAAAGAATGGTTCCTTAGAACGCGTTCATGCTTTGAAATCTAATAGAGATATCAAACGTGATTCCTATGGTACAATTGTAGGCGTAAGATAATAACTAATAAGTCAGGTATGGGATTTCTCCCATACCTGATTATTTTTTAAAAGGAGAAATACAATGGCAATGACAAGATTGGAAGAAATGAAGTTTATTAATTCTTATATGGAAATCATCAATTACAACATCAGAGCTATATCTGATATTATTGTGACTAATTGTATTGAACTTGATATTGATTTACCATATAGAAATCGCTATCCAGAATTTGATATTAGTTTTGGTTTAAGTAAGGACTTATACTTTACTACCGATAGTGGTATTGAAGCTTCTAAGGAAAAAGAGCCTAAGGATTATTTTAGACCAGTTAATGCTATTTATGTAAACATGGCTAGAACTGGTGCTACTATCTATTTAGAAGATCGTAAACTAAATCTTCTAGAAGCAACTATAAATATTGGAACTACAGAAGTATTAAATGACTTTGGTAGATTTTTAAGAATTACAACAAACACTTGGAAAGATGAAGTATTTAAATTAGATAAGCTTAATAATCAAGAGTTTGATCACATTTGTGGGATACTTAATATGAATATTGAAAGTATCAATATTGCTCTTGATATGATAGAAAAACTTTTGAAAAATAAAGAATAATTTGTTTTAAAATGGGGTTATAAAATATGATTGCAGAAGATTTTGAATTTGTACAACAATCAGAAAACGAATATATCGAAGTCCTATATATGTGGAATATAGGAGGTATCGAAGTTAAAGGTTATAATATCAATGATAAAATCGTTGAAGTATATTTTGAGTATGATGGGGTAAAATTTTTAATAAGATCCCAAAAAAGACCCACATATAGTGAACGATTCTTAGATGTAATTAGAGCATTATTAGCAGGTAATTATTCTAATGATATGGCTACAGTTATTAAAGTAGCTAAAAAAGTTGGAAAACCTATCCTGATTACATCTGGTATTTATAAGAATAGTCGTGAATTTACAGTTCGATTAAAGTTCCCAGTAGAGAATGGGTATAGTATTTTATTCATGGAATTTGATAAAGTAGATCTAGATACATTGTATGGTGTGCGTTTTAGTTATGTAATCAAAGATGAAAATGCTAGGATTAGGCATGGTAATACAGATACTACTAGAAAAATTTTCACTTACATGAATGAATTGATGTTTGATTAAGGAGTAGATTGATTATGTTATATAGTGATATTAAAAACCGTCTTCCAGAACTTTGTAAAGAATTAGTTCGTATGATTCCTAGAAATATCGAATATTCATATCATGAAGACTATGAAGGAGATATCTCTGTTAATATTGTAAAAGATGAAAACAGAGTAGATCTAACTATTAATGATATTAAATTTAATATTGGACCTAGTTATTTTGCAGAAAAATACTATTTAAACTGTGAAAAATATGAAGAAGCCTTTTCCAAAAATCCAGAACCTATTATTCTTTTATCCAAACTCTTTACAAATCTTGCTTGTGAAGATCAAGAAACTTTTGATAAGATCATAGGTGAAATAGATAGAGGATGTGAGAATATAATCAGATTCCAAATTATAAGAATTGCTAAAGGCTTTAATGATCTTCATGGATGGTTCTCTAATCCAGCTTATCTTAAAGCAGAAATTGAAGAAGCTGAAGATCGAGCATATTATGCTGAACAACGTAGAAGAGATGAAGATTCTTTCTGGGAAGAAATGGCAGCAGTAGGAGTTACTCCAGAAGACGTATATGATTAATATTTATACAAAGTCTTATCGGGATATTATTTAATAATATCCTGATGGACTTTTAAATAATGAGAAATTTAATAAAACTCATTATTTTTTCTTCTAATTATGGCTTATGAGGTGAGATTATAATGCTCAAAAGAGAATATTTCGACACAGAAACTAATATGGTTAGTACCACTAGTATGACTGCAATAGAATTGCTTGTAGCGATAGAAAATAGACTTAAGAAATTTGAGACCAAATTCTACGATAAAGAAATTCTTATTCATGCATTAATATTAGCATCCATTTTCCCTCAAGATAATAAATCTCATTTAAATGATCCCCATTATTTTATCTCGTTAGTAGAGTATACTGAACACGATATTGATCTATTGATATCTCTAGTATCTGAAAAATTTAATATTGGGTATAAGGATCTAAAATTAGTATATGATTATATCATCAATAACTATAGCATCAAGTATTATGATGGAGGAGTGAGAAAGAAAGAATTTCAACTTCCTACATATGCTAAAGTAATTTGTGATCTTTATGAAAGTTTAAGAATCAATAGCATTGTTAGTTATGAGTATGATAGTGATCTTGAATGTGTATAAACTCTAAATGAGATAGTAGTTGCATACTATAATAATGGAAGCTATAATAACAAAATAGTATTCTTTGATTAATATGAAAGGAGAATGGAATGAAGATTCCAAATAATTCTAATCTCTCCAAAGAGATGACTGCTAATATCAAGGACTACTCTAAAAAGATCAAGAGTCTTGAATCCTTTGCTAAGTCTGTTCGAAAGAACCCAGGTCAGTATTTATCTTCAACTGGTAATGAAGGTCAATTGAATGCTATTCGAGAAGTATTTCAAAATGCCACAGATGAATTGAATAGACGGGTATCTCCATGTGATAAAGTATGGATCGAGTTCTGGGAAGGATCTTTTAGAACTGTAGTAATAGATAATGGTCGTGGTATCCCAGCAGAAGATATTGTTCGTGTATTTAGTAGAGAGCATACTTCTACCAACTATGAAAAACATGAAGGTGAATATCCATCTGGTCTTCATGGTGTAGGTTCTAAATGTACTAATGCCGTATCTTCTAGATTCACAGTTACTACTTATCGATTAGGCAAAGCTTATCAAATCGAATTCTCTGAAGGTGAACCTTTAAAGAAATACGGTACTGGTAAGAAAGGTCCTGATGGTAAAGAAATCTTTATGCCTAAAGAAATCAAATACCCAGCTGGTGCTCAAGGTACTGTAGTAGATTTTGAACCAGACTTCTCTATCATGGGTGAGATCACATTACGCCATAAAGACATTTATCGTTTAGTATCTAATATCGTGCCACTATTAAAACCTGGTGCTGAGGTATTCTATACTGCACATCTTTTAGATGGTACTACTTTTACAGATCACTTAGTAAATAAAGATGGTGTTCTTACATATCTTATCAATAAAACTGATAAGCCTATGATCAAACCAATTATCTATGCTTTCGATACTGGTCGAATGAAAGTAGAAGTGGCTATGACTTATGTAGCTAATGTAAATGCTGGTCCAGATGTAATGACATTTGCAAACACTTCTCCAGTAAATACTCAATTATCCACTCCATCTATTGGGTATTATAAAGGCGTATGCGATTTCTTTAAAGGTTATATGAATAAGATCTTCTTAGCAAATAATAAGAAGAAATTAGAAGTAACTAACTCTGACGTATTGACTGGTCTAGTAGGTATTGTAGCAGCAGCTCATATGGACGTTATGTTTGATGGCCAAGCAAAGAATGTTTGTAAGACTCAAGAGCTTACACCATTTGTTAGAGATGTAACTATCAAAGCATTACAAGATTGGTCTAAGAAGAACCCAGATGATTTGCAGAAACTTTGTAACTTCTTAAAAGATGTAGCAACAGCTCGTACTAAAGCAGATAAAGAAAAGATTAATATCTCTAAGAAGTATAAAACAAATACTATCTCTGGTACTCCTAAAGGATTTATCAAAGCAGAGAAGAAAGATCATTTAGAGTTATTCATTGTAGAGGGTTTATCTGCTGCTTCTCCATGCCAAACTTCTCGTAATGAATATCAAGCTATCTTCCCAATTCGTGGTAAAATGCCAAATGCATTCTCTAAGTCTAGAGAAGAGTTCTTGAAGAATGAAGAAGTTCAAGCTATCTTAGCAATCATTGGTTGTGGGTATGGTAAGAACTTTGATATCTCCAATTGTAAATATGATAAGATCATTATTCTAGCCGATGCTGATTATGACGGTTTCCATATTAGAACATTGATCTTGAAATTCTTATTAACTTACTGCCGTCCTTTAATTGAAGAAGGAAGAGTGTACGCAGTATTGTCTCCTCTTTACCACGTTGATAAGGGTACTAAGAAATGGAAGTATTTCATTGATAAGGATGACTTCACTCAATATGTGAGGGATGAGTTCATTAAAGCAAATAAAGTTGTTCATCAAAAGACGAAGAAAGAATTCACTAAGTCTGAAATCTCTTCACTTATTATCAATAATAACAACTATGATTTCTATATGGAACGCATCGCCAATAACTATATGATTGATCCTATCTTATTAGAAGATTTATTACTATTAAGAAACGAAGCATTCAATAAGTTCAATGATTTTAAGAAATTGATTAGTAAGAAATATAAGTATCTCAAAATAGAAAGAAAAGGAGATGCTGTATTGCTTAATGGCTTGGTAAATGGTATTAATGGTGATAGAGAGCACACAATCATCTTTAATGAACAATTGATCAATGCATGCTCTGTCTTATTAGGTTATTTAGATAAATCTGAAAAGAGATATCTTTTAAATGGTCATAAAATTGGTTTATATCAATTGATCAGTACTTTCAGAAAATCTGAGCCTAAGAATATTGAACGTGCAAAAGGTTTGGGTTCCTTGAATGATATTGAAATCGGCGTATCCACATTGAATCCTCATAATAGAAAATTATTGAGATACACAACTGAAGATATTACTAGAGAAATCGAAGAAATGCGTAAGGTTAATGATGATAAATTCACATTAATCAAAGATGTCGATATTTCCCAATACGAATTCTAATTGGGATCTATCAAGAAAATATAATAGAGTGCTCATCACGAGCACTCTATATTTTTTACTGCTTAAGGAGGAAGTGTAGTGTTTACAACTTTTCAATATAGCGATATTGATAAATATCTAGAAGAGGATTTTAAAAATACTATTGGGAATTTTGATTATATCAGATCATATGCTGATGGAGTAAGAATCTCTTATTCTAAAAAAGAAAATCTTACCAGCTATAATGGTTATAATGAGTATAGAATCAAAGATGAAAATGGTGGACCTTTAGCCTTATTCCATTTCAATAATGATATAACAGAAGTATTGGATATGAACACATTGAAAAATTTAGAGCATGTGTGTTTTGCAGATAATAAGCCTACATCTAATACTATAACTGTATTCCATCATACAGATCTAGATGGAGAATCTGCAGCATCTTTGATCTGTCAATTGTTGCAATTCCAAACTCAACGAAGTATAAAGTTTATTGGGTATAACTATTCTGGCAATGCTATTTCTGATGAGATTGAAGAAATGCTTAATAATCCATCTGTTGAAGCTAAAACTAATATTGCCTTTATTGTAGACTTATCTCTTAAGAATGATCAGTTAGAAGAAATCCTTAAATATTACGACAAAGTAATTTGGATTGATCATCATATTACTTCATTATATCAAAATCCTATTGCTCTTTGTAATGAGCATAATAATTTTACATATATTCTAGATACAAGACAATGTGGTTGTTGGTTAACTTATGCTTGGTTATACAATTGCATAGAGGCTATTAACTCCTCATCTTTATCTGATAAAATTATAGAAGGATTAAATTTAGATCCATTTAGAGATAATAGTAGTGGAGAAGAGATTATAAAGGTATATAAATCTAAAGCTCCATTAGTAGGATTGATTTCTTTATATGATTTAAAACAAGATGTAGAATTTCCAATCACGTACAAACCAGCCGCATGGTTAAATCAATGGTATAATAAGATTGGAACTCTTGCTCCATATTGTAATACATGGCAAAATTTATGGAGAGGAAATTATTTCTATGATGAAGAGAATGCATCATATCTAACCCCAGATGTGAGAGACATTCTTTATCATGGTCATAGACTATATTCCATTTTCCAAGAAGAAATGGAAGCTCTTAGAGCAGCAGATCCTGTATATGAATATCATGTATTCGATGATAACGATCATCTAATATTCCATTGTATCAATGGATTTGGATTCTCTCAAAGATTTAAAGATGATAGAGAAGATATTAAAATTATTGGTAGATTTGTAGATAATAGAAATAGATTCTCATTCTCTTTCTACACTGATAATGAAGAAATTAAAGAACTTATTCCATTAGGAAAAGTTGCTAATAAATATTTCACAGGCGGTGGCCATCCTGGTGCTGCTGGTGGTAGTTATCCAAGTAAGGATATTGAATCTGCATTTGAAAAGATTATGAATAGAGAATTTTTAGGTAAAGACCTAGAAGTTATTATTCCATTTAAGAACGTAACATTTAATGGTAGTGATGTAGATGAAATAGAAGTTCTTATTAGTAATACTTCTTATACTGGATCTTTTGATGATGTAAGATTCGATGAAGTTATCGATATCTATTTCAGATTATTTATTGCTTTAATCTCATATGAATATAAGCTAGCTAAATCTAAAAAAAAGAGAAAAAGGAGGCCCCTCCAATCGTTTTCAGCTAGGGGGGGTAATTTCGAACGTGTGTGTTATGTAAATAAATATATTTATATTCGCTTAGGAGGACGTGTCTTTCAAGACACATTCTAAAATGAAACAATCTTAGCAACGAAAAAAAGAAAACAAAGTATGCGTTAAAAAAAGAGGCAATTTTAAAAAATTTAAACAACTTTAACAATAGCAACATCGTCATCGCGTATTTAATTTCAATGGGTTACCTATATTACACTCTGGCCGTCTTTTAGAGTATAAATAGAATAAGCCATTACTTTATGTTACTAGGGTTTAAGCTGGTTTACAGCTATATACTATAATTATGGTAGAAATATATCTACAATATTGAGCTGAGTCTTTAAAGGAGAAAAACGAAATGCAAAATGAAATCAAAGAATTTGGAAAGGCTATGTATAATATAGCTAAGAAAGAAATCTTCCCAGATGTAGAAGAAAGAGTTAAGAGCTTTAAAGATAGAGTAGTGAATGATATTTTAAATAGAATTCCAGATGATATTCATTTCCCCATTAAAGAATCAATAAAAGAATTTAAAAGTGAGATTAGAGAATTTACTCAAACTCCAGAACCTCATCAAAGAAAGATAGTTGTAGAGTTTGTAAGACCAGAAGATAGTTATAAAAATAGATTTAATAATTAATACAGATCTGACAAAATAGTAGAAAAATATAAGGTTTGAGAACTCTACACATGAATCTTACCACATAAAAGAACGGAAGACTATTCATATCCCCGAACTTACCCCCAGGGAATGGATTAACTCTAATACGACACATGTGACCTTTTGATTTATGCCCACAATCCGCATAACAACCATTACATCCAAAGCAGTCAAAAGGTTTCCACCCAACCCAACGATAACAATTCATGTTAAACTCAGATACGATCTGATATACCTCAATAAATCAAATCTCAAATCACTCAATCACATGAACACAGTTCCTCTTACCTTATATTTTTCTACACATAGTAAACTTCTCTCACAACAAAGGTTATGGTGAATGGGTTATTCCATTCACCGTCTTTGTTTTTTATAAAGTATTATTTTTTAGGAGGAAAAATTAAAATGGTTACTACTACTGGAAATGATTTTATCGCTAACAACCTATCGCCAGTGCCTAAACAAATGTTTGTATGGTTTGTAAATCGCGAAGATGGTTCTACTGCATATGAATTTACAAATGATGGGGATAATCACGATTATAATAAAGAAGTAGATAAACGTAAAGAAGAAATTACTGAATTCGGTCTAATTGGTAATGGTTCTAAAATTTATTTCAATACTAAAGATGGTATTATCCATGTAGGTAATAGAGATATCAAAGTATTTGTAGAATCTGATGAAGATCCTGAAGTATATCTTCGTTTAACTGAATCTGATGAAGCTGACTATCATAACGTAATCCAATATAAAAAGGCAGCATTTGATTATCATCCAATTCCTGGTGTTCCTCAAACTATTCCTGGTACTGTTACTAATCACTTTATTGGTTATAATTGTGAAACATCTCAATATTCCTTTGAATTAATCTTAGACGTTCCAGTTGGTCAATCTATGGAATTGAAAGTTATCATCACTATGAAGAATACAGATTTCGAAGGAAAATTATGTGTTCAATATGGTGATTATGAAGAACAAGAATCTGTTACATTAGAATGCAACAAAGTATTTGAAAAGAAAATTACTCTTCTATAATAAAACACAATGAACCCGTATACTCATTACGAGTATACGGGGCATTTATTTAATAGAAAAAGTTTTGAAAGAAAGGGATTATTTCTATTATAAAATAGTTAGTCTAAAAACAAACCATGAGACATATTATGAGCTTTTAAACGCATTTCATTTGTAACAACTTCTGCTTTTTTAACTTCTTGATAGAATGCTTGAATCTGTTGGAAGTTAGCAGGATTAGTAGTTGGTGCGGAATAAATATCTTTGATCTGTTTTAGTAATGTTTGTTTTTCATCCATTGTATGAACACCTCTTTATTTTAATTAAAGGAAATTACCTTAATGTAGTCTATATCTATTTACCAGTGGATCCCATACCGCCAGTTCTTTTTTTGTTTAAAGGTTCGATTTCATCTTTAAATATATAGAAGTTCTCTATAATACCTTGGCAGAATTTATCGCCTTTTTTAATACTGATAGGATTTTCTACTGTAAAATCAACGTAGATGTGGCCCTCATTAGTCTCGTTGTCAACAAAATCTTTATCGATAATTCCAATTGTATTTATGAATCTAAATCCATATTTCATACCATAAGAAGATCTAGGATAAATCTTTAATACAAGATTTTCTAATGCTACAGCATTTGTTCCTGAAATATTAGTTAGTCTACATTTGATACCTGTAGGTACTAGATATCTTAAACCAGGAATTGCATTAATTTCAAATGGGGAATAGAAATCATATCCTGCTGAAAATGGAGTAGATCTTCTAGGAAGTTCTACTGTATCAATATCATAGTCTTCATCTTTAATATCTTTAGCATATACATAATTCCATAATCCTGGATTATTAGTTTTTAAATCTTCTAAAGCTCTTGTCCATTCTTTGTTGCTTACTCGTTCGAACATTACTGTCTCCTTTATTAAATAATTATTCTATTAATAATTAGTATGAGAAATCATTAATTGTAAAACTACTAAGTTTGAGTTATATACTATAATAATGAAAACACCTATAAAAAGGAGGTGCTTGTTATGAAACCTACCGTTTACGGTATTGAAAAATTCAGACTCGACCCTGAGTCCGATGTAGATATTGTGCTATGGTGATAAATTTGAACTGACCGTTTTACGGTATTGAAAACTATCACAATATCAAAACGAAAAAAAAATGAGACCTTTACCTCTCTCTTTTTTTTTTGTTTAAACACAGGAATTCCCCATCCCAATTTAATGGGATGGGGTTGATTCCTATTAGGTGTAATAACCAGTTAAACGAATTTTAAAGGTTTTGTTACCAGGAGTACTGTTGATAGGCGCGTTAACGCGGAAAGACACAGTAGCAACGTTTGTACCACTTGTTTCCACACGACCATTATTCATAGTACCTTTTAAAACGCCTTCACCAGCAGATGCAGTATTAGCTGTAACTTTTTTGGATACGAAGCTAGAACCAGAACCACCGATTTTTAACCAATCGGAATCGGAAGCAAGTTTAGTTTCGATCCATTTATCACGAGCTACGTCTTCATTTGCTGTATTACCATTAGCATCTAAAACAGTAAGAGTACATTCACGAAGGTCAGAATGATCTTCAGTATCATTACCACGGTTGTTCCAGATATTAACCACTAATGGAGTAGAAGGTTCTTGAGCTTTTACAGTACCAACAGACCAAGTGTCTACTGGACTTGTATTGGCTTCATTATATAATGTAATTACTGGACCCAAATTTGCAGCCATGTAATTTACCTCCTATTTATACATAATAACCATTTACACGAATTTTATAAGTTTTAGTACCAGGTGTAGCATTTACAGGTACAACAACTTTCAAATTCACTTTACAGTAGTTTTGTTTAGATGATGTAGTATTTTTGTTACCATCATTAACTGTTCCTTTGATTGTGAAATCGCTGGCTGCAGTAACTGCTTCTGCTTGGAGATGTTTACCATCAGAACCACCTACAGGTGTCCATGTAGAAACATTGCCGTCAACTTTAGGTACGTTTACACGAACCCATTTACCAGCAACTAATTCACCGTTGGAAGAACCGTCAATATCGAGGGCTGTAATAGTTACATCTTTTAAGTCAGAAATAGCAGTAGAGCCATTGCGATTGTTCCATACATATATAGAGAAAACAGCAGATTCATTACTTGCTTGAACGACACCAGCGTCCCAGTTAGTAACAGATTTATCTGATTCATCCATAATAGTAATACTTGGAGCTGCCATGAATGCACTCCTCCTTTCTTTTCAAAATATTATATAAGTGTTATCACTTCGAATCTTAAAGGCTCGATAAAGCCTCATTAAGATGTCAAGTGATATCATTATATCATAATATATCGTATCCAGTTGTAAGATTTAATTTATTCTCTTCTAATCCTAGATACTTCGCAAGAGTTCTTTTAAATCCGCCATTTGCAGTCTTTAACTCCATAGGGAAAGAGTTTTCTACAATTGGATCTCTTATATAAACATTTATAGGATTTTTTATTTTGGTACAATCTTTGAAGGCTTTATGGTTATTAAAAGTATCTTCATCATATCTTAAACCAGATAAGTCTAAAGTACCAACAATATTTTCTAAATTTGTACAACCTTTAAAACTATCAGAAAGTCTTTCTACTCTAGACATATTTACCTTTGATAATCCAACTAATACAAGTTGAGAGCAATTTAAAAATATCTCATCAAATCCATGCTCAGAAAAATATAAAGTTCCACCAGTATCGAATTCAAAAGTTTCAATTCCAAAACAATCTGCGAATGCTCTAGTCATATCAATCGGTGTAGATTGTGAAAAAGTATTATTTCTAAAAATAGGATAGCTTAGGCCTCTATCATATCTAAACATTTCCACACCAGAAGTGCATCTAGAAAAATTAATATTTGGAATTATCTTTGCTAACGATCTATCATTAAAGAATGTGTTTTTATTTACTGATGGTTTAGGACTTGCTATAAATCTATTTGCTGATGAAGCATAAACTATAGAATCGAAATAATGTTTGATTCTATCTTTATCATCATCTGATGGTATATTTCCAGTTTCTGAAGAGGTTACAAATTCAATACCATTTGGCCAAACACTAACATTCCCACTATAATGAACCCCATGAACTGCAAACCAATCATCTAAACTTTCATATTTAATATTGATCATATAAGTAGCCCAAGCTTTATATCTTTTATCTATATGCTCGATATTATATGGGTTGCTTCTTCTATTACTATCATTAGATAAAGGAGTATCATCATTATTCATGAATGGATCTTCAGATTTATAATCTGGAAGATTTGGGTCACCAGAAGGAGGCTCTGCAAATAATTGCAAATCTAATTTGAAGGAAAGAGAGATAGAACTCCTTCTTTCTAATCTCTCTTTTTTATTAATATTATCCATAATATCTACTCAACGATCTTATATGTAATATCAGGTTTATCATCTCTTAGAGTATTTACATTAATAAACTCTGGTACTGTTTGAGTTTCTTTAAAGTAATTATCTTCTAATTGAGGATTTTTATAGATGGATTGATGTAATGATTCATAGTTGTTTAAACCAATGAATTTAATATATACAATTTGTTCACGATAGATATGCATATGAAGATCTGTAAGGTTATTCATATCTTCAATATATTCTTTAATCGAATTTGTAATATCATCCAATACAGAAGACGCTTCTTCTTTAGATTGGAATTTGATTTCAAATTTAAGAGAAAGATTAATCTTATCAATATTAGATTCTCTATCGATGTTATACATTTTAGAAGGACCATAAGTATTGAAGAATTTATAATCAATACCAAAGGAATCTTCTAGTAAGAATGTAGCTTGTTGAATATATAATCTACGTTCATCAATCATTTCTACTAGCTTATTAATTCTTTCATTAGAGTTAAGGTAAGTATATCTTACTACAGGCATTTTATGAATTCTATACCCATAAGTACCAGCTTCTTCATCTTTGTTTAAAGCAATATAAGAGTTATTGAAGTCACTATAATCATAGAAGATATCCAAACCAGCATCACCAGCAGAGTATACGTTTAATAAACTCCATCCATCTAAACCTGGAATGATATCGTCTAGATTTCCTTTCTTCTTATTAATTTCATAAGTCTTACCATATTCTTTATCTTCTTTAGCAACAAAGAAGAATTTAACTTTTACATTTGTTGGTAAGTAGGTACCTAGATCTTTGCCATTCTTGATATTATGCATACCGCTTGGTGAATAGATATAGGTATCTTTAGAAGAAATAATATCATTAAGTTTAAACTTAAATTGAAGGTCATATTGATAACCATTTTGGTTATAACTCATAAGGTTGGATTCTAGATATTTGAATGGGTATTCATTACCCTCCTTATCAGTTCTATAAAGAACAGCATATACTTTGAAATTCAATTCAGAAATAGTAACGCCATCTTCTTCATATTTAACCAATTGGAAATCGGTACCGATAGATTGGTAGCAGGTCATATCGATTTTGAATGTATCATAATCGTCGTAGAATTCTCTATGAGCATGAACTGTAGTCGCTACGAATTGAATAAGAGACGAGTTATTTACATATTCAAAATATAGAGATCTATAGTAATTAACAAGAGTTAGATAATATGATACATAGAATGGGCTCTTATTAATACACATTAGATATGGATTCATATATAAGAACCCATTATCATCCATACTATTAATAGTAGCCTCATCATCCGCAGTTACATTTCTAATTGTTCCAGTAACTGGATCTGCGTAGAATTTAGCACCTGGTTTGATAATCATATTACTCTTATTATTATTAGAGAATACATCAGAATCTAAATCTGCTGTGATTGTATTAGTAGGAATAATATTATCTCCATCTTTCATCATGAGATACACATAATACAATCTTTCAATTTGGTTATGAACTTTTCTTAATAGATATAATCTACAATCATCCCGTTGAAGAGAGTTAAAGAAGTTATCCAAATCTGTATAAGTGGAAATAGATCCTCTGGATAATGCTTCAGCAGGAATGGCTTGTTTTAATTCATCGATAGTAAGTTTATCATCACCATATTGAGAGTCTGATGCGCTCATGAGAACTAGATACATGCCCATATATGGATACTTATCAGATTTATAAGACATCAATTCTTGATATTGGTTAAGTTTAAAGTTACATTTACTACCAAGGGTTGTAAATACATGAACTGTGATTTCAGCATTTCTTCTTGGTTGGTTTTCTCTATTAAATCTTAGACGGATTGTCTTCTCATCTAGATACATGTAGTTGATGAAGTTCTTATTGGTGTCTGTCGTATAGTCATACAAACCATCATAGATTGGTTCATAATATACAGCTTCTTTATAAGTACCGTCTTCTTGTTCTTCGGAAACCATTACATAGAAATATGCTAATTGGTCTTCGAATGTAAAGTTTAAGATCTTAGTTTCTAATGGGTTATTTACAATAATCTTTTTATAGATTTGAGTATGAGTAACCTGCCTGATAGTAGTCTTAATAGAGATCATTCTATCACCAGAGATATTCACAGCTCCTAAATATGGCAAATACGGATTAGTAACTGTAGATAATTTATTTGTATCGGTTAATTCATATGCAGCAGTATATAATACCTCACCAGTAGGAAGATGGTGACGTGTTACTATGATATCATAATCTAATACATATGGATATTTTGTAGTTTCACCAATATAGAAGATATACTCTTTATCGATAACAAATTTGTTATTCTTCATATTGGCAACCATTTGAGATTCAGGTAAGTTGATGGTTACTTCTATCTGTGCTGGTTTAGCTGTAATACTATTAATACCTAATGCTAATGCATGAGAGATTACATTTCTTTCATATTTAGCTTTTGTAGGAATAGCCTCCATAGAATATTCGGAAGCCATAATAGCAGTATTCTCTGCTAAGTTACCAAAGATAGAAGATAAATAACCATAAACACCTAATACCAAAGTATCTTCTGGTATATCGATATACTTAGCCTTTAATCCTTCTATAAAATCAGTTACTTTATAGATATCTGTACTAAGTATATTAGTAGTATAATATGCCATGTCTTCTCCTATTCAGTTCCACGTCTAAACCACTTCTTAATCCCAAGATTTTTATTAGAAGATTGATAATTGCCTTTATTAGTAGCAAGTACTTGAGGAGGGGATTCTGGTTCATCTTTACCCCATTTAAGCAATGGTAATTTATATCCTCTCCAGTCTGCTTCTTTAGGAAATACGATATATGGATAGTCAACATTTTCACCAGATGGTGCACCAATCTCTTCATCCCAGATATCGACCTCATTTTCTGGAGGTGGTGCTGTAACACTACCTTTCTTCCATAAAGAAATCAATGAGTTGAAATCGCTTAAGATATTAGGTTCCATATCTTCAAAGAAACCACTCAATTTAAATCCAATAGTAACTTTTAAAGGACCTGATTGAGGGATTTCACTAAATGAAGATCTAGAAATTGATTTAGGGAATACTCCTGTAAATTTGGAGAAATGTAAAATAGTTTCTCCATCATCGTCTACTAAGAATCTATATACACTCATATGGGAATATAGTATCTTATTAATAATATATGATTTCTTAGGAGGAAGTAATCCTAGCCACGATAATTGTCGTGCAATATCATATGTTTTAAAATAGTTATAAATTTCTAAATATCTAGTATCTTCAAACTCTACACTGAAGTCAATATTTTCATCAGAACTAATAGAAGATTTAGGATACAGGATTCTAGAACCAAACATATTTTGTGCAGTTTCTAGTTCATCTACTGCAATATCTGGAATATCTATATTAGAGGTCTTTCTATTACTTAAGATTCTAACAAATGGACAGGATCTTGTAGAGCTGCCATCTGATGCACCATAGCATAGATTTTCTAAAACTGTATATAAATACCCATGGTTATATAACCAATTAAAATATGGAATCTGACTAGCTTCTGCAGATAACCAACCAGATTTAGATTTGTCATCTGGACTGCCATCATTATATCTTAAGATGGGAAGATCTGGTTTGGTAAAGAATACATATTCTCTTGCACCCTGAACATGATTGAAAGGGTCTAGTCTTGGAAGTCTATAAAACGTAGACCAATATTTAAGATCGTCTACTTCATAGATGCCATTTGCCCTCATAGTTCTTCTCATGTCTGAGTCATGAGCTAGTATATCTGATTTTAATTTAGTTATATCCTCATTATCGTCATTAGCACGACCCCACATATGCATAACAGCATCATCGGTAGTATTATCTATAGGACCTAGATCTTCTCTATATTCAGTATCTCGTGTTATTTCGATAAAGTCTTTAGGATCAGCCACTGTCTCACCACCTAAACAAAAAAATACAAAATTTATTATACATATGTCGGAGAGGGTACTATTTAATCGGGGCTGTAATGAGCTAATCCTATGACATTATCGTAATTATCTTCAGTGATAATTATATCGATATAATTACTTTTATAATTTTCAGGAGGAAATATTTCATGCATGAATATAAGACTCTATTATCCGAAGCGGATATGGGACCTTTAAAAAAGGTTTTATCCTTGATGGATTTAGACTTTGATGAATTGAAACGTGGGATTACTGGTACCATTGGTGGTGGTAATTCTACTGGCTTCCAAATGCGTTCTAATATCGCTAAAGAAGCAAAGGGTTTAACAGCTGTATTCCCTGTATTAGTAAGTGAAGCCGTATCTGTAGAACAAGCTCAAATGATTGCAAAAGCTGCTGAACGTAAATATGTAGCAATGTTCCAAATGTTATTTGCAGCTAGCCAAATCACAGATGCTAAAAGTGCTCAAACTTATTTAAAGAAATTCCACAACAATATCACTTCTTCTTTAGATCTTAGTGATATGACTGTAGATGATGTAATTGATTTTGCTAATAAATTAGATGAAGCTGTTCAAACAACAGCTCTAGATAATGCTCGTATTACAGAAGCTACTAAGGCTGTATTGGAAGATTTAGCTTTCAATGAAGATTATACAAGAGTATTAGCTGAAAATCTAAATCCAGTATCTTTAAATAATTATAAAATCAAAACTGTATTTGGTGATTACAAAGCTATTCAATTATCTGAAGCTGATGATGATGATTATTACACGACTATGGATACTACAGCAAGTACTGAGCGAGATACTGTAGATATTCATGACAAAACCACTGTAAGAACAAGATCCACTACTACTTCTAGAAAAACTCCTATCACAGCTAGAGATCGTGCAGCTACTTTAAAAGATAAAAATGCTACTCTTAAAGACAAAGCAGATATCATTTCTAAACAAATTATTGCAACTGATATCAAAAAAGCTAATGAAGCTACTCCAAGCTTAATGATCATTAACTTTGTAACTCAAGCAGATGGTCGTGATAATGAAATTGTTAACACTGCAGTTATTGGTGTTAAATGTGTTATTCATTACATTTCTTCTTCTGAAATGATGAACCGTATGGTATTGAAAAACACTGATAGACGTGGTCTATTGAATTTAATCCGTGCTACTACTGGTGAAATTCAATTCTTCCGTGATTTCTTATTTGCTGTTGATCGTGCTAAGATTGATGCTGTAGCAAAAACCAATAAAGGTTCTAACTCCCGTATTTGGAAGATGTTGGAAATCCGTGCTAATCGTGCTAAGATGAATAATACTGCTCGTGCTGATAATGCGGCTTGTGCAGCTATCACTATGCTAGTATTATCTAAAGCAGAAGTTGAAATTATTAAACAAAGTTATAGATTAGATCTCTCTAAAGCATCTAATATGCTCTCTGTTATGAAAGGTTATAACTTTATTGGCGTAGCTATTATTGACGAAGTAAATGAAAAAGTAGACTTCTTATATGATGATGGTACTAAGAATTTTGAAACTATTTCCTTTATGAGTCTCGAAAGAGAACAAGGTGCTGGGGAATATAAGAAAATGATTAATACGTTAGTAAAAGGGAGATAGTATAGATGCTTACATATCAAGTTGGAGTTGGATCCTTAACTGAAGAGGATATGACTAGTACTGTTAATGATAAGCCTACTAGTATGAATCCTCCAAGATCCAACGGCACTGTAAATAATATCGGACCTAAACAGTCTGATCTTAATGTAAACTTTGACGATGGTGATGGCGATTCTAATCCTAAACCAGCTAACCCAATGGGTAAAGTTGCTTCTACTGTAAATATGGTTAAACCTAGTGCTCCAACTAATAACCCTAGCAATAACGTTGCTAACCCTATGAACAATAATAATTCTAATAAACGTGCAGTTGGAGAAGAAGTTATGACAAAAGAATTCAAACAAATTGTCAGCGAATATATGGATATCGCTGATTATAAAACAACGACTCGTTTGTATAATTTAGATGAGGCTGAACAAAATACAGTTTTGCTTTCTCTTACAAATAAATTATATCAAATGATCGTAGCTAAAATTGATGACGTTGAGAAAGGTGATATTCCTAAATCTCGTGGTGACATTACTCGTCTTCCTAAATACGCTCAATTAAAAGAGTGTGCTAAAACTCTTACAGATATCTTTGAACAATATAAAGAAGATACAACTCCTGTTAAAGTTATCGAAAATGCAATTGATAACTTGGAAGATAATTCTGATGTATTCGTTCAATCTTATATGGCTAAAGTTGATTTCGGTATCATGTTATATGAATCCGTTACACTAGCAGTAATCGGTTCTTTATCTTATATGATTGCTTGCTGTATTGAATACGTTAAAGATCCTAAAAATGATGGTCTTACTATCGTAATGGATAAAACTGGTGTAGCTAAAGTAAAAGAACATTTACTTTATGAAAACCTTGTTAAATTCAATGAAGCTTGCAGAACTAATGATGTAGAAAATGCTATTCGTCCACTAATTAAAAACAGAACTCAAAACTTGTTTGGTGTTGGTGGTCTAGTATTAGTTAAAGGTGTATTGATTGCTGTTCCAGTAATCATTGCTTTAATTCCTTTGATTAAAGATTTAGTATACTACTTCTTTGCTGCTCGTCAACGTGTATCTGTATACTTTGATATTCAAGCAGACTTGTTAGAAATGAATGCTAACGAATTAAAAGATAATCCTAATATCACTACTGATGCTGATAAAAAATCTGTAATTCGTAAACAACTTCAAGTTGCTAGAACATTCCGTCAAGTTGCTGATAAATTAGCTGTTGAAGCAAAAACTGCTGAAAACAAAGCTGATAAAGAAATCAAGAAAGATAATAAGAAATATCGTATTGATGATGTAGAAACTAATCCTTCTGAAGTATCTGATGGTCCTTTATTCTAATAAGGAGGTAATCAGATATGCTAGTACTTGGTAAACAACCTGACAAATCTTTATTAGAAAAGGATGAGTTTAATATTGATTGGATGCTTCAAGGACCTGAAGTAACTCCAGAAATGAAAAAAGATATCTTAACATCTTTAGAAGATTATGGCTTTAAAATTCCTAAGGATATTGTATCTTATATCATAGCTCACTATAACTACGCCCCATATAGTAAAAATAAATTTGATGTAAAAGATCATAAATGTATTCAATTCAAATATTTCTTAAATTTTGAAAATCCTATGTATTTAACAGCTAAGGAAAGTGCATATCATTTATATCAATTCTACTGTAATGGCGAAAATAGTGAATCTGGAATTTCTCCATTTGAATTAAGTGAATTGTATCCTATCGCTTGCACAGTTAATGACGCATTAATTTGTGCAGACTCTAAAGGTGCAATCCATTTATATTATTTGGATTCCGACGAAGTTATTAAAGCTGCTAATACATTAGATGAATTCTTATCTAATTTTTATATTAATGATGAATGCTAACAGGAGGAAATAGAAACTATGTTTAAAAGAGCTCCTATGAGCACTGCTGAGTTGATTAAACGCAACTTAGAACAACAAGCTCTTAAAGAGGAATCTATTAACCTTTATCCTGATACTGATAAAGACTTAACTGATGACTTTGATTTTTATAAAAAATACACTAAAGCTCAAGATAAAGTTAAACTTGATAAAGATCTTGTAGACCAATTCTCTGAAACAGTAAACTCTAAACTATTAGAATGCTGTTTATACCAAGGGATGTTGAAACCTGTTCTTAAAGAACAATTCTGCAACTCTCATGAAAGAAAACTTGGTAAAACTTTGGTAAGAAACTTCATTAAAGAACATGGTGCTTTCAACCTTGTGCAATCTTTGAAACATAAAAGTTGCTACTTAAATGAATGGTATGACGCTATCAAAGGTTATCATACTGCTATGATGAATGAAGCTAAAGAAATTGCTCAAGAAGGAATTCCTGCAGCAGAATTATTTGATATCGAAGATGATACTATTAAAAACTTTGTATTCGATACAAAAAGTATTATCCCTAAAGATATTACTAAAATGATTACTTCTCGTGTAGAAGATGCTGTTAATGATTTTATTGACCAAAACAAAAAACAAAAAGAAGAAATCAAGAAAGTATATGAAAAGGCTAAAGAAAAAGTAGCATCTTTAAAAGATACTATCGATCCTAATGACCCTAGCTTCCAAGATTTCAATGGTGACCCAAATACAGAATTAGATCCTAAATACGGTGATCAAGTTCAAGAACAAGCTATGGCTATGGTTCGTGGTAAACAACGTGCTTTCCGTGAAGAAGCTACTTCTGTATTTAATATTTTAACTAAAAATACTTTAGAAGCTATTCATAGAAATCAAGCTATTAGAGAATCTTACTCTGTAGGAATGACTGGCAGATTGGATTTCCAAAAAGCTATCAATGATACAAAAGTTATGTATTCTTTCTTAGAATGCTTGAATACTTTAGGTATCTTAGATCTTAATGAATCTAGCTTATCTAAACTTCTAAATGATATGAAGACTGCTATTCGGGAAGAAAACTCTGTTACTAACATTGCTCCAAGTAGCCCTTCTACTTCTGGTAATGAAACTCCTGGTGGTACTATGACTGTTAATACAAATAATGCAGCTCCTACACCAAAAGCCCCAACTTCTACGACTAGCAATAGTGGTACAGAAGGTAATACATTGGCTGATTAAACAAAAAAAATAAGAGCAGAGTCGTAATGACTCTGCTCTCATATCTTATTCATTATCAGGAATTTCTTCTTGATTATTTTCTTTTAGCCATTCTTGATATTCTTTCTCAAAAATAGCTAATCGCATTTTTCTAGCATACTTTTCTTGAGAGATTAAAGGATTCTCATCAATGATGATAGGCATATCTAGAATGAGATTGAGCATGTTTTTAAGCATAATATACTACCTCCTTTAAAATCTCATAAATACTAGATATTAATTATAGAAGACCAGATACTAGTTTAGAAACTTCTTCTGCTTTATCACGGTTTTTATACCATTCTTCTGCAGTTGTGATAGCTTTATCTACAATGTAAGATCCAGCTACTACACCCATACCAACAGCAGCACCTGTTACAACACCTTCTACAAATGCATCACGCATTTTATTAGATTTGTCTTCTTTAATATCAGCTGCAACTGCATCTGCAATTTTTTCTGCTAATAATGCTTTTACTTTAGCATCCTCAGCTACTTGTTGTTGTTCTACTTTTGTTTCATTCAATGCATCTAATGTTTCTTGCTTAGTCATAATTTGTTCCTCTTTCTTTTGTTGATTATTTTGAATTTGTTGTTGTTCTAAAGCAGCTTTCTGCTCGGATCCCATAGCCAATGCTGGGTTAACAACTTTGGCTTCCATTACTGGAATTTGAACTACTGTTTGTGGCTGTTGAATATTTAATGCTGGATTTTGTAACCCATTATTAAATCCAACTTGTTGCTCTTGTTGTTGAGCTGCCATTTGGATCGCTGCATTTAACTCATCAATACTTCCTGTGAAGTATTTTGGTTTAGCAATAAACCCATTGTTTTGTTGCACAGAAGAATCCTGTGTCGTTTCTTCTTCAGGAACAGTGTTATTGATCTCTACTTGGGTTTCCATAACTACTGGTTCCTCAACAACTTTTGTTGTTGTGCGTTTACTACGACGAGTTGTCTTTTTGACACTATCGTCTTTTGTTGAAGCTTTCTTTGTTGCCATGTTTGCAACTCCTTTCTAATTAGTAAAAAAGCTTAAAATTTAAATAGACTTACGCCTAGAAATCCCTCTACTGGATTTCACTATTATAGTATATAATTATAACTCATATTAGTATGGCACTTTACACAATATATCGGGTAAGGGAAATTAATCCCTTACCCATTATTAATTTATATATTGATTAAATAAACACCTCTAGAGATCTTACTGCAGGTAAATAAGAATCCTAAATTTCTAGAACTAGTTAGATAACTGAGTTCCTCATTGTTTAAATCAGCATATCCAAATTGATTAATCATATTAGCTATAGCACTATTGATAATAGTGAAGATATTGATATCATTATCTTCTTTTGGATATAGGTAAATATGAAGACTATTTGTATATGGCTCTTCTATAACCTTATAATTAAAATATCCCGTTTTGTAAGGTTCAGAATTATCTAATACAGAGATTAGATTATCTGCTCCCAAAACTTTACTACGAAGAAGTTTTATTTTAATAGAAGTGCACAAATTAAGATTATTAGAAAAAATATCTGCTGTTTCAATATTAACTAATCTACTCATTACTTTAACATCCATCCTTTATTAAATAAATTGAATTTTATTCTCCAAAGAATTTAATGTCATTTTGCCCAAGTCTTTTAGAAATAGATTTGTATTGATATTTGTTATATAGCATATTCATATACCTTAGAGTTATTTCGATTCTAGGAAGTTCCGAATAGTATTTATTAAAACTGGAACTAATAACGATAGAATCATCTATCCAAATGTTACCGTTATACATATCAGAATATTTCTTTTCTACGTTATCAAAATCTGGTTTTGATAATGGCCGTATCATTCCCATCTCTGCTAACATCTTTTCTTTAACATTAAAAACGTTAGGAGTTTTGAAATAAGCATTATAATGTACTTGGCAAGGTGTATAGATTAAAGACTCTAAAAAATCGAAGTCCTGAGTAGTTTTAAACTGCTTCATAAATTGTCTATCAGATGCACCTGTGATAGAATATATTTGGATAAATCCTGGATTAGATCTAGCATTAGAAAGAATATTATTTCCTTTGCTTTGAATAAATCTAGCTCTAGGTCTAGGACTGCCTTCTGGATTCTCATATATCACCACATACAATTCAGGCATATAATACATCTGTTGAAGCATTTGATTTCTAGTATTAATAATATCATCCATTTTGGATTTATTAATTTTATATTGGTCTATCATCCAAGAAAGTCTCTCTTGATAATCCCTTGGGATGTGAGAGTATTTCTCTTCATACAGTTTCGCTTTTTGCTTTCTAGTCTTTATTTTATCTCACCTCCCTGAAATAAGACAAGATTACTTAGTAGTATTAGTATATTTAAAAAACAAAAAAGAAAAGCATACTGCAATTAAGCAGTATGCCTGTATTTCTATCTTATAATATTTCCATATTCATCTAAATGAATACCACGTCTAGCTAAAGATTCTACAACTAGTCTATCTAGTTCTCTTTTATTCTCTAGAAGTAGCTCGAGCTCTCTATTAGTAATCGCTACATTTCTTCTTACTGTATCAGAATACATATAAAGTGCTCCAGCTCCAAAAAGGAATCCCATTAAAAAAGATGAGTTCATATCATTGTCTCCTTAATCTATACACTATAAAATATGATAACCTCATAATTATAGTATATAAATATTATAAGAATTACATGATAGAACCATTACCAGATTGGTTACCACCCATATTATTCCAAGCAGCATAAATAGAACCTAAGGCTCTTGACCAAGTATGAACTAATCTATCTTTTACTGTATTAGAACCAAGACGTGTTAACCAATATAGTTTTACATATCTAAGCATATTAGGTTCAGCGATATTGACACCGCACATATTTGCAAGGTAATCTAATTGTGCAGGATTACCTATCATATCGTTATCGCCTTTACCAGTAGCCATAGACATGATATCATATAGATCTTTAATTGATAACTGAATTGTTACTTGAGTAGGTAACCCATCTTGTGTCCATCCTTGTAAATCACCACGTTGGATAGAGCAGTTTGTAATAATACCCATATCGACGTGGAACATGGATTTATAGAATGCACGAACTAAGAATGGAGATACATATGTATTATCACCAGCAGATCTAGGCATAACAAATCCTAATATATGACAAAGTGGAACATATATATTCAAATAGATTGATAATACATCACAATCTGGAGAGTCTAGTTTTATCGTTACGTCATACGATCTCATAAAAGAAGAATCTGCCCAGATTTCTGGGAAGAACATTTTACCACCAGCCATCATAGTATTAACATGTTTCCACATAGAACCGAGAATACCACCAAGACCACTAGTATCACTAGAACCTTTTTCTAAATCAGCTTCTGGTTTTAAATTCATATTAGTCACACCAGATGCACCACCCAATAAGAAGTTAATCTCACGAGCCATATCTGATACTTGATTGATCTTATTAGCTAATTGAGATTGAGTTGTATTATTAGAGAAAGACTCTTGTACTTGTGTTTCTGAATTAATGTAGAAGGATACAGATCCTCTATGATAACCAGCAAACGGATGCTGAGATGCTAAACCCCAGTCAAAGTTACCTAGCTTATTCTTTTCACCATTAGCGCCATATTCTATTTCTACATCATTGATATTCAATAATGCTGCAACAGATCTACACATTTGATTTACTGCAAAGAAATAATCTTCTGGAGTAGCTTTGAAGTTGTAATACCTACCAGATTGGTTTACAAGTTTATTTACATCAGATTCGCTAACCTCGCCATGGTTACTACTGATAGCAGATACAATCTCTTTTTGGATTTTATCTTTCTTATCACCCTCATAACCTTGAAGGAAGTTAGCTACACCAGCTTGTAATACCATAATAGGAGCTCTGCCTACAATCTTCTGAGCAAACTTTCTACCAAAAGAAGCATCATTATTTGTATTATCAATTCTATTATCGCAAATTGGCATAAATTGATAAGGCATACCAAATACTGTTCTGATGTTCTTTACTGTCATCTTATTCATATTATTAATGAAATCATCAATGGCATTGAATGCTTTTGTAAATCCTTCTTTAAAAGATTTAATCTCACTCATCAAGTCTTTGTATTGAGCCTCGGATGCAGCCTTTTGTAAGTCCACCTCTTTAAACTTACCATCTTTATTCTTATAAGAAAACTCACCTAATGCTACTCTATACTTATTACCATCAACGTCTTTGATATTAGCATAACCAGAAGAGTCGATAGATTCTACTCTAAATGTAGTACTATCAGCTTTTGCAGATTGTGGGATATCTAAACCATTAATATCTTTCTTGACGCTTTCGTTAATCTTAACAGTAGTACCTTCTAATTGAAGATCTAGGTCATCATTATTTTGTTTTTCATCTCCAGCAAACGCTTGGAGATTTAATCTCATCATTTTTTCTGCAAGAAGATCTTCATCTATATCAATCATCTTGGTAAGTCTATCTGTCTTTAAAATATATCTTCCTGCGATAGTTTTATACCAACCATCTTCTTCAGATATAATTTCTACAGTTTTACCTTTATCTAAACTATTCACCACATTACCAGTAGCAGATGGTCTATCCATTACTAGCACTGGGGCATTGATTTTATATAATTCAAACATTTTATGTCCTCCTAAATACCTTAGGTTTATTACAAAAATGTCAGGGATAGCATTTCTGCTATCCCTGAATAGTTTATCTTAAAGCAATACTGTTCATATTGTCAATAATTGATTGATAGTTGCTAATATCGGTTGTACCGACTCTATTAAAGTTGCCCTCTACACCTGTACCCGCACCAACTGTAGAAGCTGCCATTGCTCCTACACCAGCTCCAGATTGAGGCATAGCCGCTCCATTTACGTTAGCCTTAATACCTTCTTTTGCAAAAGTATTTGCTAATTGAACGATAGCGGATAGCAATTCATTAGTTTTAGATTGTTCTTTAATAAGCTTATCCAATTTAGCTCCCAAATCACTAGAACCACTAGCTTGTGCACCAGAAGTTCCAGATACACTACTAGATGGAGTATTATATTTAGGATCGTTTGATAATGTTTTAATTGCATCAGCTCTACTCATTCCATGAGTATTCATTAAGTAATTAATATCATTATCAGAGTATGGAATTCCATTTGGTGCAATTCCATTATTAGAAGCTTCAACACTAGTCTTAGCAATAGGGAGATTAAAGTTAGAGGATTTTAAGCCATCTAAATAGCTTCTACCATAAGATTTAATACTACCCCATGCATTAGATGCAAGATTCTTAAACATAGAGCCAAATCCTCTACCAAATGTAGATGTTTTGCCTCTACCGAATCTAGAACCTACACTCTTAGGAATTTGTTCGTGTAAACCATACATACCCTCATCGATACCTCTGTTAGCAGTATAGTCTACTTTGATTCTTGTACTACCTCTACCATATTTAGAGATGCTCATAAATCCAGGAGTGGTAGGAGAACCGTATTTTCCTTTACCAGCATTACCAGATGCTAACCCTTCAATAGAATATTGACAAGGGTCAACAGCACCAGACATACCAGCACAAGATTGATCACTTGTTACAGTGTAGTGTAAGTGAGGACCAGTACTTGCACCAGTGTTACCAGATTTAGCAACAATAGTACCAGATACCACTCTATCACCTTTAGAAACTAATGCTTCAGAAAGATGGGCGAATAAGTGATACATACCACGACCATCTTTTACTACTACAAAGTTACCATAACCACTATTAGCTCCACCTTGAGAACCAACATCATCGACTTCGCCATCAACAGGAGTAGGAACTGGTGTTCCCTCTGCAACGCCTAAGTCAATACCGTTGTGATTAGTAGAACCTACACCACCAGGACTCTCACGAGGACCAAATGGAGAAGTAATAGGAGCTCCAGCCATACCAGCTTGAAGAGCTGCTGCTGCAGAACCAGTTTGAGGAGTGGATACAGATCCACCACCACCAGATTGTGTTCCACCAGAAGATCCACTCTTATTACCAGAGTCCATACCTAAAATACTACTGAATGGATTTTCGTCACCAAATAAGAATTTGAGACTTCCACCAAATACTTTAGATGCAGAACCCATAATACTAGAACCAAGCATTTTTGTCATTTTAGATAATGGAGCAGCCATTCTTTCTGCCATACCAGTGATTCTTCCGAAGAATCCTTTACTATGGTCATTACCAGAAGAAGCCTTATTAGCTGCAGCTGCTTGAGCTGCTGTCTTAGCTCTATTTTCTTTTTGTGCTTGAGTAATAGTAGGAGCAAATGCTGGTTTGATAGTAGGGTTGGTTAATGTAGTAGAAGGAGAAGAAGTTTTCCATGGATTAGAAGTAGAAGTACTCATAGAAGGACCTGCTATAGCTTGAGAAGCATTCAAACTTAATTGTTGAGGTCCTGCACCCATACCAAATCTAGCTTTGATATGTTTACCTTTACCAGAAGTTACAAGTGTGCCTTTTCCAGCTAAAATAGCTTTTGCAGATGCAATACGTCTAGGATAGCTAGCTGTATCACCAGATACTTCAAAACCTTTTTCCCAAGTAATAGTAGCTTCTTCAATAGATTGACCAGCCATAGCTTGTACGAATTGATTATAGTATCCGCCAGGTCCGATTTCGCTCCATAGGTATTCTAACTGAACTGATAGATCACTCCAGTTTTTACCTTTGGAACTTGCTAATGCTTGCAATTTAGAAGCACGATCATTTAACCATTGGCAGATACCAAGAGCACCAATTTCATTCTTAGCTGCTGGGTTATATTCAGATTCCGCTTCGATATTACCACAAATAGCAGCTGCTTGAATATCGCTTAAACCTTTAGATTTTAAGAAATCAAAGATTTGTTTAGCATTTGCCGCAGTATCACCATTTACAGCATTATTAGATCCATCAGAAGAACCACCACTACTAGAGGAAGTACTACCAAAGGATAATGCATTGGTAAATATCTCAGCAACTTTGGCAAATCCGCTTAAGAAACCAGTCGCACCAGAACTACCACTAGAGGAACCTCCAGTTGCTTTGCTTGGTTGACCTGGATCTCTCTTACCGAATTTAGCATTGTCTATCAAAGACATATTAGGTTTACCAGATGGGATAGCAGACATGGCACTGTTCATACCATTAACGTATTCATCAATAGATGCACCGAAGTATCCATTCTTTTTCAATCGACTTGCAAAGTCAGATACATCTGTAGATCCACTTAAGGAAGGATCATTACATCTATTACAATACCATGCATAATATTCAGCCCATTCTTCTTCGTTTCCGAAGTGCATGTAGTAGTTGCCACCATCAGGTTGTTTGTCTTTAGGATCTCCAGTAGGTTCGTTTTGAGTCATACCACCGAAGTTGTAGTTTTCTCTAGCTAGTTGAGAAGAGAATGCACCAGATTCATGATACCATTGAGCAAAGATTAACTTAGCATCGATACCAGTCTTAGGAGCAACCCAGTTAGCTAATGCCCACATTTTATCAACGGAAATAGAACCGCCTCTGCCGTATCTATATTTACCTGTACCGAAATGGAAGTTTCCAGCTCTTAAAGAAGAGGAACCTCTACCATATCTTACAGATTTACCAGAACCATATCGTTTAGATCTAGCACTGATAGCTACTGTAGATTTAGATAAGATATCGTTTGCTTTATAAATCTTATTAGGTTGGCGAGTTTCTGGGTCTTGAACAATAACGTTTCCGTTAGCATCAATACCAGTAGCTGTAACATAATGAGGATTTTCAGCAAATGGAGTTCTACTAGATTCACCAGCAGTATCTTGACCCATCAATACTACAGGATTACCTGCTTGCAAAGATCTCTTAATAGAATCATTATCATAAAGGGTATCTGTTTCCATACCAGCTTTACTCATGAAGCTATTAAAGAATTCAGGTCTTGTACCACCATTGGTTTCTTTGAATCCGCCTTTGATAGCATATTGAGCAGCCATTCTAGGATCTACGTCAACGCCTAAAGAAGATAGTGCATTAACAGCAGATACAGGACCACAACCAGAATCAGCCATAGTTTGTGCTTCAGAATCACCAGGAGCATTGAATGGCATTGAGTAATTAGAATCTAGTTGTGAGTAGAAGTTGCCTTTACCATATCTAGAAGTTTTACCTTTGCCACCACCAATACCAAAGAAGTTCATAAGTCCATCTTTAGCTTCTCCAATAGTATCAGCAGCTTTACCTGCTTTATCTTTAAGCCAATCTGCACCTTGTTTAGCTTTATCAGCAATATTAGAAACTCCAGAACGAACTGCATCATATGCATTGCTTGCACCTTGTTTAAATCCGTCCCATAATTCTAAACCTTTATTCTTAGCCCACTCTAAATTGTTGCCAACAAAATCTTTGAATTGGTTTGCTTTATCAACAACCTTTTCTACGACATTCTTAGCACCAGTTTTAGCACTCTTAACTAAACTGCTTAGAGTATCTTTAGCACTATCAACATTTTCGCTAAAGGAAGAAGATTTTTCATCTTTCCCTCTAGGTTTTTGTCTTCTTAATTCATCTAATTCTTTTTTACCAAAACCAAATGCAGGACCAATATATTCAATACCCATTTCAAGTACTAAATCTTCTGGAATGATAACACCTAAGATTGGGATAGCTGCACACATCGCTGTTACAACACCAGACACAATTTTCATACCAGTGCTAGCAGTACCCTCTGAAAGTTTAAGCATTTCATCTGCATTATTATAGCCATGATAGAAGTCTGAAACTATGCCACCAACAATAATAACTGCTGATACGATAGCGCCAATACCAGTAGAAGCAGCAGCAGCTTCTGCACCTTGTCTCATTAACTTAGTAGCAGCCCTAGCAATATTTGCAGGTTTTGCAGCTCTTTCTAAAAGTTTGGCTCCGAATCCTTTCACAGAATTAACAGCTTTAGCAGGAAGAACAGATTCTAATTTATTAGTAACTTTAATAATACCATCTTTAAGCTTAGCTAATAGAGCTTGAATAGTAGCACTTTGAGATTCAGACTTAGCTGCAGCATCAGTAAGATCAGATCCTACTTCTTTTGCAAAGCCTAAAGCATCTTTACCTTTTGCTACTAAAGAACTCATTCCTTTACCAGCAGCACTTAAAGCTTTAGTATCGATCATGGCATGATACATATCACTTGGAATAGAGGAGAAGTCTCCATTAGCGATATCATAAGCAGCTGCACCAGCTGCACCCATTTTACCAACACCACCACCAAGTTTACCAATTAGAGCAGATGCTCCAAGAGATGCACCAATACCACCAAGAATACTTCCAGTACCTTGTTGTGGATCAGTTTGAGATTGACCAGTCATACCAGAAGTTTGAGGTTCAGAAGCACTGGAAGAACCTAAACCAAATCCTAATGCGCCAAGACCTGCAAGAGCAGCTCCTAGTTTACCTTTGCCTTTAAGCCTACTAGTAAGTTTACCAATCATCCCAGAACCACCAGAGGTAGCAGCTTGAGAAGCAGTAATTTGTTGAGCTTTGGCTAAGTTTTGAGCACCAGATTTAGAGAATTTGGCTCCAAGCTTACTGAATGCATAATCACCTACTGCTTGACCACCTAGGTCTAGAACAAAGTCTCCAAGATCAAAATCTTGACCATTTGCCATTCTATAAGCTTGCATAGCAGCAGCGCCACCTAACCAGCCAGCAGGTTTGCCAAGTCTGTTTCCTAAGAATCTACTAGCAAGCATACTACCAGTACCCATTGCTAAGTCACCAGGAAGAGCAGATAAGCTTTCTTGAGCAGCAGCTTCATCTCCAGTAGCTTTATTGTAAATATATCTACCACCATCAAATAAGCCATAGCCTGCTACACCACCTAAGCCTTTAGCAGCTGTAGATGAGAAGAATTTGCCAAGCTTACTTTTCATATTACCTAAGAAGGAATTACCAGCACCAGCAGCTCTAGCAGCAGCTTCACCAGCTTTTGATCTTAGAGAAGAAGGAATCAATCCTTCTGCCATAGATTTTGCACTATTCCAAACGAATCTACCTAAATCTTTAATACCCTCTTTAATAACACCTTTTAGACTACTAGCTAGTTTAGCAATACCACCAGCAATCATTGGACCGATTAATGGGATAGAAGATAACATACTCATCATACTAGCAAATGGGCTACCAAATAAAGAGTCTAATAAACTACTACCAGCAGCTTTAGCTTTTTGACCGACTTTAGATGCACCAGCACCAATTTTCTCAGCGATTCTTTCTAATGCAACAGTAGAGCGTTCTTGCAATTGAACCTTGTGTTGGTTCTTAGCATTGATTTCTCTATTGTGTTTATTAGGAATCTCCATTAATTGACCATCTGCAGAAGAGATAGCATATTCTTTAGTATCACCATCACCAGTAGGAACGGTTGTTATACCATTAGCACCAGCTCCCATACTAGCAGCACCTTTAGAACTAGACATATTTGCTCCAATGATACTAGAAGCAGATAATGCTCCCATATCTTTAGCAATTTCATCTTTAGTTCTCATATCAGTAGCTTTAGAAGAAGTGGATACATCTTCTAATCCATCAGAGGATTTATTATCTCCTCCACCGAATAAACCACTGAATAGACCGCCAGCTTTAGAACCACCACTGAATAACCCTTTAGCCATACCAATGATACCACCGCCTGCATGGTGTTCAATAGAATCATCTAGTTTTTTACCATGAACGGCTTTAAATGTTTCTCTAGCACCTGGAGCCAAACCAATCTTCTCTGCCATACCAAATGGAAGGAAAGATTTAGTTATCATTGGGATTACCGCATTGGTAAAGTTCTGAAGTGCATTCAATACTTCACCTTGACGTTTGTCTATTTTTTCATTAGCTTTTTCTAGTTTAACAAAGAAACCTTTACGATCATCGTATAACGCATCGTAAAAACCTTTCTTGACAGCATCACTCATGTCTTTAACCCCACCATTTCCAGTAAGGAAATTATAGAGTTGAGTCATGTCTTTATTACCAAGATTATTATCTTCAGCTTCTGTTTCGTCTAGTCTAGCATTTAAGGACATACCTTTACGTTTTTGCAATTCGTTTACACGGCTACTCAATACTCTGGAAATAGCTTCCATTTCTTTAATAGCAGCTTCATCTCCTCGCACAACTCTGAGGTATAGTTTTCTAAAGTCATCTTGTTCGATGAGAGGATTTTCAATACCTCTAGTTAGTCCTTTATATACCTTATCAGCTATTTCATAAATAGCAGATTTATTATCTTTAGAATTGAATACTTTAGCAGCTTCTTGAGCTCTAGCAACTTTCTTTTCACCAGCTTTTAGAGTTTGAACAAGAGATCTATATTGTTCATCAGATAATACACTACCATTTTTGGCTTTGAATTTAGCAAGTTTATCAAGTGCACCTTGTACACCTTTACCATTTTTAAATTCATCAATAATACCTAACGCATTAAGATCTACAGCTCCTCTAGTTTGCTCTTGAATATCGTCTGCAGCTGCTCTAAAGTCAGCATAAGATTCTTTAGTAGCTTGATTTAAGTAATAATCTTCGCCACGATATTTTCTATTCTTAGCAAAGTCTAAAGCATCATTCATTTGAGCTCTAGCCATATTGATACCAGCATAATTGTCAGTACCAACTTCACCCATCATTCTGGTTGCATCGGCTACATTACCAGTCATGCCGCTTTCATCAATAAGTCTAATTTGGTCTTCTGTAGAACCAGTACCAAAGCCTTTTTGAATAAGTTTACGGTTAGCCCATCCGCCAACTCTACGTTCCATACCTTTAGCAAAAGATCCAGCTTTTCTACCAACAAATTTAGCTAAGCCTTTGCCCCATCCTCCGATTTTAGTTCCGATCCCTAGTTTATCGAAAAGTTTCTCGAAGAATAGACCTGGAGAATCTAGTTTTCCTTTGATAAAGTTTGTAATAGTTTTAGCAGTTTGTAAACCATAAACGCCTATTAATTTAGTAACAGGTTTGACAGTATTGAAGATAGGTTTGATCATATCATCTCTTAACCATCTACCCATATTTTGTCTAATATCTTGAAGAGTCCATTTAAGAGGATTAGTAAAGTGACGTCTAATAGCACCAGCTAAACCGCCACGTCTTACACCATTCTTATCCTTGATACCAAGCATAAGCTCTTCGAATTTATCAGTAGTAGATAATACACCTAACCCTGCACCTAAGATGGAGTTACCAAGAATACCAAATGGGCCTAAAAGCATAGTACCAATAGTAGCAGCAGCAACTCGAGGGAAGTGTTTCTTAATAAGATCTTTACGATCCTTATTTAATAGACCACCACGATCACCAAATAAGAAGTCATTTAAATCTTTATTATTTTTAACTACAGAGATGCTTGCACCAAGCATAGCCCCACCCAAAGGACCGAATGGGAGTACTAAACCAGAGATAGCACCTACTGTACCATATTTCTTAGCATCTGGCATATACTTTTGTAAAGTATCTTGCCATTTTTTAGATATTAGGCCTTCTTTATGAGTAACATTACCTTCGGAATCTACAATATCTTTACCAAATACTGTTTCTTGGAAGGTTTTATTATTTTTGATAATATTGATAGCAGAACCTGCCATAGCCCCAAATAATGGACCGCCTAATGGGAATAATGTACCAAGCAAAGCACCAGCAGCACCACCTTGAACAGCATTACCCATATTCTTTTTAGCAAAATCATTAAATTGAGAAGCAGCTTTTCTAGGATCTATACCAAAGGCTTGTTCTACACCAGTAGCCAAACCATTTAGACCCATAGCATGAGCTACCTTTCCTGTAGCTCTATCAATACCTCTTGTAAAGAAGTTTCCTTTATTTCTATTTCTAACATCAGCAGAGGCTTGTTCATATGCCCCTAACTGTTCTACAATTTCTAAGTCAGAAGTGCCAGCAGCATGATGACCAATATTAGAAATCAATCTACGTTTGAAGTCTTTCTCTTCAGACAAGTGTTGACCAATATTAACACTATCTCTTTCAGGATTGAAAGGATTCATATTTGCTGGAATTACTAATTCACCTTTATGAAGTGTAGTAAGAGTTACATTACCTTTAGATGGATTAACGTATTTAATACCGCTTGCATGATGTTCTATACCACGTTCAGCTTCAGCTAATTTAGCCAATCTAGATTGTACTGAACCTCTTTGGGATACATATTCATTTACAGCATCTGATTGGTACCTTCTTCCAGCAGATGGCAAACTAAGTCCAAAGAATTGAGCTGCCTCTCTTCCTGAACTTTGAATAGAATTCCTAGTATATCCATACATATCTTGAATGCCTTGTTTAGCATTATCTTTAACGAAGTTTACACCACGTCTAAATTTAGCTTTAGCAGCAGCTATACCTCTATCAAGGTCAAATCCAAACCAATCTTTAGCTAATCCTTTGATTTTATCTGGAAGGGTTTTAGCTAGTTTATCTTTAAGACTTCCTAAGATATCATTGATTTGTCGATTAAGGTTATTGGTAATTTCTTTCATATCATGGATCATTACATTGAATAAACCTTTAACAGGTTTACCGTCTGCATCCTTGATATTAGTATTCTTACCGAAAAGCATATCATGAATAAATTCATCAGCACCAGCAATTACTGTTGTAAGCAATCCAGCTGGAGCTTTGAATATACCTTGTACACCTTGTTGGATAGTCATAAGTTTATCACCAATAGTACTAGACTTGATGACATCATCTAAGAAGCCAGTAGTTTTATTAGTGAGGGTATCAGCTAACTTACCTTTCTTAGATTTTTTCTTATAACCTTGACCATGTAAAGCTTTAATAGCATTTGTTAATTCATTATCTAAAGCAGAAGCTGCTTCTCCACTCATATTAGAATTAGAGTTTTCAGCAACAGAAGATTTTAGCGTCTTCTCTTTTTGTTTTATTTGTCTTAAGAATGCTTGATCTATTGCAGTAGTCGGATCGGCTTTTCCACCTCTTCCTCTACCACTAGTAGATCTAAGACCTCCACCAGAAGATAATAGATTTCTGATATGGAATAATTCTTTATAAATATTATATTGATAATCGTATAAAGACATTCCGTATTTATCTTTATATCTTGCATTCGGAGGTACGAAGTTACTAGCAATATAATCTCCACCTATAGAGGTTTTGATACTACCATTAGTAGCCTCATGTACCAAACCTTGACCAGAAGCAAATAGGTTTTGAACCATTTCACTCTTCTTAGCTAAACCACTGCTTATCTTAGCTTGCTGTTTGCCTAATTTACCAGATGCTCTAAACATATTCATCACAAGATCAAAGGTTTCTTGAGAAGTATCTTTGCTCTTGTATTGATTATCTTTATTTTTGTATTTAATAAGAACCCGCTCTATATCCCTAGGATTAAAGTTACCATTCTTCCAAACACCATCCATCAATTTATTAGCAGCAGTTATAATTTCCTTTTTACGTTTATTATATTCCTGCTGACTACTAGCACCTAAGTCACTAGTAGAAAGAGCAACAGCTAAAGATTCTCTTAGTTCTTTAAAAGCTTCTCTTTTTAGTTTAGTATCTAAATGCTTTTGACTATTAGCAGCACTAAGTTCATTAGTCCATCTACCAGTCTGATAATTGAATATTCTAGGAGCTTCTCCTGTAAGAGCAGATTCAATCTTCCTTAAGTATCCAGGAATAACTTCTACTAATGATTTTTGAGCGACACCATTCCAAGAGATTGCTCCCTTGTTATAATTACCACTTTCAAAATCTTTCAAGAAGTCCTTATATTCCTCTTTTACACCAAAGATTCTCGATAACTCTTTAGCCATACCTTTCTTACCATTACCCAAGTCAAAAACTTGTGCTAAGGCAGATTGTATATAGCCGTTGATATTTTTATCAAACCCTTTAATGGCCTTCTTAAGGTCTTTACCCATTGCCATACTAATACCACTCTTGGTAATAGCTTTCATAGGATTACCTGTAAATTCAGCAATCATCATAGGTAAAGCAGCATAGAACATTTTCGCGGTATCTAAGGTACCGCCATCTTTATTAGCTTTACCAGTGATAGATTTCATGTAATTTTCTAAACTAAATCCATCAGACCCAAATACTTTACTAGATTTAGATTGGTTTCTACTAGTCTTGGTATCAAAAGAATCTTTATATACAGAGCGCTGTATATCTATTAACTCTTTTAATATGGCATTGTTCTCATTAGTCAACCTACTCATAGTTTCAAAATACTTAGTAGCATTTTGAGTATAAGTAAGCATTACTTTATTATTAAACTCTATCAAAGAGTTCATACCTTGCCCCAACATATTGAAGCCATTATTCATGATACCAATTTGTCTTTCACCCTGAGCAAATTGTGCATGGGAGATAGCCTTTTGGTTCTTGAGCTGGACATCAGTAGTTTCAGCAATTACTCTAGATAGAGAACTTGTATTAGCTCTTAACTGACCAGAGATCATAGATGCTACTACAGCATCTCCACGGGATATTTTAGACCCAGGATTCTCTTCATCAGTATCTTCAAAGTCTTCCATCAAGTCGCCAAACATATCGGACATCACGTCCATCATCATTTTTTGTTCAGCTTTAGCAACGGTTTCGTTTTCATGATAGAAGTTACCAGAAGTTATTTCTCTTTTTAAATTCCTAAACGTATCATTGACTGGTTTGAAAATAAATTGCTCTCTAAGATTTTTCATCTTAAGACCAGTTGCTTGTCTAGAACCAACGATCTCTTTAAATGAATTCTTAGCATAATCTTTATTATTTTCAATCATCTTAGTTGTTATCGGTGCTTGATCTTTAAGAACTTCTACCGCAGCAAACTTCAATGATTTCCCCAATCTTCTCGTATAGGCTAGAATAGAGTTTTTTGCCATAAGAGACTTTATCCTCCTTTCTTTAAGCATTACGCTGATGTCTTAATTCGACATAATGATCCCCACTACAGAACTTAATCTGTAGTGGGATGTTCATTATTTGCGGGAATGCTCCAGATATACCAAACGCTTAGTATATCAAAAAGGTAGAACTGGGTCTAACTCTTAGAAGGTATTATTTTCCTTCTTCTTGTTTTGTGAAACGATTGAAAGCTTTGCCTTCTGTATCATTCCAAAAACGTGTTTGCTTGGTTGTATCAATTTCTTTCCAATCATTTTGTTTCATCTCTTCAATAGTAGCTTTTCTAAAAGCTGGAACTGAGATGAAGGTGATACGGAATTTATATTTAATTGAAGCAGTCTTTCTATCGAATACTGTTCTCCAACCAAGAGCGATATTAGAATCTGTTTTAAAACCTACTTCTTTAGAATTGATACTAAAGGAAAGTGTATTAGGGTAGTTTTCATTAGATACTGATGGGATATTATTAGCAATGCTGTTCATCATAGCTTTAAGCACAGTTGCTTCAATAGCAGTATCACCACAATAAGCTTTTAATTCTGGAATGTTTTTGATTACTGCAGTATAAGCTTCTTCGAATGTATCGAAAGTCTTAGTAAGATTAATAACAGTTGGTTTTGTAGTAAATTTTCCTTTAGTAAAGTTAGGCATCTTAGTTCTCCTCATTAACTGATTCATTTTCTAGTTGTTTGTATTTTTCTGCTCTTTCTAAAATATCTCTAGCATCATCGATAGTTTTTACTTCCATATCAGTAATCTCTACCTCTTCACCAAGATCTTCATCTATACCAGAAGAGTGTTCTGTATTAGATAAGAAAATTTCATCTGGATTAAATCTATTAGTAATATCTTTATTATTTGGAGTTAGTGCTATAAAAGCTATTCTAGAGAAAATATCTGGGAATCGTTCATCTTCATTGATTAAGAAGTTATAGTTTAATTCATCAATCAAATGTTTAACTAATCCTTCTGTAACTAATTGAACTTCTTTTTGTGCAGCCATATCAGATCTAATATTTATGAAATGAGTAAGTTGTTCAATAGTAAAGGTCATCATAACTTTAGTAGTTACATTCATTGGTAACCAGGCTCTAGCATCTTCTTTAACGATCTTATTTTCCAAAGCATATTTATAATTACCAAATGGGTCTATATTTCTAATATAGTCAACAGTTGACTGATCAAGATTAGAATATCTTCCTGGATTTGTGTCTAATGGATTAATAAATTGAGATAAGTCTGTTTGATGTTTTACATATCGTTGTGATTCTTGAGAAATAGCAACTCTATGACGAGTCATCTGATTAGCACATGCTCTTGAAATATCATGGAATACAAAAGACATCGTAGAGATTTTGAATAGGTCTTTGATATCAAACCCATATATCTTAATATGATTAAATATCTTTTGCAAATATTTATCTTTTCTATGCAAGAAGGTTACAGTATTAGAATCCCATTCTTCTGTAATTGATTGATACTCTTCTGCCACTGTATCATAATTATTTGGAGATTCTAGTTTCTCATATTCATATCTATGCTGTGTTACTGCAGAAATAATTTCTTTTGTAGCAACTTCTGGTTCATATACGCATAAGTCTTCATCAAGAATACCTTCTTCAATATATTGAGATAATATTTCTTTTTCAAAAGATGCATACATTATATTTTTAACAGTTTGAACAAATGGGTTCTCTTCAGAGCATTCTTTGATTATATGACCAAATGCTCTAGCTGATCCGCTAATAAGAATTACTGTAGAGAGATTATGTTGTTCTTTTGTAATCACTCTACAATATTTTGTATAGGTCAAAAATTCTGTAAGATATCTTACATAATTCAATGTAAAAGATACAAATGATGGGATCTTAATAAGGGCAATTACATTAGTATGCTCGAATGGGGATTCATGTCCTCTTTTACCCATCTTACTACAGTACTCTTTCTGTTTATCATACCCATTAACTGGAAGCATTCCAACACATACTCTTCCAGACCTATTTAATAGATATACATTATCAGAGACATCTACTATTTCAAATTCTGGAGTTGGAATATATTTACCATCAAATACTTCCTCTTCATCGTTTACGACTCCTGAAGAGCTATCTGGATTTAGATAATTATATTTTTTATCTCTTTTAATAATTGAAGTTATCTTTTTCCTTAGATCCATTGTATTTTCTCCTCTATAAAAGAAGTAAGAATATAGATTTAATCACTTTTATAAAAAAGTTAGATGAATTATATAAAATTAAAGAGAACCCTAGAACCATTACGGCTCTAGGGCATTAATTAGAACTATTAATCAACCAATTTATGAGGATTATAAAGTCTACCACAAGGGTCCATATAGGAGTCGTATAAATCATCATAATCATACATTAGATGATGAGTTCCCCCATTTCTATGGTGATGATATGGTCCACCATAGTATTCGCCTCTCCAACCATTTTCTCTACTTTCATAATCGTAAGAAGGTGGATAGATTTGAGGTCTACATACTCTTCCATGTTCACAGCAACATCCGCAATCTTGTTTAGGAGATTTTGGAGCATATACATAGTTGGATTTGCTTCTTCCATGACATTGATGAACTTCATGAATAGTATTTCCAGGATTGAATCTTTCATATCTTTCTGTACCCATAATGAGTTTATTAACATTAGGGTCATGCCAATATCCATCGTAGAATGGCTCGTTTACTTCATCATATTGTCCATCACTATGAATAAGAACGCATGGAATATTATTCTCTTTACATAGTTTGATAATTGGATATACAGCTGAAGCTCTATAAGCAACATTGTTATCCATAAAGATAATTACTCTATCTAATTTAGAACTATTAGAGAATGGGTGGAAGTTTTGTAATGCACATAAGAAGTCAGAGATACTGTGTCTCATAGCACCAGGATTTCTAGGATCTGAAATTAATGGAGATTTATGCATTCTATTATAGTCTACCCCAAACATATGAGCAATTTTTTCTACATCAAAATCCGCTCTTGGAGAACCACCATAAATAACTTCTAAATTTATTCTTCTATAATATCTTTCAAAGAATGTAGTTAATACTCTAGTAACAACGTATGCTTCATATCTCCATAAAGGATCTACTACAATAGCAACCCTTCCATATGCTTTAGGAGTTAGAGCTTTTGCTGTTTGTCCACATTCACAGTTTGTCCAATTATCCATAATAGGATTCGGATTACCTTGAACATTTATAGAACAAGAGAATTCTGCTTCAGCTGTTACATCAAACCAGTTAAGCATGAATTCATCTTCTTTACTTAGCTTATCTCCGCAACAACATTTACTCATGTCTTTTTTCCTTTCTTCGACCTCCAGCTAATCTATATTCACGTTTAGTTTCTTTAACGTAAACTTTCATACCAGGTTTTAATAATTCTCTAGGTATATCTAGAAGGTCATTCATAGTCTCTACAATCATAAAATCATCAGTAGGTTCTGGTTTTACATATCTTGTATTCAATACATGAATTTCAGCATAGATATCTTCTAACTGTCTATTACCAGTAGTTACCTTACCAGGAAGGTCTTTATAAATACCATTTACAATTACTGGGACAGTAACAGTAGCTTTAAAGTCTTCACCGCTAGGAATAATGATATCGATTACACCATTGAATTGTCTGAAGGTATGATAATGTTCTAAATATACAGAACCATTGATTTCTGGTTTAACGTAGTCATGCATATGGACTACACCATCTAAGAGATCATAATCTTCATATTCTGGATCGATATCTACATCGCATAGTAATTCTTTAATATAATCATCTACTGTAACAGCAGCAAGGAATTCTGTATTAGAAGTACAAGGTACTACAAGTTTAGAGTAGATAGAATAAGGATATCTATTAGATTGAATACAGCATCTACCATATAGATATAATTGTTTGAGATTTTTATTACTAATATCTAGATTACAATCTAGATCATAGTTTTCAATAGCACCTAAATAAATAAGATCGTCTACTACAAACAAAGTTCTATTAAACGTATCTGCATTGATACTAACTGTAGAATCTAGATCTTTTACAGACCAGAAATCTTTTACAGTGATTTGAGATACGATCGTATTATTATTGGTTTCTTCAAGTTCTGATTGAACGTAGTTAAAATTACATTTTTTAAGAATATCTAACGCTCTTACAGTTGGGACTGTAACAGAACTTGTAAATCCTACCTTATCTTGATCAATATCTGGATTATTAGTATCTTCAATAAAGTTAGCATGTAGTTTTACTGTAGATTCTAAATCTGTTTCACTTACACCTTTATCAAAGATCATTTGACCTTTAAGGTCAGGGAATAGTCTAAATGTAGACTCTTCGAGATCAATGTCACCATTAATATCGATCTGATTTAAATCATCGATATATTTCTTACCAATAGTAATTTCCCCTTGAAGATCTTTAATAACATCAGTGGGAATATGAGTAAGCTTACCTTTGATCATAGAGATATATTGTACATATGAATTGTTCTTGACTTTTACTTTAGCTGGAACATCGTACGCATGCCAACCACCTACAAAGAAGAACTCTCCTTTTAATATATTCTGTTTAAATCTGATTCGATTGGTTTCATCAAAATTTTCGATATCTGGCATTTTGTAGCCCCCAATCTTTATAAAAAATTTAGCTAAATTTTGTATTATAATGATGTGATAAAGTAATCCATAGAGTCAATTAAGACTCTATGGATTTTATTGATTAAGTTTCAGATCTTGTATCAATCATTTCTACAAGCTTGTATCCATCTACCAAATCTTGAGATTCTTTTGAATAACAGAAGCAGTAGTAATCTTTAAGGTCAATATGGAAATCAGTTATTAAAGATTGAACTGTTCCTTCTTCAATACCTTTATCAATATTATTTTCATTTAATAATGCATTGAGTATTTCAACAGCGTGGATTTTGCTATCAAATATAACTGGAACTACTAATGCATTAAATATTGATTTCTTAAGTTTGATATGGAACCTATCTTTAACCAAAACTATATTTGTAGTCTCCATACTATTAACCGTTTCTTTTTCTTAATCTTAAGCTGGACTAGGCATACCAATACCGTAAAAGTGATGCCACACAACATTATCATGTTCAAATGTAGGAGATGTAGTATCTTCTGGTTTTGGTAATCCTAAGAAGTGATATTTACGGTATGCTACGGATTGATCGGTATAAGGGTTTTCATCAAAGTCAGCTGGTTTTTCAATTCCCAAATCATAAAATCGAGCATAAACAATAGCGTCATCAGAATATGGGTTTGTTTCATAATCAGCTGGTTTTGGAAGATCCATAGAATAGTATTTACGGTATGCTACGGATTGATCAGAGTAAGGATTTTCTTCCAAATCATGAGGTTTTTCTGGAGCGTTTTGGTCTTTCTTTTTAGCACCATGAGTAGTTTCATCATCATCAGGATTGTACAACTTATCGAATTTGAAACCTACCAATAATTTTTCACCATCGATTTTAACACCAACAACTGCTTCATAAAGAGCTTCAGCTTGTTCACGATCTTCTACACCTACAGCTTTAGCCAAAGTAAGAACATCGTTTTGTGTAGTTTCGAAATAACGGTTGTCTTTTACATAATCTGCTACGATATCCAATAATTTAGTAGTTGCACGTTCTTCATTATCGAATACAAACATAGTAGTCAGTTTTGTATCTTCCATCAAGTCGTTTTTGGTAACATTGAGAGTGTCATTAGTGATAACAATCATCTCTGCCATTACTAACACTTCCTTTCTTAAATTAATAATATGATTATCCTAATATATAGGACTACTTATTTGTCAACTAGAAAACAGGAATAAGATAAAAAATAATAGAGGAGTTTGGGATTCGGGGTTGGGTGGAGGCGAAGCCAAAACCCAATAACCCCCCGTTTAGTATATTTAATATATATTATAGAAGACGAAGTAGAATGAAGTAGATAGATGAAGTATAACCTAACGGAAGGAGACCCACATGTCAGAATAGGTTCTAATATTAGAAACTATTGACTACAAGGTTTTACCTTTTGTATCAGACTTTAGGTCTGATTTATATCAGAAACGAAGCACAGAGCTTTTTCTTCTATAATATATTATCCAAAAAAATATTACCAGGTCATAATATCGAAAACTTTCAATATACTCACAAGATAAAAAAAATAAGAGATAGGTACCAAGACCTATCTCTTAAATTTATTTCCATGATTCAGGTGCCTTTATGGCATTACCATTTATATCCACAACATATCCTCTAGGAATACTCCATTGGTCTTTAGGAGCTCTAGGCAAAATGCCGACTTCATCGATATATTCCATTTCAGTATCTGTTAAACCTTTACCTGTCATAATCTGATAATCAGAAATCAATTTACCAGATGGTAGTATCATATTCTTAATCATATGATTATAATTCTTTTCCATAATTTTATTTCCACATAAATCCTTCTCTAAACCCAATAATAGCATTATCATATTTATCATAGATAAATGTAGAATAATCATCCATTGTATAAGATTTTAATCCTTGTCTGAAAGCTTTTAATTGATCTTCATCTACTTCTTTACTATATCTTTCAGTATTATAAAATTTATTTTTTATAGCTTTTCTCACAACATCTGTTCTGCGATACATGCCATAATTATTATCCTTTTTTTCTTTATAAGTTTTTTATTTGTCTGCATCTTTGTCGTTCATAACATCACTCGTCATTCTTTTAAGAGCTATGAAAGGAGAAAAAGGATTTAATATCTGTGTAGATTTATTAATTTCAAGATAAAATTCTTTATGTATAATAGGATCGCCTTCTAATTCATAATTCTCTACAATTTTTTTGGTATCTAGATATAATTTATCAATATAAACAACAGAATATTTTGCTTTTAATGACCGCTTACCTAAATTACCTATCTTTTTACCTAAATTATCCACTTTTTCTACACCGTCCATAACAGCAACTGCAATAGATAAAGGCGTAGGTATAGACCAAGATTTAGATTTTTTATCTTTACTCATAATTAATTCTCCTTAATAAAACTTTATATATTTTTTAAATAAAAAAGAGAGATAGGTACTAAGACCTATCTCTTAAATTTGTTACTTATTTGATTTCATAACGATCTACTCTATAAGTAGTTTTAGAACCCTCACCAAAGTTAGGATCAGATTCATCTTCATTTCTATAGATAAAATCTACAGAGTATACATAATTGGCATCAGAGTTATTATCCACATATGGTGGTTCTGGTTCAATATCCCACTCTGCTTTTTCTTCTTCTACTAATTGATTAGCGAAATCAATAGCATCTTGTTTATCATGGAATACTCCCATAACAGTACTGAAGATATTATCTACTGGTTGCGGGTTAAAATAGTTTTCTGTTTTTGTTACGATGTAACCATATTTTTTAGTCATAGTTGTGTCTCCTTGGTCGTAGCATATAGTTCTTACTGAAAAATTATATGCTCTGTCATTAATCTTAAAAGATATAGGTCTTAGCTTTTTATCATTAGAAGCGACGATGCCATGGAAGTAAGTATTTATTTCTTTTACTTCACTATCTTCTAAATATTTAGCACCTTTATCAAATTCTTTGTCTGTGAATTCATTTAATTTCTTAAATGCTTCATCTGCATTTTTAAATGCTTTGTTAGCCCAAACAATACCAAATTTATTTTCTATTCCGTGATTAATACTTGGTAATTTATTTGTATTTAAATTATAAATAGATTCTAAAACAATCGTTACATTTTCTTTTAGTTCATGTTTCATCATCTTTGCCATAATTAGTATCCTCCTTAAGGTTAATATTTAAAATAGAGTATGAGTTTATACAATGCTCCCTTATTTCAAAGTATTACGTCATACTTGAAAACTACATAATAGAATTCTTAAAATTGAACTTCTTTCTCTTTTATCTTATCATTAACCCTAGTTTATAATAATCTCATTACTCCTTTCTGATTAATTTACCTCCTTTCATTTGAGATTATTATATTTGATGTAATTGTCACTATAACTACATCACTATTATAGTATATAATCATAGTGAGAATTAAAAAATAAGAGATAGGCACGAAGACCTATCTCTATATTCTTCTTATTTAAGAGCAAGTTCTATTATAGTATATTTTGTAACAAAACCATTAGCCTTAACTGCAGTTCGATATACAACTAAACCATATTCTGTATTGGTTGGTATTACCATCGCTTCTTCTTCAGTAAGTTCTTCAGTATCTTCCTGAGCTATTAATTCGTTTATCCGATTAATGGCTTCATCTTGATCTTTAAAAGCTAATAATTCGAATAAATCATTTTCTTCTGAGAAGTCGATAAATAATCTATTATCATCAGTTCTCTGTAAAGAATATACAGATTCCATTATAATATAAACCTTCTTCATACATATTTCCTTTCTTTGAATAACTTTTTCACATTAATATTCTTAGGAGCTAATAGATAAGTTACTATATCCATAACTACGAATCCGTTAGTAGTAACAAATATCTTTCTAGTATTATTATTTTCAATATCGCTAATACCAAGATGCACATCCAATGTATCTATATCGATATCTGTAAATTCTTTTAAGTCATTCATACTTTTAACCTCTCTAATAAAATTTAGAGATTTAGATGCTATACCATCCATAAATAGTATAGCATCATTAATTTCTGAAAAGACTAATATATGATCTTGTGAAGGGCCATTGAATATTAAATGTGATGGTTCTGATACAGAATATCGATTTATAGAATAGCTAGAAGATTTTACTGCATATATCTTATCCATATACTATACCAACCTTCTAATTTATCACGTTTAATCGGATAACTTTGTAAGTTAAAATAACATTTCTTATTTTAACTACTTTGTATAATTCCAAGAAGTCTTCTATACCGTCTATTTTAGGTAATTGGTTTAGAAGTTCTTCTGGTATTTCATTAGTAACTTCATCTCCACCATCTTTAATAGTTTCCTTAACCTTATCAATAGCATCTTCTTTATTAGCAAAGATAGAATATTTGAATAGGGTGTCAGCATCTATTTGGACTAATTTGCCATCTTCAATTTTGTAGATAGATTCCATAACTCCATAATATACTTCAGCCATAATAATTTACCTCCAATGCTGAATAATTATTTTATATTCTTAAGATACAATCCTATGACACTATCTGTATATCTGTCATAAAATAGCTGAGAATATGAATTTACATCATTAGGAGCGGCTATTATAAACGTCCTAATGTTTTTCGAAAATGGTCTAACATACCTATCACTATTTCCGAAATATTCTCTTTTTATCCTTGGTATGATCTCATCTGGAGATCCTACATTGTATGGACAAGTAATATATTCGGTCTCGTCTCCAGCATATCCTTTAATTATGGATCTTTTAAATTCATATGTTTTCATGGAAACTTGATCTACATATACGACGTATCTAGAACCCCAACTCCAATCTAAAAACTTATGAAAAAGTGCAACTCCAATATCTTCCCATGACATTTTCATATCCTCCTTAATCGTCGTAAATAGTGTAATCAAATAATTCATTTTCTGCGATAAGATCTTCGACGCAACGACCATATCCAGAACCTTCTAATAACGTGCCATCTTCTTTAGCAATATAGAAACCATAAGTCTCATCATTTACAGGATCGTATACTACTCTAGCATAATCCTCAATAGGAAATGCACAATGTTTATCAAATTGTATCATTCTATTATTTGGAGCATCTACTAGGTCTCTGTCATTAACGATATCATTGATACCATCAAATGCCAAATCTAAACCATCTTCTTCTTCCATATTTAAATAACCATCTACTGGTTCTTCAAATACATATGGCCCACTATTCACATCAGTTGTTTTTCTGAATTTAGAACCACCAATAAGTTTATGTGCTTTAATGTAAATATTCATAACTAATTACCTCCATTAATCTAAGTACTTGTTAAAATTGATAGCTATTCTATCTAACACATCTGTTAAATAGAATCCATAAATAGTATATCCATTTGTTAAGATACTTATATATGGGCTATCATTTATACATTTTATGCCGACTTTATTATATAATAATTTTACAGATCCAATATCTGCATTCCTGTACGGTTGATTGCTATCAAGATATGAGTTAATAATAAAATTGATAGCTGTTTCTTTTGCTTCAAGATCACATTCAGAGTCTATATTGCAGACACAATACTTATCAAGCTTTTCCGTAGCAGTATAATAAATATCAACCTCGATTTTATAGAAAGTATCGTTATTTATATAATCATAACTAAGTCTATCTATAGGTTCGGATCTTGCGATTCTATAATCGAGATCTAAGTGTCTATATCTACTGGTATACTTTCTTAAAATACACCATTCTTCAAACATTTTATCAATAAATTCGTTTGAAGAATTTTTATCATGATTAATAATACTATCCCTAGTCGCCTTAATGATATCATTACCTTTAGTTATTATGATATCATTATTTGATTCATATTTATTTCCCATATTCTTATTCCTCTCCCACTTCAAAATGATTGAAATTTATATCTACTCCATCTTCATCCCTGATATAAAATCCTAATAAATCATCAGTTTGTTTATAATATAGGATTTCTATGTATTTACTCATTTCAATATCATCGATTTTAAGTACCTTAAAAAATCTATTTATATTCCTAATATGAGCATAAGTAAAGTTTCTCTTATTGATTTTTAGATACCTACTCATAATCAAATAAGATGCTTTAATTATTGCTTCTTTATCATTTTTAGCATGAATAGTTTCTAAAGATACATCTTTAATTTCGTTTATGTGATTCATAGAAGTAAGCATTAACTCATATTTTGAATTCTTAGATTCTTTAGAATTAAGAATTGCATATCTAGAGTTTTTCATAGGCTTGATTTCCCTGGAATAATACGATAAATTTCTACTTATAAAATTATAGACATCTAATGCGCCATCTTCATCAACATATTTTTCAACGTGTTTATAAAATGCTTCCTTTCTACGCTGTTTCCAAATCTTATCTGCATCGCGAGATGCTTTCGTTTTTATAGCCCATTTTTTAAGATTAGCAAGAGTAGATCCTACATCACTAATTAAATTACTAATTTCACCCATTATGATTACCTCCTTTTAGTATAGGATAATAAAAGTTTAAAGTAAAAAATATATAAGTTCAAAGATTAATCGTTTTATCCGACTTATATATTCATTGTTATAGTATATAATTATATTATATTTTTACTAAGACTTTAGATTAAATTAAAATTCGCTTAATAAAGGAGATCAAACATGTACACTATAAATATCTACCATCTCTTTGATAAATTATCTGATGGTGTAAAGAACAATTATATCTGTGAAAATGATAAAGAATTATATCGCTCTCTAAAAATTCAGTTGTCTAATGCTAATCTTATTGAAGATGATAATGTAAGTGTAAATCTTTTTAGATTTATTGATGAATCATATATTCCAGATGAATTAGCTGATAGAATAAAACACATAGAAGAGTTCATTGAAGAGCATCATAATTTCGATATTGATGAAACTGAGGTTGAGATTAGTATTGTAAATTATCTTATTGGTATGGATGGTCTTATCTATAATATGAAAGACTATCAATCTGTAATGGCTAATAAAGATACTATTCGCTCTTTAGGAATACAGAAAATTTCCCAAGACCCAACCTCTTTTAGAAAAGAAGCAGAAGCTGAATTAAATAAGAAGTCTACTAAGACGAATATTTTAAAAGAAATTCAAAACTTAGTTATTCTTACTACGGTATATGAGATCTTAGAAGAAGATGCTGATAAAAAGAAAGATGAGATAGATGAGTATGCTGAAGAGAATATCAAAGAAAACTATATTAGTGAATTTGATATGATCTTAGATAAAATGGAAAGCTTATTCCCAGATGATGATGATATCGAAATCACTGGTGTAGAATATAATGGTAAGAAGATCAGTACTGATGAATTCACACAAGAACTAAGCACTCATAGATACCCTGGTTATTATGAAAAACAAATTCCTATTGAAGATGCATTAGATGATACTTATGTAATCCACACAACAAGAGGAACTGTTATTAAGAAACCTTCTACTGATATTTATGATATGGATATCTCTATTGAATCTAAAGAAAAATAAATATAATTATATACTATATTTATGATAGCATTATAAACTAGTGCGACTTCTACTCCACTACAGAAGTAAAATGTGGTTACTATAGGACGTCATTTCGCATATCAATCCTAGCAGTATAAAAATGGTATGCAAAAGAATACTACTCAAAAGGTGTATTCTTTTTTGTTTAAATCATATAATAAACACAAAAAGATGGAGCAGAGCTTAATTGCTCTACTCCCTTATTTTTTTAATCTTTAAAATCAGTTAAAATTTCATTAAGCATTCTTGGTTTAATACCCAAATCTTCTTGACATTGACGAGCAGTTTCAATAAGAAGTTTATTCATTAAACCTTGAAGCATAGCAGATGGAACCATACGACCCATAACACCAGAGATTGTTAGGAATGCATTTACATATTCATCTTTTCTATAATCAGAGAATGCTTCATCACCTTTAGGAATAATATAAGAGTTTACACCTTTTAGAGCTTGAGAGAATACTAGTTTATCACCAATACCAAATTTATCATTTACTTCGATATAGAATTCAATGCGAACACCATCAAGATGTTTCAATTTGCCTTCTGCAGGAAGTTTGCTTGTTGCTTCTAAAGTATACTCTTTATCTACTCCATTACTTCTCATTACCTTCTTGAGTTTATTAATCTTAGCATCATATGCTTTTACGATTTTTAATAGAGTAGGAGATAGTTCTTCATCATCACAAGTTCTATAAATCTTAATATTAGTAATACGACCAGTCATCTTAGCTCTTACTGGTTTACGACCTAAATCGGATAATCCTTCAACATTATCATCTGTAATATTTTTCAATAACTCATTTGCTTCTTTTTCATCAAATGCGTCTTGGAAGATTAATAAAGGATCACCCTCTTGAACAAAGTCTCCAACGGATACCATATTATATACGTTAGAATTTTTATCAAGTGATACGTCTTTCTGTACGTCAACTTTAGATTCTAGAGCTTCAGAAATAGAATTATCAACTACACATGAGTCTTCATAACCCAAGTCAGTATTCATAATAGCAACTTTAGCTAGAGTACCCATATTGTAAGATAAACCAAATGGATTACCACCTTTTCCTCCATTACCAATTGCATTAGAATAAGATTGTTTATCATATGCTACAATATCATTACCTTCTAACTTTTGACCTACTTTAACAATCGGATCTAATTTTGTGGTAATATAGAAACCACCATCAGAGTTCTTTTGGATAGTGGTACGAAGATCTACATAATCCTTTTGTTTAGTTTTAGTATCTTCGATGATCATATAATCTTTAGTAACTTCTTTTACTACAGCTTTTTCAAATGGGCATTTATATGCAAACTTGTTAGAAGTCAAATATGGCAATGCCTCATCGGCACCAGTAGTAATAAGAGATGGCATAGATTTCTTAACCAACATTTGATGTTGAGAAGTTTGGGTGAATGCCATTGCAGTACGGAATGGATCATCATGATTGATAGCTAATGGAGAAAGTGCTTCCATCATAGAGAACGTATTTAAGTTATTCAATTCTTCAGGTTTCTTAGGAGTGATAAAACCACGTTTATTTCGAACACCTGCATCAATAACTGTCTGTCTATTAATACCTACTGTAGATGAAAAACCTGTAGAAATACCCAATACACCAAGCATAGAATTATCATAACCACGTTTATCAAGACCGAATGCTCTGTCAGAGTTCATACCAGATAAACCTTTGAATGTTACTTTAGAAGCTGTTTCTGCTTCAAGCAATGGAGTTAATGTAGACAAATCAGAAGAGGTTTGGTCATGAGTAAGAATAGAATCGATAACTGCGGATCTTTTAGCAGAGAACGTAGCTTGACCTTTGCTTCTTTTAATCATAGTTCTATAAGCACCAAATGCTTTAGCAAGTACTTGATACAGATGACCAACAATAACTTCATTAGTTCTTAAACGATTACCAGTGATATCTGTATGACGATTGAATTTATTATCAACTAATAAGTCATTGCCATAGATCATAAGATCTACATAGTTATCTGGGACATTTAAAGTCTTGCAAATTTCTTTTGTAATAGGGTCTATCATTAGATCATAGAAGTTATCAAAACCATCTGCTTTGATTCTACCACCAAAGTCATCTAGTATATCTAACCACATATCTTTTGAGTTGATTTGTTTAATAGAATAATCATTGAAATCACATTGCATCAATCCATTCATAAGCATATTATGACCAGGATCATCGGAATGATATACTAGATAACCATCTTCGAATTTAATATAAGTATTTTCTCTAGATGGTCTAGTTTCTTGGAATTCATACTTGATTCCTACTCTATTTAGCAATCTTTGCAAACCGATATTGTAAGATAGAAGAACTACTACTGGAATCTTTGTATTCATGATAGAAGCTTCAGAATACATTAATCTTTTAGCAACAGATACTGATTGGTAAATTTTATCAAACTCACCAGATTTGTCATGAGATCTTAAGATATTTAAAATCCCCATATCAATACTTGTATCAATAAATGGAATCTTTTTACCATTTACAACATAACAAGCTAAGTACTTATTAGCAAGCATTTCATCAGTAGCTTTAGACTCTGGAGAACCTTTTGGGAAATAAGATTTATCAAATGGGATTTTAGATAACTCATCCATATTAAATGAGATATAAGAGCCATCTTTAAATTTGATCTTAGAATACATACAAGCTAGATCGATAAATTCCATAGGAAGTTCATATCTAATACAAACTTTTCTATTATCGCCATCTATAACTTTAATATCTTTACCTTCATATTTAGATAAAGCTTTTACAATCTTATTTACGATAGGAGATGATTTAGATAATCCACTAGGGGATTTTCTATATATAAAGATCTTGGAATAATTAGATACTAACTGAACTGCATCTCCATCAGTTTTAACTACTGGTAATAGCATCAGCTGTCCGATAAGAGCTTTCTCATTACCTCTTAATTTCATAAAACGATTACTAATCAATTTAGGAATATCTAATGTCATAGTAAAACGCTTACCAGTTTCGGCATCTTCGTAATTGCAAGTCCATGTATCAATATAATCCTCAGATGTAGAAGTATTTTCAGATTTGATATCTACGATATTCATAGGATGAGATACATTGATAAAATGACTAAACATCGCTACAATATCTGGATCCATATCATATTGCTTATTGAAGTTAGCAAACTTTACTTTCTTCCAAGATTCATCCATAGAATCGATCTTAAGTTCCATAGGTTTGATATCATCATTCTTTTGGAACTCTTCCATAAGTTTAGCAACAGATTTGCCATTAACTTCTTTTGTAAGAAGTACTTTTTTAGATTCTTCCATTCTAGACTTACGAGCTGCATTCATTTTGATACCATCTTCAGATTGAAGATCTAAGAGTACATCTTTTAACCATTCATTATCTTCATCATCTGGATCGTTCTTTTCAAGGGTTTCAATAGCATCTTTAGTAGTGGTGGACTTAGAGGCTATTTTATCAAGCTTATTTACTAATGCAGCCTTCTTAATTTCAGGGTCCTTGGTTAAACTAGGATCATCTAATACACCCATTTTCTCTAATTCATCTTTTGTTAACTCTTTTGTACCACCAGTAAGATTAGATAATACAATACCACCCTTTTCTAATCTATCTGTAAGTTGAGCAACAATTGCTTGTCTAGAGTCATGGTTGATTTCTTCTACTCCAGAATACTCACCACTAAGAATATTATTTGTAAGGGACACAAACTTATTCAAGTGATTCATATCCATCATATTGAAGTCTACTGTGAAATAACCATTCTCTCCAGTAAATAGAATAGTATAATCTTTCCATGCTTGTAATTTAGATGGATTAATCTTACAAGTTCTATAAATAAAGGAGAATGGGTTAGCAGAATTCTTATAATCAAAGATGCTTGTATCTGGAATAGATCTCTTCCAATCAGTTACTGGAATTACAATGGTCTTTTTAGCATAATTAGAGAATCTAGAATCCATAAGGAATCTATTTAAGAAAGTAAAGAATACATCTAAACCTCTATCTCCAGTAAACTTAGTATTGTTTTTATAGAAGATATCAGTATAGAATGCCCAATCATAGAATAAGTTTCTATTTTTATATAATCTTAAATCAGCAAATGTGTATTTGAGATATCTTACTTCATTTCTAATCTTTTCATAGAATTTTAAGCATTCAGCTTGAGATCTCATTCTGTTATTGAATAAGATCTGCCTAAAGATATTTGTATAGTTATAAGATCCGAATTTAGTAGTCTCTGTTTCTTCATTAAGAATAGAATCTACAAATTCTGGATAGAGAAGCTTATGATATTCCTCTCCAAGTTTTAATTCCATACCAGTCTCATTCAATATGATATCATTGTGAGAAGATACAGATTCGTTTAAAGATAAATCTTTTAATATAGACGGATCATATGCTTCATTATTAATGGAAATATCACCATCTTTATTAAGGCCGTTATTGATAATTAGATTTACGTTCTTTTCAATAAAGTAAGAATTAAAAATCTGATTATTCAATTTAGCCAGTCTATTGTTTAGTATATTAACACTTGATTCAGTATTAGGTGTCATTAAATATACAATAGAATTATGAGTTCTATCTTTAAGATCTATTGGGTAATAATATTGGCCTCGGTACAATCTAAATGGAGTTAATTCATTTAAAAATATTGCCACGTTGGTATCCTCCTTATCTATTGTAAACATTACCTTGATGTAATCCCCCTAATAAATATTATGGTTATATACTATTATTATGATAAGATGAAGAGATTTGCTATATAGATATCAGTCGGTGAGTATCTATATTTGCTCCTTTCAAAACAATACTTATATAATAATAGGTACGCTTTTAAAATGTATATAGGTCTCTTAATCCCTATTCTACTACTTATATACAGCCAAATGAATTTGCGTGAATCCTACCCACACCTCTTCATCTTATCAAAAAATAAAAGGAATTACGGCCCTGTAAGCTAGTAGTAAAGCAATAAATTGCTCAGCCTATAACAACTACAACTAAACTACAACAACACAGTGTTACCGTTAATCAAAATAGTTATAGCTTACTTTTTCCTAGCACACATTAATATCTTTCTTTTCCTTTCGGTATTGATGTGTGTTGCTGTAATTCCTTTTATTTTTTCTTTAAAATCATAATTTATTTATATGGAGACAATATCGTAATTCAACGACATAGGCTTGAATGAAGTAAAAAGAAAAGGTATTAAGAATATGGAAAGAACAAAATTCCTTAAAGAAATATCTTCTATGACTAGAGAGGATATAGATAAATATCTTCTAAGAAACTGTCATAGAAGAAAGAAAATTTATCCAATATTAGTGTTGAAACCTTATTCAAAAAAGGAGAGTACTAGTGAAAGTAGCGGATCTAATAAAGGAGATTAATGAACAACGATCTCCTAATGACAAAAAAACATATGATACTAAATCACAAAAAGATGAATTGCTTATTATGAAAGCAATGCTTAATGATAAAGAATATAAAGTAGACGTTTATAAAGGAACTGGTATTGATTATACTTTCTCACCATCAGAAGTTATAAGAAATACAATGAGTTCCGTAATTGCAAATACTACTGGTATATCTAATCATGAAGCGCATCGCTTAATGGATAATTACGAATTCAGAACTGGTGAAGCAAGAAATATGATTGAATTCTCTAAAGAGTTCATTAATACATATTTACAGACTGGTCGTAAGCTTCCATTAGGTGGTAGAGAAACTTCCAATATTTCTTTATTGAAGAAATCTATAGCTCCAGGATATGTAAAATACCCAGTTAAGATTGGTGTGGATAAAGATGGTAATGCTATCTGTAAATCTAAAGATATCTTTGTAAATGGGTATGATTCGGTAAAAGTCTCTGCTCCTTGCCCTGTATGGGTTAAAGATAAAAAATAAAAGGACTGTAAGTAATAGTAAATAAGTAATGATAAGATACTCTGTAGAAAAATATTTAGATATATCTTTCTCAAAAGGAGGAGCTAAAACATGACATAATAGCTGGCGAACCCTAAAAAATAAATTTTATGATTAAATATAATATCAAACCTGAACCGATTTGAACTATCATATCTAACAAATATTTATTCATTAGAATTCTCCTTTCCGAGTATCCTATCATAATTATAGTATATAATTATTTTATAAAAAGGATAAGAAGCTCTTATAAAAAAAATGAGGAAATAAAACATGGCAGAATTAAATTAGCAATTCTTATTAATAAACCAATCATAAGAATTCTCCTTTCTGAGCTTATCATTGTAATTAGTTATAAAAAGATAAGAGATCATTCAATAAATTATTTCTCGTAAAGAAGGAATATAATAAAACATGGCAGTGTTATTAACCCTTACTGATAAATTTTATTAGGATATATAATATCAAGCCTGCTAAGACTTGAGACAATACATTTATAATGAAATCTATCATAAAATAATTTCCTTTCTGATCTCTTATCATAATTATAATATATAATTATACAGCTTATTTACTATAGATCAAATATATCATTGAGGAGGTATATTTGATCATTTGTGCTAATGATAATTTTAACACAAAAAAAGAGTAAGGGATTAACTCCCTTACTCTCTTATTTTTTTTAGTTGTGATTACAATCGCAATGATCTCCACAACATCCATCATGGTGATGGTGTTCATGAGATTCATCAATAGGGAAGTTAGAGTAATCAAATACTATTAAATTATCATTGATCATATCATATGTAAGCTTATACATTTGATCAGTATAGTATTCAATAGCTGTATTGATATATTCTTCCATATCTTTGAAGACCGCGTTATCATTATCTTTTCCAATAACAAAGTTACCAGCTAGCTCCTCTAATTTACCTAGCTCTTCTTTTTTATTTTCATAGGCAATATTTATTATCTCTAAAGTTTCTGCTATTCTTAGAGAGTCTAGATTACTATAAGCCATATCTAATAAAAGAGATAATACGAAAGACTTATTAAACGGATCAGCAACTTCTGGAGGATATCCTTTTAAAAGTTCATCTGTTAGATTACTAAAGCCGTGTCTCTTAAATATTTTTAACGCTGTTAATTTTATGCAGAGCATCTCGTTACGTCTTGTAAGTAAAGCTAACCGACATAATCTTTCACTCATAATACCTTCTTGATTTAATAGATATCTGGTATCACGAATTCTATTTATATTTTTCTTATAGTCATTAATATTAGCAAGACCATTTCCGATTGCTTTAACGATAGTATCAAAGTCTTTCTTTATAATAATCTCTTTATCGTCATGATCTACTTCAGTAAAGATAGTATCTTCTTGATCTTCTCTAATCAAAGCTTCTCTAAATTCTTTTCTATAAGCAGAAATAGAATCTGTTGTAGGATAGGTTTTAAAATATAAAGTCTTATTAACTTTATCAAGAGTTCCAAACTCATTCATATTCTTTTCAATAAGGGTATGATCATATGCTAAAGAATCTTGGAACATTTTTAGTTTAGTTTCAGTAGTTTCAGATTGTGGAATAAAATGAGAACTGATATGTTCTCTAACTTTATTTACGATCTCTTTAATAGTATGATTGTTTTTCATAATAGCTTCCTTTTCTTAGATTTTACCGAAGCGAGTTTCTTCGATATCTATTAATTTTAGTTTATAAGCAGTATATACAGCTGCCTTGATAAGAGGTCTATGATTACCCTCTATATCAGTAGATTTTAAAGTAGTCTTATAATCGCTAGGTGAAATACTTACAGATTGTTGTTTATAGTTAAAGAATATTGGGATAGATGGGGCTATCTCTGCCATTTTGAAAGAGATTTTTCCATCATTATCTTTATGCATCAATATACCAATCTTTCTTTGATCTATATTTATATCACCACTATCATTTTTTGTTTCTTTATCAATATTAATCAATAGGATAGTATCTTCACCATCTTCACTATTAAACTTACCAATAGTTCTATATGGATGAGGCCCTTTACTAATAGTATATACATCCCCACCAGATTTTTCAAGAACCATCATTTTTTCTTCCATATCCTTTTCATCAGGTTTGATATCTTCATGTGATTGTAGATATTCTATAATAGAAGTGTTGTCTTGAGGAGGTCTTGCTAATGGATCGAATCTAGTAGTATTGAAGATAGCATAACTACCAGCCCCTATGATTAATATCAATATACCAGCTGTGATGATTTTCATATTCCTCTTTACTCTTGGTTTAGATTCAAAGAACCCAAAAAGAGAACTATATTTTTCATCCTGGCGTTTGATAGGTTGTATAGGTTCGTTCTTATCAACTTTGATATTTTTGTTTTTGAATATTTCGTTGTTATTCCTATTATTGTTATACATAAATTGACCTAAATCTTTATTTATTTTATACTTTCTCTCATCACTATATTCGTTAACATGCTTAAGCATATTAACTAAATTTTTACTTCTTCTCATTGGACCACTATCCCTCTAATTAGAACTGACTATAGTATAAAGGATTATTAATCTTAAAATGTCATACATTTTCGTCCATATATAAAATAGACCGTATTGTTTTGACATAGATTCCTCTCTCAAGAATGACGTACCTTACGATCAATATAATAGACTTGAAACTAAAATAAACTTTAAATTACTGTAAATCTTTTTGGTCCTCTCTTCACTTACAATAATACCGTTTATTTTATTTTCTCTGAGTGTTAGTATTACATTTTACGATTGTCCTTTTACCATATATCTCAAGAAGGGGTTAATCCTCTTCTTGATTGTTTCTGTGTTTAGGGATATATTCTGCATTATATTCAATATCACCATTAGATTTTAATTTTACTGGCTTTATTGATATACAGACTTTATTATCTTTTATAGATCTAGAAAGTATACAACTAGACTCTAAACGAGATAAATATTCGGTATCATTAGAACAAGTACACAAAAAATCATTTTCTTCTTTCATAAAATTCCTCCTTTATTCAAATACAGACTACTCATAAATATAGTATATAATCATTCACCACATTAAAGTAATTTCAAGGAGGTGATATTTAATGGCTTCATTTAAAGACAGATTTGATCTAGGCTTACCACCTATAGTGGAAAATGATACTATCAAAACAGGGAATAATTATTGTATTGGATATCAAGAGATGAATGAGCTTGCTGTTAGTAAAGGTACTAATAAGAATAGTGCTCATCTAATCATAGGTGTTAATGATCCTGCTACAAATTATAAAACTGAATATGATAGTAAAACTATCTTTAATAAAAGATATTCTCATGATAAATTAAAAGAAGTAGATACAATCCCTAATGGTTCTAAATATACTCCAGATAATGACCTGGTAGAACTTAGAACTTTTAAGCATAAAAATAATAAGACTTATATCCTACTTCAAAAGAATACCAAAGACCAAAGAGGTATCTATATTACAGATCCTATTATGACTACATACCCATATAATGAAAAATAGAAGAGTAAGGGAAAATTCCCTTACTCTCTAGTTTTGTTATTTTGTGATTTTTATTGTAGCAGATATTTCTTTTCTAGAAGTCGTAGGTACTTTTATGGTAGCACCAATGGTTTGATCATAGAACGTTCCAACTATAAATGATGCATTTATATCATGATCATTATTCTGTGGATTTATCTTAGTCTTAGATTCTAATTGCAAATAATCAGTAGTTGATTTATCTTGAGATTCAGTATTATACCAGAATAGCTTCTTAGTCTTCTTATTATACATAAGGACTTTAGACATCATGTGGTCTGGGATAGTACCATTTTCTCTCCAATCAGAACCTTGAGCTCTAGTATATACTCTATTACGTTTTAGATGATAGATCTTTTCATCTTGAATAAAACCTTCTTGAGATATGATTCTAAATTTACAAGGGTTAGACTGAGTACCAAAACCAACTTTAGATTCTGATGTAAGCATATTTACTATATTGAGATATTGCTCTGCACTCCAATGTTCTGGAACAGCTCTAGGCAATTCATATCTAAAGAATGTGTTAGGATTATTATAATCTATATGGCCTCCAGGATTGCAAGATCTTGCCTCTATAAATGGCGTTCCATTAGAAGTTTTACCCCTTCTAATTTCAAGTTCTACTTCTCCATCTTGCCATTGCATTCTTCTAAGATCATCGCTATATTCTAAACCTTTTAAAATAAGCATCTTATAATTAGCAGAGTTATGGTCGGCTATATTATTAGGAGTCATTTGGCCTTCTCTTGTGCATAAGTATGACATAGCATCATACATTAAGAACAAAGGTCCAGATTCATGCTGTCTATCAGGTCCAGCACCGCCACATCTTACAACTGATATATCATGTTGGATACCTTTTTCATCAGTCATAAAACCTACTATCATGAAGATAGGATCATCGTCGTCATCATAACCATTAAGACCTAATTTAATTTTAAATCCATTATAATAGTCTTTGGATAAAAAAGCGGATGTTTCGTAACTATTTCTACTATTAATAATCATCTGAGATACTTCGTCAAAACTATATGCATTTCTTGCAGCAATTTGTCCATCAGTATTTAAGTTTTGCCATTTATAAGTTGTAGGAATCGCATCATCCCAGCGCCCGCTTATACGATCCCAATTATCAAATATATCTTTTAATGAGAACCTAGTATTCTTTATAGTTTCAAAATCTTTATCATTATCAACTACATTACAAATATGGAACTCATCATCATATTGAAGAATATCTTTTCTACCATTATATTTTAATATTTGACCATCTTTGCCTTTAACAGTAAACTCCTTAAGTTCTGGATGCATAGAGATTTTGGTATAATCAAATGCATCATTATACCAATAAAGAGTTTTGAGTCTAGGATTATATAAGAAGATCTTTTGCGTAAAGCTTTTATTTTCAGATACTTTACCTATAGCATCCCAACCAACTGTTCTAGGATTGAATTTATATTCTTTATCTTCATAGACTGAGTAGATATTTTCATCTTTAAAAATACCTTGTTGTTCTACAATAGTAAATCTAGGTAAACCAGATCTACAACCAAATCCAATATGAGATGGTTCTAAACACATCTTTTGAATGTTATCATACATCTCATCTGACCAAGTAGCTGGTTTCTCTTCTGGACAAGAGAATTCAAAAGTGCCTTGTGGTAAGATAGTATCAGCAGATCCATCAATAGACCAACCAGTTGTAGTAAATTTAAAATAATTACCATCTCGTTGAGCTGAGATATAAGCAATAGTAGTAGCTGTCTCTACCGCTCTATGGTTAGTAGCAAATGGTGCGGGTCCTACTTCATCTGATAAATCAGTAATAATGAATTGAGTATCATTACCCATATCATATATAAGGCCCCACCAGAAAGTACAGTCAAATACTACGCCATAATAAGGAGAAGATTTTGGGAAGATCTCATTTCTATATATATTATCCCACTCAGCACCATTCTTTCTAGTCTCTTCTGCAGTGGCATCATGGTTATATGCATCCACGGAATTAAAAGAGTCTCTAAACTTAGATCTAGGATATGTAAATGTAGGATTACCAATAATGAAATTATTTCCATCATTTTTTGGAAGAACCCTTGCTGGTAAATTATAAAGAGGTCTCTTATATAACTTCTTACCATTATGCATGAAACTAGATATTTGTTCTAGTTTACCATTCCTTACATCTTCAAGCTGTAATGAATTAGGGAAGGTGCCAGAGCCTCTTACTAGTGAGAGGGTATGTTCTTTGCCATTAGAATCTTTCATATAACCAATGATAATCATAAGATTATCATCATCCCATCCAGTATCTACCATTGTTTTAAGATAGTAGTTAGCATAGTCTGCTGTAGGAGATATAAAACCAGCAGTAGCTACACCATCTATTGTAGCTTCAATACAATTTGTATTTTTATTAAATCTCCAACCAGTTTGTTTAGGATCTGTATATACTGTGTAAATACGATGATCTAAATTTTGCCCTTCTGGATATTCCCCAGGTCTACCATAGTTAGTTCTGTCTAAAAGCATTGTAGAGAATCTATCAAAATGAGCATACCGTTTCCAAGTAGTAAAGATCTTTTCCATAGTATCTGGAATTCTGATCATCTCATCATCTTTTTCATATCGATTAGATACTATTCTCCTTGCTAAGAATTCATCATGTTGATAAAGTTTCTTTGCAGAAGGATTTATCTTGAGAACTTGGCCAGATGCAGAGAACTCATCATCATTTTCGGTTAATTCATATAAAGAATTAAGTTTATCATTGTTTTCTAATTTAGTAGCTCGACCTTGTAAATTCTTTATAAGATCAGCATTACCTTTTATATATTCAGATTGTCTACCTTTTACCTCGGCTTCTATCTTATCGAGCAATTCTCTAAGACTAGGAGCGAGTTCTTGGTAGCCGACCTTATCTTCATGATTGAAGGGCATATCGTTATTTCCCCCTTATTTAGTACTGTTTGACATATTAAGTAATCGATTACTAAGTTGTCAACTGGAGGTAATTACCCGTGTTTAACTCAGAATATACAATTACCTGGGACGAGATATCTCCTTCATTACAATTATTATTTAAAACCCTACAGTCTGAGATTGTAGATAATCATAATAAAATAATGAAGAACAGAGATGATATAGAGGCTCTTGATAAAAGAATCCTTGTCCTAGAAAATAATGACCCATTTGCTAACCTTTGGTTAAATGGTCAGCAAGGTCAAGTTGTTAAAATTAATAAAAAAGAAAAGAAACTCTATCCTCATGATGAGTGGTTAGGTCTTAGAGTAGTAGATACTGTAGAAGATCTTGAGATGATGAAGAAAACCAAACCTAGTCTAATAAAAACTATTAGAGATACTTGGGTTGGTTATGCCCATTACAATACTAATATGATCTCCGAAATAGATAACACTCATTATGATAACAGTCTTCAAAATGGTCAAAACCTTGCTGGTATTCCCTATACGAATTATACCAATAAAGGTGGTGTATGGGGCATCAATGACCAAGGCATTATTACTTGTAATTCTAAAACAGTTATTATTGGTGGTTATAAAGATCCAAATGCTGTCTATACTGATTTTGATTTAGAGTATGAAGTAGATGTAGATAATAGTTCTGGTATGGTAGGCCTGCTATTGGGCTTCTATACAGATGATAATGGTATACAACATACCTTGTCCTTTATCAGAGGTCCGAGAAATGATTCTTCTAATAACGTAGTTTCATTTGCATTGGTATATGACCTAGGAAACTCTACACAAGAAATCTTATCAGATCATACTTTAGAAATTTTAGATCCAAATGCTGCTCCTAATACTAAACTTTATGCAAGAATTAAAGCTAGTAAAAAAGGAACTACATTCAAACTTCAATCCACATTATTCAATCCTAAGAAAGATAACCTAGGAAATTATATTGGGTTTGATTTTGAATTTAACGTATATACTTCTAACTATACTAAAGAAGTTGTTACTAATCTAATGAAGCTTATTAACAACCCAACTCCTATTGGTGTACTAGTTAGAAATACTAAAGCATCTTTTAAACTTGTATCTCAAAAAGGTGTTTTAGACAATGATGATATATATGATCTAAGTACAAATAAACACTATACTTATGATTATACTACTAATAAATGGAAAGAAGAAGGAACGATTGATACATACCTTTCTAATCGTATTTTCCTATATAATAAAGATACTAAGAAATTCTTCTTCTACAATTATCCTGGGACTTATACAGAGATGGATTTGTTCCAATCAAACTTATTCAAAAATGCTAAAGATGGTCAAGTTATTAAACTAGACAAAGCAAAAGGCAAAGCATACCCTAATGATGAATTCCATTTGCTTTGTGGATATCTAACAGCTTTAGATAAAAAATATATTCAAGATAATATGATTAGTGGAAAGATTCCTAAAGAACCTCTTTATGACTTCCCTACTGGTAAGGTCTTGGAATATAAGAATGGTAAGTGGACAGTGGCAGCCGATATAAAAGATCGTCTAGCACCAAAAACATTAGTGTACAACAAAATTCTCAAAAAACTATTCTTCTATAAAGAAGATGGTAAAGATGGGAAAAATGTCGTTTATATAGAATTTTAATTAAAATGGGAGGTTAGTCATTTGGCTGGTACTACTACATACAAAGAGATTTATAATTTGGCCAAGAAAGCCAAAGCTGAATTATGGGATATGGCAGAGAGTAGAGGCAGAGATGTAAAAATCTACTTACACTGGACTGCTGGTAGTTATTATACAAACTTTGAAGATTATAATGTTTCCATCAATGCAGAAGGTGGATTATATATTCCAGAAGATGATTTTGCAGAAACATTAGATCATACTTATTATAGAAATAGTGGCGCTCTTGGTATTACTATGAACTGTGCCGCTTGGGCAACTCCTAAAGACTTAGGCAAATACCCACCTACTAAAAAACAAATTGATGGTATGGCTAAATTAATCTGTGTATTAGCAGATGCATTAGATATACCTATTGATAAATATCATGTATTAACTCATGGCGAAGCTGCTGATAATGAAGATGGTTTAGATATCTACTATCCAGATTATAGCGGCTATCCTAATAATACATATGGTCCTAAATCTAACGTAGATAGATGGGATTTAGAATTCTTAGGTACTGCTGAATCTCCTATTTATAACCCATATGATGAAACAGGTCATAGAGGTGGGGATGTTCTTCGTGGTAAAGCAAACTACTTTAGAGTAAATGGATTTACTAAATCCGTATTAGAAGGTAGAGAAATGCAATCCGAAGAGATAGCTCCTAATGGTAGACCTTATGCTAAGAATGATATCGACTACTTAATGAAAGTAGGTTATAGTAGAGAATCAGCTATTATTTTATTGAGTGCTGCTGATAAGTATACAAAGCCATACGATGCTTCTATGGTTGCACCGAATGGTATGGATTATGAACAAAATGATATTGATTATTTGGTAAACAATGGTTATACTAAAGAATCTGCTATCGATTTATTAAAAACTACTTCTAAATATAGAAGAGTTTAAGGAGTTTATATGAAATCTAATAATCCTAGATATGTAACTAATCTCACAAAAGATCTTACACTTACATATGTAGAAGATAAGGAAAATGCTCAAAAACTAACTGATATGAGTCTATGGTTTAAAAGAAATATTCCAGATATCGGCAATGTTTCCAAAATAGAAGAATTTCCTGAAGATAAGAGAAAAGTATTTGATAATACTATAGACGCATCTTATGTAAGCGGTTTATTTGAAGAATGTAAGTTATTCACTAATCAAACTGTAGAAACTGTAATCTCTAAGATTAATATTAAATTTATGACCAATAAGAATTCTTTGATCGGAACCTTTGCTGGGTTAGAGGTTATTACTAAACTAAACCTATCAGTATGGGACTTTAGTACACTAGAAATTGAGAATATGAAAAATATGTTCTACGGATGTAAAAATCTTAAAGAGTTAAAAGGTATTCAAAATCTAGTAAACTCTAAAGTTATTGATATCAACTCAATGTTTGCAAACTGCTCCTCTTTAGAAGAGGTGGATATCTCCGATTGGGATACTAGCAATGTAGAAGATTTCTCCAGACTATTTGACGGTTGTACTAACCTTAAAAAGATTATTGGTGCGATTGATATGAAATCTTGCAAACAATATGCTGGCATGTTTGGTATTAACCAAGGAACTGGTTGTAAGAATCTTAAAGGATTAAAAATCAAAAATCCTCCTAATGGTTTCTTCTTGTCTGGTTTAGATAAAACTCAATATGAAATCGTATAAATGATTAAAACAGAACAAGCACTTTTTAAGTGCTTGTTTCTTTTTAAAGAAAGGATAATATCAATGAGTTTTAAATTTGATTTGCAAAATTTTGCAATTATAGAAAATAATAGAAAAAATAAATTCTATGATAATAACTCTAGAATTGTATATGCATATACGGATGAAAGAGACAAGTCCGTATCCTATATGGCATGGTTGGTAAATAATATTGACGATATTGGAGACATTAACTCTATGGCGGAATCCACATCTCCTAAAAAGGATTATTGGAACCAGGATAGGGTTGTTGAAGAGATGAATGCGGTATTCAGTCTCAATTCCTATATTACTGATATCGTAAAACCTAAGAAACTAAAGAAACTTTCAAATGAGTGGAGAGATAAAGAGTTTATGGATATTGAGTATTTCAATAATGCTCTATCTCATATGAAGTTAGCAGATAATGCGGTTTTAAATTATGCGTTCTATCAACTTGGTAATAAAAATGGATGGAGTTCCACCAAGCCAGCAATTCCAGAAACTCCTTTAAAAGTAAACTTATTAGATTTTGAAAAAGCAATTGAGATTGATGGGTTTGCTAACGAAGCTTCTGTAAATTTAGATTTAACTGGAATCAAATTAAATCCTAAGATTAGAAAATTAGAATATACATTTGCATGTCGTGGTTATGCTAAAGGTATTTTGGATATAGATTATTCTAATATAACAAAAACCAATCAATTCTTACCAGTTGGATTTTTTGAAGAGGATAAGCTTAAAGCTATCTTAGGAGAGGATAATAAAATCATTAAATTCTCCAAACCTCCTAAAATTAAAGGTAGATCTTCGAATGGAATTCTAGATTGTGCTACTGGACAAAATACTCCTAGTGAATCTGAATACACATTAGATTTATCTAATTGGGACTTGTCAGAATACGATCCATCTTATGATCCTCAACATGGTGGTAGCAATATATTGAGTGGAGTATACGTTAGAAACATTATCTTCCCAGAAGGTCATGTATTCAAAATTACTGGCAACCAATTCTCTGCATATCTTACTGTAGATAGCAATCTAAAAAGAGTTGAAAATTTAGCATATGATTTTTCAGAATTAGATCTTAGCCAAAATGGTTTATACACCATAAACCAAATCTTATCAGGTGCGGATCTTGAATCTTTAGATGAAGATATGAAAATTAAACTAATCGGATTCCCAGAAACAGAATTGTATGCATTGTATAAAGGTCCAGATAATGGATATGACGGTGAAGAGTATACTCTAGAAACTATGTATAATGACATTGTCGGGATTCCTTTAAAACATATAGAATTTGTCAATAAACGATAAGGGGGAATTTAATATGAGTTTTAAATTTAACTTACAATTATTTGCTCAGGTTGAAAATCCTCACACTGTTCAAGGATCTGAAACTGACTCCGTAAACCCACATTTGAAAGTATATACATACAACTTTCCAGAAGGATTTGTAAAAAGATGGGGGTCTACATATGCTTCTACAAATGAAACATATTTGAGTAGATGGTTTGCCCAAAATATTCCAGATATCAAAACTATAAATTCATTACACGATTCAGTATCTCCTAATAAAACTTTCTTTGATAATAAAGTGGTTAATAATGGAGTTATAGATGAACTTTTCTTCAAAACTAACTTTACTAATACTGATGAAATAAATAAGATAGTATCCAAGATATTCTTAAACAGTGTTGATTCTTATAGATCGGTTCAAATGGAAAGAATGTATATGGGTATTAATATGGATTATAACGAATCTAATGATACTTACCATGTAAAACAGTTTCCTAATAATTTTAAACTAAAACCAAAATTCAATACTGGATTTTCTGGTATCACTATTAGATATTGTCTAAATGAAAATGAAACCTATCCATCTACTATATTTGGTGGAGCATTTGTAAATGAGTTAGACGTCACTGATGTAAAGCTTGCTGAGCTTAAATCTTTAAATACATATTCAGATTGTGTGTTTAGACGTTGCATAGCTCAAAAGGTTAAAGGGCTTGAAACATACCCGTTTAATAGAAGTAGTACTTCAAGTGGGAAAACTTTTGAAGGAATGTTTAATTTGGATCCATACATCAATAAGATTGACGATCCAGAAATTAAGAAAAAGATAAAAAGTAAATATTATAACGTTATTGATATCTACAAAGCTTATTACGGTGAAATCAAATTAACTGAAAATAATGAACCTCTCTTTGAATACTGGAGACCAGATAAAGTACTAAGATTGACTAACCTTGGAAAGTCATTTACAAGGATGATAAATAAAGAAGATCACGATGCTTATAATAGTGGGTCTAGAAGTGTTGGTGATCGTAGATTTTTCAAAACTTTCTCCAATGCATACTTATTCGGAGTAGAATTAACAAAAGATATCTATATGAGATATTGTTATTCATACGAAAGTATGTTTGAAGGTGCTTCTATGGTTAAACTAAAAATCGGTTCCAAAATCGGTGCAGTTAACAGATATATGGGCAACTATAAAAATATGTTTAAGTTCTCAACTAAAGGGCCTTTTAAATTACATGAAATGGATGTAACCATTGTATTCCCAGATGAGGAATATCTAACTAACTTACCATGGTGGGCAAAACGAGAATTTATAAATAATATGGATCTATCCCCAAAACAGGCTGATATGATTAAGAATATGCTACCTCCTGCAGATTGTATAGTTAAAGGTCTTAGAAATAGAGTTCGAATTAAACTGGTAAACTTTAATGTTGAAAATATGCTTTCATTTGTTCAAGAGCATGGGTATCCAGAAATTACAACTGAAGATCAACTATTCGAATTTATGGGCGGTTGTCCTAAAGACTGTTTAGTATTCGAAGAAAAAACTAGAAGTGATTACATGGGAAAAGATAACGAAAGCCATGCATCTGAAGCTTAATAATTTGGGTAGAGGATCATCTCCTCTACCCATTCTTTTTGTGTTTCTTGACAATGAAGTAATGTTTCGATGATATAAGAGATTTTCTCTTTATTTTAATATAGGAGGTATAGCATAAATGGCTATAGTAAATAATCCTCACAATGTCCCAGATATAGAAAAACATTATAAAACCTGGGCAAAAGTTGTTAAACAAAAAGGTATATTAATGCCATATAATGGAAATTTATTTATAATAACTACAGCATACAATGCTGCAGAATGGTTAGCGATGGCCGATTCCAATCCATCAGAAAATGATCCAGTGACTGGAAAGGCTGCTACACTTAAAGCTAAAGCTGCTGAGAAACTTATAGATACACAGTTTAGGAGAAAGACAGTTGACTTTTCTGATACAAACAGATTTAAAGTTGTTTTTAATAAAGTAGACAATTCAGAATATTTCTTCCAATTCCATTTCTATACAGTTGATGAGCTTATTAAACCATCAAATGTAGAAGGTGGGTTATTGTATAATAATGGATTATTAGAAATACGAATTCTTGATTCTAACTCTCCTTCTGCTAATGTGTTAGATACAGTAAAGATCACTTGTAATAATAACACCTCTGGTTTTAGAGAAAACAAAAGAGATGACGAAATCCTTCCAGAAAAGTTTGTAATATGCTATCTTAATAGCTTAGGAAATAGCGGTGTAGTAGAATCTGATAGAATCTATCCTATGGATGCCTTGTATTACTTTGTAGGATTTGGATATAAAGGTGACTTTGTAAACGTCGCATCTAATAGTTCTAGATACGATTCTACAACAAATGATACAGGTATTCCAAAATTCTATTCATTAGCAGATGATGCAGTATTAGATGATAATCTTACAATCAATGATTTCACTAGTACTAGTTTACTGAAAATACCTAAAGATACAGGAGTTGCCACTGCAGCACAAGCAAAGTACTACTTTAATGATTCTACAAAACAAAGAAATGGCTTAAACGTTGCAGCTCCTGGAGCTCCAGATCTTATAAAGAATGTATGGTTCACTGCCGAAGAGATTCCAGCATTAAAAGAGTTTAATCTCTTTAGTAGATTCAGATTAAATACTGAATTCATGGTTAATATTGTGGGCCCATTTTATTATGGAGGAAATGCTCATAAAATTACATCTAATAGTGTTGAAACTATTGATATGAATAGTATAAGATTTGATAATTGCAAAACAGTATCTAATCTATTCTCTGGAATGGGTAAATTAAAAACTATTCAAAACTTTAAATTCTTAGCTGCTGATAAAGTAGAATCTGTAAAACAAATGTTCTGGAAATGTGGCTCTTTAGAAACTATAGATTGGTCTAATGTTGGAACCCCTCCTAACTGTAAAGACTATAGCTTATGTTTTAGTATTATAAGTAGCACTCTGGAAAGAAATGTTGCTTTAAAAAGTGTAAAACTTCCAGTAGATTTTGCCAATAATATTTCCAAAGTTGAAAAATTTGAAAGCGTATTCCTTGGCAACTCTCAAATGCATACTATAGAAAATCTGTCTTTAAATATGCCAAAATGTACTTCTATGGAAAAGCTATTTAATAACTGTAGTAGTTTAGTCAATGTAAATCTATCCGATATTAGAACAAACCCAGAAGAACCAGTTAATATATCATTCATGTTCTATGATTGCAGAGGATTGAGAGGCGAATTAGATTTAAGAAATATCAACAAAATTGGAGATATGAAATATGCTTTCAGTACTGCATCTGGAATTACATCTATAAAGTTTAAAAAAGGTGTATTAGATTTTAGAACAAATCCTGCACCTGCTAATAAACAAAAAGATAACATAAGAGCAGCTTTTAATGAGTGTAATAAAGTAACAAAGATTGAAAATATTGAAGATCTAGACGCTCCTGAGGTAGTAGACGTATCGGAGTTGTTCAGTGGATTGAAATCTATAGAATCTCTATCCGTCCCAAAATTAACTTTAGAAAAAGCAGCAAACTTATCCAAGGCATTTGGATATCAATCTAAAGTAAAATCTATATCTGTACCAAAAGCTACCTTTGGTCCTCATACTCAGAACTTATCATATCTATTTAGTTTTAATAATGAAATGAAAACATTAGATTTTCCTCCATTAACTAAACCTAATAGCCCTCAAAATACTACTAACTTAACAAACCTTAGTGGATTATTTATGGGATGCCAAAAACTGACAACACCTATTTATATTTCTAACTTAAACACATCAAAAGTTACTACCTTATATAATACGTTTAGATTAGGCAATACTATGGCAGATTCTGAACCAGCTGAAATTTATGGTATTGAGGATATGGATGTTTCTAAGGTAACAGACTTTGGTCAAACATTTGGTTTGAAATTAAAAAATAAGACAGAGCTAAACTTATCTAGATGGAATGTGTCTAATGGTACTGATTTCAGTAATATGTTCTCATCCTCCAGATTCAGTAGATTCATTCTTACTGGATGGAATACTAGTAAAGCTAAAAAGATAGATAATATGTTCTCATCTACTATGATTACATCATTAGATGATATTGTTGGCTTAGGGAGTCTAGATTTTACAAATGTAGAGAACACCACATTCTATGATAGATATAGTGGCGGTATTCAAGGATTATTTTCATATAATTTCAACATAACAAGAATCAATGCTCTTCCTAATAGTATAAAAAATATACCTAAGATTGTAAGCTTACAAAACTTTATATCTGGTTGTACCAAATTAGAATTCGCAGATCTTAGTGGAACAAATTATGGAGAAATTGCAGATATAAGTACTATAGCAAGCAGCTGTATTGTTTTAAAAACTTTAGATCTTACTGGAATGACTCTAAAACCTAAATTTGCCGCTTTAGCATTCTCCAATTGTTATGAACTTAAAGAGATTAAAGGGGTAATATTTGATTTCTCTGCAGTAACAAATCTTAAAAACATAGAAAATATGTTTATGGGATGCAATAAACTTACTGGTGTCAAAGTCAAAAATATTCCTAATAATGATATTGCTGCTTTTGAAAAAGCTACTAAATTAACATCCTCTCAATATACAATAGTTTCTTAATATGAAAGGTGAATATATAATATGTATTTCGAAGAAGTAACCTCTTTAAATGAGTCATCTTATTCTATCTTATCACTATTTGGTGGTAATGCATGGTATCCGATGACCATGATTCAAAGTAATAAAGAAATTGCATTAGCTAAAGCTAGTTTTGAGGCTAAGTTTAAAATTCCAAAGCCAGCTGAAACTAAATTAGAGATGGTATTGGATAAAATCTCTAAAGGTGATATTAATAAATTACCTCCTATTAATTTAATTGATATCGATGGTTATCTTAATGCTAGACGTCGTATGGATGTTGCTATCAAAGGATATAATAAGGCAGTAAATAAATCTATCATGGAAACAGAACGGAAAGATTTCTATGGTACTATAACGTATCCATTAATGAAAGAGATGCTTAGAAGATATATTTATGATAATGATCATATCACAGATGCACAATATATGCCATATATCTTAAAAGATAAATATTTACTATATTTTACTTTTAATAAATCTGGTTTGATCAATCTATCTTATGTAGGTTCCGATAACTATAAAGATCCTATGTGTCCTATTGCATTAGGTTTGATTGTAGATGGAGAGCCTGTTAAGTTTACAGCTTTTAATAAATAGAATATACACTCCATACCCTTATTTGGGTATGGAGTAATTCTTCATTTATTTATATACTATAATAGTGAAAATACATTTTTATTTTGCACATATTTATTTCTTATTTTTGCAAAGATATATTATTAACAGATCAGATTATTTTAAAGAGGAGATGATTTTTATGATTAAAGAAGCAGAATATGTGACTAGATGGAAGAATATTATAGACAAAGATATCAGTGATCTATTTTTACGCTTTGGAGCAGTACTTGGATACATACAACATATTCTAACCTTTGATCCAGAAGCTAAAGATCCAGAATTAGTAAAAGCATCTAATGTGTCTAGATTAGAGATCGATCCAGAAAAGAAAGATAAAGCAATATTCTTTATCTTATTCTATAGATACGATATATTAATGACTCTAATCGATGAGGATAAAAACGTTTCTAAAGAAAAGGAAAGAGAAATCTTTGCTATAATGGTAGATCAAAATAAACTTAATGATTTTCTAACAAAAATCAAAACTGTTAGAAATGGAAAGATTTTAGATAATTTTAATTAAAAGGAAAGTGAGGTTCTATGTTCTTTTATAAGAATGCGGTAAATGTATTTACAGATGCTTCTACCAAGATTATCAATCCTGGAACAGATAAGAATAAGTTTCTTACTTGCCCTGGATTCGTAACTACTATTAATGGTAGCATCATTAATGAAGGATATGATATTGTAGAAGCCACAGTAAACTATGCCGAGTTATATGCTATCCGAATGGGTATTGCAGATTTGCTTAAGTATAAGAATACTGATTTGTTTTTAAACATCTTCTCTGATTCCAAAATCTCTGTATTTGGTTTGAGGGAATGGTTCTTTAAATATTATAAGAATGGTAGAGATTACACTCTTATGACCAACAATGCCAGAACTGGTAAGAAACCTGTTGCTAATCAAGAACTTATTCTTGATATTGTAAGAATGATTCTTCAAGCAAATGTAAGAGTTTCAATATATCATGTTCCTGGGCATATTCAAGCTAACAACATCGATAACATGAATAGATTTCATTACATGTTCCACAATAACAATTTTGCAGATAATCAAAGGGTAACAGTTCCTTTAGATACAGAAATTGAGATTGCGGAGTTTAATAATTACGTTGATAATCTTACTAGAACTAAATTAAACCGTGCTATTAAGAGCGGTTCTTTAGATAAGTTTGATATTAAACGAAAACTATATCCAGCTATCTGGTATCCTAAGCCAGAAGATGTTACAGACTATTTACATCTAGTTCATCAGGTTAGGTAAACCTAGACTAGATTGCATACTATAATTATGAGGAGGTATTAAGATTATGGAATTCTTGAGCAAGATAAATGGAACTTGCTCTAATCCAGTTGCTCCAGTAGAAGACCTATTTGGATATACTAATATTGCAGGAGAAGACTTTATAGGCATTGCTCCAGATATTACTATAGAAACTTGGTTCAATTCTATGATAGAACAATATGGATTAGAACAATTGATTCAAATGTATCCTTATCAACCTATGAAAGTTAATAAGGAAACTGGCATTATAGAACCGATCAATCAAGATTGTACTTACAATGCTAGGGTAACGAACTGTTTCCATGTTCTTTACCAACGTCGTCGTGATAAAATGATTCAACAATCCGTTCAACAGGCCAGCCCTGTTGAACAGATTCCTTTCCAAAATGTGAATATGATGAATCAATCTTTTTTATCACAAAATCCAATAATAGCGAATGGAAATCCTATCCAAGTATCCAATAGCACACAAGCTGCTATGAGTGTTAATTTACAACAACCAACAGTTCAGAATCAAGGGTACTCGCTTAATTTACAAGCAATGTTTGATAAAACAGATCATGTAGAACCGACTATTGAAGTATTACCAGAGCATATGATTGCATCTGAGGAGGATCCAGATTTGATTAGATTTAATCCTACTGAAGATATAATAGTCAAACCAGTAGAGCCTGGATCTTTCCATCCAAACAAAAAGGATGGATATTATATAGACGACGATGGTTCTCTTATAGGAAAACCATTAGAGTATATAAATCCTATCTTTAATAATCCAAACTATGGATCTTATTATAATCAATCATTTGCAAGTCCTTATCCGACGTATCAACAATCCTACCCATCGGGTATATTCCCAAGTAATAATTCCTATATTCCAACTTATAGATCGGTGAAGTGATGTTCGAAATGTTTGATAAAAATTACAAAGTCAAGACTGTCCAAGATAGTATTGACCAAATGTTGGCTAGGATGGAAAAAGAAGAGGCAATGCAACAGAATCCATCATTATATGAACCACAACCTCAGCCAATATCTATGCAGCAAGAGGTTATGATGTCTATGATGAATGGAGGAAATCCAGCATTAGCTCTTCTAAACAATCAACAGCCAGGATTCAATGGTATGGTAGATTTTAGCAATCCAGCATCAGTTGGTAATATGCAGAATAATCTACAAAATGATCCTAACTTCCAAGCTAATCAAAATGCAGTTTTAGCTATGATGAATCAAGCTTTGGGAGCTATGCCTAACGTACATGTTAGTCCAGTAGGACCACCGCCTCCTACTCCTCAATGGAATGGATATTCACAACAACAACCATTTCCACAGATGATAGGAAATAATTTTGCATTGAATCCAAACTTACAGCAAGCACAATTCCAAAATCCTCTAGATGGTATTGTTCCTGCTGACCCTAATGCGTTTAACTCTACTGCTAGTTGGTATGGTTCTAACCCATTCCCTACACAACAAGGTTTAGGTAATATGCCTAATATAGGTGGATGGAATAATCATCCAAGTTATTATAGTTTCTATATGAATAATCCATTCAATAGAGAAGCTTATATGAGATTTACCGAAGAAGAAATCCGATCTGGCCAGGGATTTGTAGTAAAGGTAGTATCTAAAACGCAGGAAGAGATAGACAAAGAAAGAGAACAAGATTATCTTGATGAGCAAAATGCTATCAGGAATTGTCCTACATGGGATGAAAAGGTTAATCCAGACTTTAAAGTTGTGATAAAGACTGTGCCTAGAGAACTCCCAGAGCATCTACAAAAACAACAACAAGAGTCTCAGGTTGTTGAACCAGAAGAGGTCGAAGAGGAAGGGCCTAGTCGTGTTATAATAGGATGCTTAGATTCCGAGATACACATTCTTAAAGGTTGGCTTTATAGTATCATGCCTAAAGATGTTAACGGATTAGATAAAGAGAAAATCATAGTGCCAAAGCTTAGGAGACTATTCTTCAATAAACGCGATGAAGAAGCTTTGAGGAATCTATGTAAAAGATTGCAAGTTTATAATCCTCCACTAGCAAGAGTAGTATGGGCTAAGAGACGTCTAAAATATCGAGACGACTATCAGCTATTCATAACTGCGGCAGAAGATATTCTAAATGAATATGAAATTGCAGAAATGTTCGACAAAGAAGAAGAAGGCTATTACGATTATAGAGTTCCTATGAGAAATAGGAAACCGCCTGAATATATCATAGATGAAAATGGTAAAAAGATCTTTGACGAAGAATATTATGAATACCATCCGTTCATAAAATATACCGACGATACTTTTGAATATGAATATGATAGAGGAAGAGAACTTACAAAAGAAGAATTTAATTTGTTCTGTGAGTATGAGGAGACGTGCCTGGTATATAGCTTCCACCAATTAAGACTCAAGAACTTTTACGAAGTCAATAGACGACTTCAAGGCTTACCTCTTTCTTATAGCGTTGATAGAAAAGAGTTAGCAACTAGAGAAGAAAAGATAAGAAATCTTTTAAAAGAAAGCATTAGCATTAGAGAGAATGCTAAAAGCAAGAAGAAAGAAGAAGAAGAGAAAGAGCAGCAATGCAAGAATAAAAGGGTTTCATCAGATCCAAGAACCCTACAAGAGATAGAAAATGAATACTATAATAGATTCGATCCAATAGAAGTTCATTATCATGAAATGCGGGTATTAAGAAAGAAACAAGAACAACAATATGAGTTATATCGAGATATCTTCTCTTCAAAATCTCAAAAAGAATTTGATGCATGGTGGTATGGTAAGAATTCATCTCATTATCAGCAAGAGAACCTACCTCCAGAAGAGTTACAGAGAAGACAACGTGAAGAATACGTCGATCGTATGACCGAAGCAAATATAGCCTTACTCTCTAAGGTGCAAGTGATAGATCCTGTACAGATTACCAACAACTTCCGATATTGGCAACAAGCTGAGTTGCAAAAGCTATTTGGTAATACAATGAATGAGGCAACCTCACTTAAAGATGTATTTGAGAAAGTAATCCCACATGCGTTATATGAAATCTCTTGTGAAAATATAGAAAAGCAAAGACGAGAAACTAGGAATAGTTCATATAATCCTATGGCTTATAAAAGAGCTTTAATCGAACTTGCTAATAATAAAGTGCTCGCAGGCAATGATGATCCTAACTTCAAGCCAGGGCCAGTAGATCCAAGATTCGGATATCCAGCAAACTGGGTAGATCCTACGAATTCTAGAGAATACGAAGAACGTAAAACACGATTTATGGATTATTGTAAAAACTCCATGGGTATAAATATGCCTTTGAGACCTATTTATAGATAAGGTGGTGGGCATATGAATATCAAAGAACGCAATGCTTTAATAAGGCAATCTCTAGATGCTGCTAGGTTTGTTAACTTTGATTCCGACGTGTTTAAGTTTACAGAAGAGGATTGGGATAAAATGTCTAAACCTCCTCTCACTACATACGTTCCTGCTCCTGTTATAGATCAATTAAGATCTATAGTAAATAATGTTAAACTGATGAATAACCCATCTAAAAAATATGATTTGGTTAATAAGCTATTTGCTAATATAGGATTAAAACCATTAGCTTCTGGTACTAATAGAAGAACTTTCTATTGCACCTATGATCCTACAATAGTAATCAAAATAGCTTCTGATAGAGTTGGTAAATCTGATAACTTATCAGAATTTACTTTGCAAAAACTTATCAAACCATTTTGTACTAAATCATTTGATGTAACACCAGATGGGGTAGTAGCATTAATTGAACGTGTTGAAACTATGAAAGAAGCAGACTTTAAAAAGGTGTATGCTAGTGACGTATTTGACTTCACGTTCGAGATTCTTAGAAGAGGGTATGTAATGGAAGATATAGGAGGAAACTTCTATAAGAACTGGGGTATAAGATTCGGCTTTGGTCCTGTTATCCTAGATTATCCATATATATTCGAATTAGATTGGGCAAAGCTAAGATGTAGTCACAAAGACGTCCATACTGGATATCTTTGTGATGGATACCTTGATTATGATTATGATAAAGGTATGTCTGAGATTATCTGTACCAAATGTGGTACTAGATATACGGCTAAATATTTAGCCAGAAGAATAGAAGCTAAAACATTGTTAGAAAGAATTAATAGAAAGAGGGACAACGAAATGGCACTATTAGACACAGATTTCAAAGTAGTAATTAAAAGAGGCGATCAAATCGTCAAAAGATGTTATAATGAAACAGATACAGTTGTAGATAGCAGAAACAAACTTGGAGGACGTAAGGAATCCGAACAAGGGTTTGTTTTGAAAACTAATAGAACTGAACCACAAAAATATACAGTAAAACGTAAGGTGGAAGATAACGATTCTAATCAAGATAACCATAGTCATGGTAATAAGAAAATGTATCCAAACTTTACTGATCAACCATTGACTACGGATAACTTAATCTTCTATCCGAAAAGCTTAAAGAATGACATCATCTTCTTCTTAAAGAAAATGGAAGATAAATATGGTGCTGAGAGTGCTGTAAGATTAGCAGCTATTATCGGTACAGTGTACAATCCTATCGATCCAGACTTTGTTTTACCAGAAGTAAAAGAAGAAGAGGTTGAAGAAAAGGAAGACCCAAAGTCTGAAGCTCCTATCGAAACAACTAGTTATGATTTTGATGCTGAGGAGCTTCAACTAGATGATGTTAAACCAATGGAAGAATTTGGTAAAGAAGCTATTGAAAAGATGGATCAAATCAAAGATGAAGAAGAAAATCCACAACCAACTAGCTTCCCATCAGTACCTCGTACATATGAAGAAGTTAAAAGTATGAGCATCGAGGATATCATTACAGAGTCTATCTCTAAAGAAGAGTTGGATATCTTTAAAGAAGCAGATGTTCCTAAAGAGAATCTCTTTCCAGTAAAACCAATCTCTAAAGAAGAGGAAGAGGCTGCAGCATTAACTTCTAATACAGAGAATGTAATCAATGGTATCATTGGTTCTTCTTTAGTAGATACTTTAAAAGAAAGACAGTTAGCTGAAGATCTTAAGCTAAGAGTATTAGCTAAGTTTGACAACCAATTAGTACCAGATGTAGATATTGATACTACTATTAGAAGATTAGTGAACGAAATCACTGAACTCATCAAAGATGATATCAATTCTATGAGTGAAACTACTGAAGGCCTTGAAGTAAATGTTTCCAAGACCGTAGACAATAGAAATAATGAATGCTTTAGTGTGGTAGTAAAGAACTTTACTAGCCCAGTATTCGATTGTACTATTTACCCAGCTGCTGCTGAGGATATTATTGAAAAAACTGAAAACGAAGGTGGAGAAAAAGCAATGGAAAAAGCTATATTTAACTTCTTGAATGCCAAAGTAGACGAGATTGAACATGACTATTCTTCTGAAGAAGAGGCTAAGACTTCTATCGCAACTGCATTATATGGTGCGTTCAAAGATGAATTTAAAGACAAATTCACTCCAGCTCGTATGATGGAAATCTGCAAGGAATATGTAGATAATTATGTAACCTTCAATAATGATGACGAAGATAGTGAGGAAGAAGTTCACACAGCAGCTGATGAGTTATAATTTCAAAAGGTGACAAATATGATCAATCAGCAACCTCGTTTTAATCAATTTCTAGAAGGCGTTTTGTATGGTTGTAATGACGCAGGCAGTATTCCAGATGCATTAGCATCTGGATATGCTGTAATAGCAGTAGTAGATATAGAAGAGGCCTATAAGTATGCTAATATACCTAATTTAGCAATCATGTCTAATTTACTACCTCCTCCAGAAGCTGTAACAGCTTATATCGATGGAGAAGCAGCTATTGGTCATCAAATATACTATGAGTACCTGTCTCATAAAGAACGTGAGTCTACAATGGTTACCATACTACAAGCATTATATGGGCATAGACCTAGTATTAGATTTAGAAACTTCTTAATCTATACAGATTATGAACCAGATATGGAATTCAATATCTTATATACTTTAGGAGAATTCTTTAAGAATACATTTGGTATTGTAATGGGCCCATATAAGCAATCTCAAGCATATAATATTGGTACCGATCAGTTCGATTATATCATTTCTAACTTACTATTCTCTAATGGTAAGATTAATAAGTATGAGTTTGTAAATATGCTCCCACAAGATGCGATGCCTACAGATATATCTTGCAGTGTTCTATTATCCGATATCAACTATCAACCTTCTGGATTAGAAGATGGATATAGAATAGTATGTAACTATATAGCTCAACTAAGAGCAGAGATTACATCTAACTTTACTAAGAAATCTCCTATCATCCAATTGAATGATAAGCTGAATAAAGAAGTAGAGCAAAGTATCAATAATAAGATCTTTGAGTCTCAATGTAGATTTGGTAATAATAAGTAAAAGATGAAGAGAACTCATAACGAGTTCTCTTTTCTTTTTTATTATCAGGAGGAATATAATATGCCTATTAATAGAACTGAAGAAGAATTAGAATATGCAAGACAACTTATTCTTAGTGACTTCTTAGATAGAGGAGTCTTTACTATCGAAGGCACTAAGGAGAAGATTACTAGAGATCAATTACAATCTATAAAAGCTGGTGCTTATCAAGATATGTATGGAGAAGTTCAAGCATTCTTTATTGCTAAAGCTTTATTAGATAATAAACAAAAACCGATTGAGGTAGAAACAGAGCCAGAAGAGATGGAACCCCTTGAGTATTCTATAAAACAAGAAGTAGTTTCAAAAAATTATACTGAGGAAGAAGATAAGATGCAGGATAATAAATTCGTAACCTATTATCTAGTAACTCAACAATATAAGAGTGGTCCATTCACTGGCAAACATCTTCCTACTCAAGATGATATTGATAGAAGTATTGCTTTAAATAAGAGTAGCAAATTCTCATTTTTATTCTTAGATAATAGATGATATAATCATATACTATAATCCTGAATAGAAGAAAAGGAGTGTGATTATATTGAAACTTCAATTTATTAATATTAACGATATGAGATTGTTGGAATATGTAAAAGATAAGGTAAGAGTAGAGAATGCACCAGTATTTAATTTTTATTCTATGCTAGATTTTGGTTATAGGGTAGAAGCTTTAAAACCTATGCCTAATATTATGCAATATCTATCATTTGCTAATTCTTTTGCTGATGATAACTATACAGTGCAGTTCGATAAAGCATATGCATATCAAATTTTGTATAACGAAGCATCTTTCTTAGATCTTATGAAGATTATAAGTATGGTGGAAAATACAGAAACTGTTATAGTTGTAACTAACCATTCCCATCCCATAGTAGAAGCTGTAGTAGATTCTTTAATTAAGTTTATCCAAGAACGATATGCTCTTCAAAGTTTCATTATCAACGATATAGATGATATTGATCAATTTGCAACATCCACATTTGAAACAGAAGGTGGATATTTGAATTACATTGAAGATCTTAAACGTATGGGTAGATACTGCGACCCACATCAACTATTAAGAGAATCAGAATATTACATTTAAGGAGTATTATGGCTATATGGGAAAAGGATAGATATGTAGCCCCATATGAGTGGTTGATAAATAGACACTTGAGAGAGTATGATCTATCCAAGGCTAATATAAATCTCTTACTAGAATATGGATTCATAACCAAAAAGAGATATGATGAAATATTTCATATGCCAAGAGAGCAAAGGGAAATAACAGTAGGTCTGATGCAAAGAGACGATCCTGAATTATCTAAAGGTTTATCTAATTGCTTTAAAGATGCTAGAAGAAGATTCTTTGAAGCTAATCAATTGAATCCAGATAATGTATTATATATAGACAAAGATTCTATAACTACTATAGATACAGCTGTTCCTTATACAAGGATATCTGAAAATCTTGAATTCAAATTAAAGAATGAGTATAGTAGTTTCTATAGGTTACAATTTATAGATTTTCTATATTACTGCAATGGATCTGTAGAAAGATTTCGTTTAAAGGGTGCTGGAAAACAAGTTCCTATCAAACATAAAAATCATATGATGCATTTCTTATTAGCTTTAGCTTATACAGCTCAAACTGATAGTATAGAAAGTTGTATTCTAATGATAAAAGATTTCTATTATCATTATACTCATAGATTATTGGATAGAGAATTTTATAGAGAATTGAATAATAGGTCTATGTTTAAAGTAGTCAATAGTGGATATCATACATATTATGCAGATGCTTTAAATAGTATAGGTACAGAATTTATAGATATATCACACAATGCAGATATACTTAGGATTCTATATAGAATCTTTACTACTGAATATTTCTCAAAAAGATGAGGCTATGGGAACTTAATCCCATAGCCTTTTATTTTTTGTTATTAGTAAAGGTATTTTGATAGATACTACTATTATTACCAGCAGCAAGAAGAGTAATGTATATAAAGCATTTAGTAGATAAGATACTATCTAATCTATCATCACCATAATACAATTCAATCTTCTTTCTAAAAGATCTAGACATGTTTGATGCTACACTATTTTTAAGCTCTTGCATCAATCTGATTTGTTCTTTTTCTGAAACATAATCATTTATGATCTTCGGATTAAAGAAACCTACATCCCTATTATAACATTCTTCGATATAAGCATCTAGGATCTTATCTAATTCTTGGAATTGATCAAATTTTATCAGATTCAATAATTCCTTTTCTTTTTTGTAATCTAGATATCTATAAGCTAAGGTTAAAAGGTATAATACAGTTGCCCATACAAATGGGAAAATGTAATCTCCACTTATAAGAAAGATAGCAATAGATGCTATTAAGATATAAAGACCTTTATGAGCTAGTATATTTTTTAGAATAGAATCAATACCTATCTTTAGATTAAGAAAGAATGTCGTAAAGAGTCCCTTTACTGCATTTCGAAAATTGTCATATTTGGAATATAGTTCAGCCATTGTTTAAATTACCTCTCTAGTATTTTAGTCTGTTAATTCTTTTCTAGTATAATCCCAAGCATATAAGTATGCTATTTTATTGTCCCCATACTTGTACATAAGCGGTTTATCTTTTGCTTTACCAACAATAATTTTACAAAACGCTTTTATTTTAACTGGATTTACAACCCATAATTCTTTAGTATGGTTTACATCTGGGACTTGTGATTTTGAAGGAGTTATAATTTTTAGATTATTCATATCTGCTGGAGTATGAACGTAAAATTCTTTGCCTTCAAGATTTTGAGATAAAGCTATTAAGCATCCATTAATAGAAGAGCTAAAACAAACTCTTTTAGTTGTAGCATCCTCATAGCCATTATCTGTAAGGAAATTTTTTGGAACTCTAGGAGTTAAGACTTTTCCATCCATATTGTCTTTTGATACAAAATATATCTTTTTATATAGTGCCATATTAATTCCTTTTGATTACCTCTCTAGTTTAGTAGACCAATCGTATAGTTTATCTCTTAGTTCTAAGAGCTTACTTGCTTGTTCTTCCTTAAATTTATATTTACCATCTAGAGAGTTGTTCAAATACATCATAAGCTTATAAGCGATATCTCTATTTAATCCATTAGGATATCTTTCTAATAAAGACCACCACTTACCAAAGATCATTTCTGGATGGACGTATAGGTATTTATGGTGATACATTTGGTGACAAGTTTTACAAAGCATTACTACTGGGATATTATTTTGAGTATGCTCATATCTTAACAAATCTGATAGATCAAACTCAGTAATAGCCCCATAGGTATTTAAAATATGCTCTGTAATAATAATTGCAATATCATAGATATTAAGTATGCAGTGATGCATTTCTAAAGATGCCATTTCTTCACCCTCATCATTACCTGCTGTAATATTAGGATGAAATTGACAACAGTCTAAACCAATAGAATATAGATAAGCTTTATAATGTTTATAAGTTCTACTACATCTAAACTCTCTAATAGCAGAGTCTAAGAATGCTTTATATTCATCTAGGTCATAAGACCCTTCTTTAGTTAATGCGAATTCTACAGCATACTCTGAATTCGGAGAAGTCAACAGAGGATTATACTCTGCATTCTCTACGAATACATTAGGAAATACATTTGTTTGTGTATACATATTCTGTTTAGCTCCCTTTATAATACTAACGGAATTATTTGTATGTTGCCCGCTGCAATTAGAACACATCCCCATAAAACTACCTATCCCTGACATTAGATTAATTTTATAGGAATTTAGAAAGGAGAAGCTATCATGTCTTTACCTTTTTCTGAGGCTAAATTGACAACTCAAAATCCTTTCATAGATTTAGTGTTATATAATCTTAAGCTATTGGCCTTTAATTCAATTATCAAAGACCAGGCTAAAGCAGATAGATATGAAACTACTGAGTCTCTAAGGAATGCATCTTTATATATTGCATGCATAGAAAACCATATCGAATTAGATATGTTTAAAGGCGTTCAATATCCTAGAGATTTGTTATTAAAAGCTGGGTTGGATGAGAGAGAACTTTGGGTTTATGAAAACTTCAAAGACAACTATTATATCCCAGATGAATATAGACCTAAACTTACTGAATTATTAAGACAATGGTTTATTGATACATATATGGATGATAAGGAGTTAAATCCTTATTATCGAAATCTTGTCGGATACCCAGCTATAGACCAATGGGGTATTCCAGTAAGAGAGTTTGAGCATATGTTCCCATCTTATCTAGATTATGATAAGAGTGCTACATATATGCATGAGCTTTCAAATGATACAATCAAAGAATTATCAGGTCTCGGTATTTTAGATGCTATTCTATCCCAATACCCAGATCATAAGTATCTCAAATATAAAACTTATGGGATTAATATCTATGAGGCTAGAAAGAAATTAGACTTCCAGATATTATGGTATCCAGAAGGATCTGATGTAGACTTTAGTGTTACAGAAGAATTCTTGATGAAATATACTCAAAACCGTAAGTTTATGCTAGAGACTGTATACTCTTATGCTATGGAATTAGAGGAGAAGAATTATCATGATATGATGATTATCTACCTCATTATTTCAGTATTAGTAGATATACTTGTAGATATTCAATCCCATATTATTAAGAAAGATATTCTTGATAGACGTTGTATTGAATTTATCTTCTCTATGTATGGAGTTCCATATTATAGAGTAATTCCTATTGATTATCAAAAATCTTTAGCAAGAAATATTCACTCTTTGTGTAAGTATAAATCTTCTACAACTGAGATGCTCAATATTATTAAATTATTCGATACCAAAGATAAGTATGGTATCAAGATATTTAAATATTGGCTTCTAAAAGAAAGAATTACTGATTCTTATAATGGTTTTGAATGGAAATCTAAAAGAGTCTTAAAAGGTAATTATAATCAAAACGTAGAAGAAGAACACGTTGTTGTAGATCTTACCAAAACTCCTGAACGTCAAATTATACCACATGATATTCTCATGTATAATACAAACGTCAATAAGAATATGGGTAAGACAAATCTTCTACAGTCTAAAGAATATAAACCTTCAAATTATAGTTTAGAGGCTAGAAGAGCTGCAGCATCTACCATTGCAGCTATTAAAGGAATTAAATTTGATCTAACTCTATTTGGTGATCCTTTAAATACCACTGCTGGCTTAGGTTATGCTGCTATTAATGGTGCATCTTTATATGATATTGGTGGTCATCTTACTTTAAAGAATAAAGAAACTAAACAAGACTTCAATGGTTCTATCAAAGTAAAAACTGCTTCTTATGTAAACCTTGCATTCCAAGAAATTAATGGTAGAGATTTAACCTTTGTTCCAAATCATCTTGGATATGATTTAAATGGTAATCTATTAGTAGATTATAATGGCGGTCATATCAAAGATATCAATGGCCATCTCTATTTTGACTATGTGGGTATTATCCCATTCCCATTTGACTATTACCTCCAAAAAGGTAATGTATTATTTATTAGATTAGAAGACAGATTCTTAGTAGAAGGAGTAGATTATGAAATCTACGACTATAATAAAGTAAGATTCTTTAATGAGATCTTAGATGGTAAAAAAGAACTTATCTATGATTTCTATTATGATAGATCTACTAAGGATACTAAATTTAATGTAGATAAATCTTATAACTTCCAAACAAAGGTTAGAACTTATGAAGGTGCTAATACTATTAGTTTAGGAACTCTACCATTTGCTGATTTCTTCTTGAAAGAAAATCAGTTAATCGTTACAGTAGATTCTGTATTCTTATCACCAAATACATATAGTGTAGATTTAGCTACAAATACTCTTACTATTGATAGTAGAATAGATACAGTTGGTAAGAAAGTAAATTGTATCTTCATTTATTCTACTTACTCTCAAGCTAGATTCTTTAAATCTACTACTATCACAGAAACTAAGAACCAAACAAAAATCTATATAGATGAACCATTTAAAAACTATTGCTTAAATGGTAATACTTTCTTTGTAATGATTGGTAAGAAATTTATCTCTAATAAAGATTATGATATCAATATTTCTGAGATAGATGGCGGATCTTATATTACTCTTAAAAATAGTAAGTTAGATATTGGTACTGCTGTAGATTTTAACTTTATATATTCTACTAATGCAATCAATGAAGATATTTCATTAGTAAATAAAGTTATCAAACTAAAAGCTACAACAGATTATCAAAATGAATTTAAAGTAACTTATCCGTTCAAGAATTATGTATCTACTAAATATAAACACTATGTAAAATATCTTGATAAATACCTACCAGACGATTGGTATAATATTACTAATCAATCATTGGTTATTGTAAATGATGCACTTGCTCTTCATAAAGATGATGAGTTAGAATTAGAATTGGTTTATATTGATAAAGATAGAACCAAACCTGAATTCAGTAATATCAAAGTTGCTATTATTCATCTTATTGCTGGTGCTGATGATCAAGATAGATTCCCTCTTACCTTCCCAGTAGATAATTACTTTACAAAAGGTAATAAAGTCTGTGTGGATATTGATGGTAAGATGCTTACTGAGGGAACTGATTATGTAGTAAATTATAATAAGAAGAATATCCGTCTTCTTAAAAAGAAACTATTCTTGAAAAAGGATCAGCAAATTAATATTACCTTCTTCTATAATGGAGTTACTGAAAATACTTTGGTAATGAGTGAAGAAACTCATAAGATCTTCAATCATGCAGATCCTAAGTTTAATATTAATTTCCCATTCTTCCCTTATATTCAAACAGATCAAGGATTCATTACTATCAGTGAGAATTCTATTCATTCTAGTGATGATATGGGATTAACCAATCAGTTCCATGTTACTATGAATAATAAGATGGTCTCTAATGCTGATATTAATGAGAACTTCTTGTTCATATATAATAAACACTATTTAGCAAATCCTAATCCATCTCTTACAGTTCAAACTTTAGAGAATCCTATAGATATTTCTAAAGATGGATATATGGATATCAAAGTTCCATTTGATTACTATTTTGAAAATAGATGGCCTTATGTAATTACTGATGCTTATGGTAATACTGTAGATGAATCTGAATATAGTATTTTCAATGGAAGTTTCTATTTTACAAATCCTAAAGATATAGCTAAGTATGGCGGTAAGCTATATATCAGATATATCTACAATACAAAAGGTGGAGCTACTGTAGGTTATTCTTATGAAGAAGACTATGCGGCTACTACTAATCTTAAATTCTGCAAGATTCCTATTGATCAACTTTACGTTACTGATAGAATGAAAGATAGTTCAAACTATAAAGATTATGATGTAATGGTTAAAGGTGATGGTTGGTGGGATGGTGTAGATTATAAAGACAACAATCATCAATTAGTAAAAGATGCAATCTATAGAGAACCATGGAATTATGCTAGAACAAAATATTATGGCATTAGCCAAATGATAGATGTATCTGCATATTCTGCTCAAATGAGTTATTTCTATAGCATGTTATATGATGATATAATGCTAGAAGAAAAACTCTTAGTTAAGGTTCCTTCCTTATCAGCTTCTCATCAGTTTAAATTAGCACACTTGTTTATCTTTATGACTTCTTTGACCTACATGTTTAATGGTATTGAAGACTTCATTATTGATAATCCTGCTAAGACAATGCTTGTTCAAGGATTTAATTTTAGAACAAGTTTAGCTGATCTTAAAGAATATTTGAGAAAGAAACATAGAGAAGAAAAAGAATTCCCTATTTGGGATTTCATCACTCCTAAATCTCAAATTAAAGATTTGGCTGAGTTTATGAATATCTATAAAACAAATATAGAAGTTCGTAGAACTATTTGTCAAAGAATGCTTGATGCTCAAGATTGGGAAGAATATAAAGTATGGAAAGATCTTTATGATTCTCTTATGACTTGGAAGCTTACCATGAAATACTTTACTTTGAGTAATGGTGAAGTTGCTAAGACATATACAGAATTCTTACAAGACAAAGATACAGTTCTTTATGATACTCTTAAACGTGTAGAAAAGATCATTTCTGCTGATGAAAAGATTGATACCATCACAGGTCTTATTGATGATATCATTTATATTCTAAATGAATATATGGGTGATATGAGATACATCTTTGATGGATATGCTGGTCATTCTGGTACTGAGATTATGAAGTATATCATGCTCATGATCGAATTCTTCAAATCTTATAAGATCGTATTCCTTACTAGAAATACAACAATGGAAATAGTATGGGGTAAAGATCGTGATGAAGATACCATGATCAGACCTAATGATATGGCTTACATCAATGAGATTGATAAACGAGTAGAATACTACCCTATCGTAGAAAAGGTATTTGATAAAGAGATCAATCATGTAGATGATAGATTCGATAAAGTTCCTTGGATGCGAGAAGACTTAGTTATCACATATAATAATGATCGTAAATATATTACTATAGATCTTCCAGGTTCTACATATTTATGGTCTGAAATGATTACTAAAGATATCAATGGTACTCTTACAAGAGCTGGTAGACAAGAATTCTCTATGGATATTCTCAAGTCTGATATGTTTACTTACGTTAAAAATCTTTTGAATAAAGATCTTATCAGTGGTACTGTAGCTCCATTTGCATACGAAATATCTGCTATCATTGATGGCGATACTGTAATAGATGAACGTTCTGGCAATGATTCATTTGCTGGGTCTTTAGCATTTGTTGCACAAGATTTAGAACCAATAGATATTCCTGGTAAGTTAAAACTAGGTACTACTTATAAGGAATGGGCTATCAATCTAAATATTGCTGTAAATAATGAATACAAAGATCTATCTTATTATGCTGAAAGAACTCTTAGAGATACTTTGGCTACCGAAACAGTATTAAATGATACTATTAAATCTGATCTTAGATCTTTTGATAAAGCTCATAATATCGAAGGCATGTTTAAAGGCTGTAAGAGTCTAGCCAATATTCCAGGATCTGATATTATCAGAGTAGACACTTCTAAAGCTACTTCTGCTCTAGGATTATATGCTGACTGTAATTCTGTTGGTACTATAGATGCTAGTTGGGTAAGCACTAATAATATCACTAATATGGAAGAAGCATTCAATAATTGCTCTAATGCTATCAGTATTGATATTTCTAGCTGGGATACTTCTAAAGTTAAGAAAATGGGTTATATGTTTGAAGGATGTACAAAACTTATCAATATTGAAGGTGTATTAGACATGATTTCTTGTAGATCTTATAAAGACATGTTTAAAGGCTGTGATAGTCTAGTTGGATTAAAAGTAGCAAACCCTCCAGCTGATTTTGAAGCTAAAACTGGTATTAGACCTAACCAATATACTGTAGTAACTAAAGTTCCATATGCTAAGGACTTTAGATTGTCTATTATGATCAATAATTCTTATAAAGATTTCTCTGGATACTTTGCTAAGAAAGATCCTGATGGTACAATGACTACAATTTCTGAAAAGATCTTGAAAGATTTAAAAGGCAAGAAAGCTTCCAATGTATCAAGTATGTTTGAGACTTGTAACTTAACGGCTATTCCTATTATTGAATTAGATACTTCTAAAGTAGAAGATTTCTCTAAAATGTTTAACTGGAGTACAAGTATTGCAACTATTGATACTACTTGGATAGATACTTCTTCTGCTAAGAATATGAATGGTATGTTTGCTGGTACTAGAATTAAAACTATAGATATATCTAGATTCGATACTTCTAAAGTAACCGACTTTGGTGATATGTTTAATAGATGTGATGAGCTCACTACAATTACTGGTATTATAGATATGAGTAGCTGTATTAACTGTGAAAATATGTTTGCAGATTCTACTAAACTTAGAAATGTAAAAATCTTTAATCCACCTCTAGACTTTGCAGAAAAATGTGGATTATCTAATGACCAATATGTAATAGTAAAATCTAAATAAAGTATGGAGGAATATTAACGTGGTTAATGATAAATACAAAATCCAAGAAGAGGTCATTGCCAACTCTGAAGAGTTAGTATCTTTAGTTGAAGGCCATCCTAATGGATTAAAAACAGAAGTTATTATTAGAGATCATGATACTGGGTTAGAACTATTCCGTGGTAGTAATAAAACTCTCATCTCTGGATCTGAATTTATTGCAATGCGGATGTTTGATCTTCATGATAAATCTTTTGTAACTCCTACATATAACAACCGTTTACAATTAGAAAATACAATCAATAATCCTAATCAAGAAGAAATTTTGAAGGACTACTTTGTTCAGCTATTCTGCTTAGGTACTTCTGGTTGTAACCGTGAATCTGCTTTGAAATATGAAGTAGATAATAAAAAATGGATTGATCCTGCAGACATGGTACCATTCCAATACGTTCCTGAAGATAAAGATCTTGATGCTGATAATCGCCAAGTATACTTTGGTCGTAAATCTCTTAAAGATAAAAAGATGGTCGCTTACTACTTTAAAAAGTTTGATAGCGATCCTACAGAACGTAAACAATTGGAAGACGGTACTCCTATTGATGCTACTATTTATGATGATCAATCTGAATTACCAGCACAAATCATTGTAGAAAATACTTTGGTTATTACTAAAGATGACTGCCGTGATTACTTTATTAATACTACTGGTATTAATGATGCTAGATTCAACTGTATCAGCTTATGTTTAGCATACAAAAAAGAAAGTGAAGATGGTTATACCTACTACCAAGATATCCGTCCAGCTACAAGAATCAACTTCCCTAATAAGTTCCTAAATGACTTGGGTGCTTCTTGGGATATTATTTACCGTATCTACTTCTAACAAAATCATACCCCATAGGATTAAGTTCCTATGGGGTACTTTTAATAATAACTTGACTAAGAAGTAAATAAAAAGGACGGTGAACCATATGAGGGAAACATTAAGAGAGATGGTAAGAAATCTTGCTTTCGAAAGGATTAAGTCCGAATCAGACAGTGATGAATACGTCAAGTATAGATCTCTGATTAAGAAAAATAAAGATGATAAAGATAAAGACTATGTAGTCAATAGTAAACCCTTAGATGAATATGTAGATGATATATTTACAACAATAGACCTAGCCTTAGAAGAAGAAAGAATGGAGACCATTAGATGGTTTGCCATCATGATCTCTTTAATATCGTTTTGTGTTTTAGTGTACTTCCTCCTATAAAAAGAACAGCCCTACTGGAGTAATTCCAGTAGGGTTAGTTCTATTTTTTATATCCAAAGATTCGATCATATCCATAATCTTCCATATTAAATACCTTAACAGTACTATCATGGAAGGTCTTCATTGATTTCAATTTAATAGTTGCTGGAATTACATAAGTTGCAACTCCTACATTCTTAATACCCAATCTTGTAAATAGATTACCAGCACAAGTATTACAAATACCTTTTTCTGATTCACACAAACCAGAGTATCTAAATTTTACAGTTTTACCAATGTAAGAATCTCTATTATCAGAAGTTAATTCTACTTTTCTATTACCTTCTACAATATAGCTATACATCCAGTCATCTACATTATCTTTAGTAAGAAGAACTTCCTTAGTACGTTTAGTACCACAATCAGAACCTTCTTCTAAAATAGTTAAATGTTCTAATGCTTTAACAAAGATCTTTTCCCATGCACCACCGTCTGCAGTTTTCTTAGCACGAGCATAAGGGCCAACTGCAAGTGAATCAGCAAACGCTGCATACTCTTCTGGTTTAATACCAGTAGTTAAATCTGATTTGATTACAGTATATTCACCATTAGGATTTAAAGGGTCTGGATTCTTAGATGCACCCTTCATAACAAACATGTTTTTGAAGTTATTATTCCAATCAATCTTAGAACCAGAATCGATCATATCTATAGATGGGTCATCTTTAAGAAGTCTCTTACATTCTTCAAGTAGTTCTTGTTCTATTTTTTGAGATGCTACTGGATCATGCTCACTAAGTTCTTTTTCATATTTCTTAAATAACTCTTCTTTTTTCTTAGCAATAGCTTTTGGTATGCTCATCATATTTTCTGTAATAGAAGCAGATAAGATATTGCAATAAGGTTGGAACTTTTCTGTTTTCATAACAAGACGTTTTAATGCATCTAATGGGATCTTATCTTCCATTACGGCATATGATACTTGTTTATTAATCTTCTTAAAGATTTTATTAGTAACAGGCTCATTGATATAACCAAACAGTTCAAATAAATCCTGTTCTATAAACGCTTTATTAAATACCCAAATACCTACAGTGGTTTTAATGATATTAGTGTTTTTATTACCCTCTGGACCATAACTTCCTACTGGGATATCTACTAGGTCATATGGATTAAATCTTCTTTTATCCTCAAACTCTCCAAACATATCCATTGCGAAGGATAGTTTAGTACATTCCTCTTCAGTTATACTTAAGAGATATTCAATATCCTTAGGATCTGTCACTCTGTTAGCTTGTCGTTTTACAACTTTTATTGCCATAAAAGGTTAAACTCCTTTCACTTAGAATCTTTAAAATTATATGAATGTCTCCATAGTATATTTGGATAGCCTTGACATTATATTGACTATTCTTGTCCTTAAAATAGATGCAGATCTATAATCTGTTATTAGACAAGAGCTTTTATACCTACTGTATTATTTGGGGACACAGTAGAAATTTATTTCATAATGTAAGCAAGATAGAAGGAAAGTCATATGAAAACAGGGAACTTTAAAATTACAGTGGAAGATGGAGACAATTTCCTATATGTAGTAGAATTAAAAAAAGGGAGAAAAGAAAGTGCCGTCGAAGTAAGATTCGGAGCTAGTATTTATAATCAAACTGATAGAGCCCGTCAACGTATAGTTGAGTCTTATGACAAAGTGTGTCACTATATCATTGACGAAGGTTTTATATCCTTCTTAAAAGATAAACTAGAGTTATCTTCTAGAGTAAAGAGTGTTGTTCTCTCACTTAACAAGGTTGAGTGGTTTACTCAACATTATAAAGGTATTAAAAAGTCTTCAAGTTTATAATGGGTTATATACTATAATATTGATAAATAAGATTCGCTAAGTACTAAATGTACTTAGCGGGTTTTATTTTCACAAACCTGTTTACTTATTATTAATTCTTTTTGTTTCATGTATTAAAAGGAGGAGAAAAGGTAAATGGAATACAATGGCGCTAATGCTTATCCAAGGAGTGAACAATTTGATTATTTCACAAAATTTGAAATGATCAATTTTGATGAGGAATGCCGTAAAGACCTCACTAATGGGCATGGTTTCATTATTAAAGAACCACAACCAATTAACAAAGCATTGAAATCAGATGATTCTATCTTTAGCTCTAAATATGGGAAATCTCTACAAGATAAGAATCCATATTCTAACAGATACTCCTGTAAGTATGGTTGTACTCAAGGTGCCTTCTATGCTGTTCCAGGAGATCAAAATTGGGTTTGTCCTACATGTGGTACAGAAGTTAAATCTGTGGGTGTAGATTTTACTTATTTTGGTTGGATCAAGATTAAAGATGAATTTTGTCTTATCCACCCATTATTATTTTTGACTATCTCTAGTTTAATTGGGAAGAATAACTTAGAAGAGATTATAGAACCGTCAGTTGAATTAGATGCAAATGGCCAGCCTATGACTCAATATGATAAACGCATCTTAAAACAAAAATCTAAACGTGGTGGATATGGTAAACGCAAAAAAGCATCTTTAGATACTAGATTTGCTGGTATTGGTTTGATGGGTTTTAGAGATCACTTTGATGAGATCATCGAATACTTCTATAAGAAGAAACCTGCTAAGAAGGAATTCTATGATGAAATCATGAAAGAGAGAGATAAAGTATTTATCCACTCTATCCCAGTATATACCACACAGCTTCGTATTGCTAAAGTAGAAAATCATAGATTTACATTTGAATCTACCAATGCCGATTTCAACTTATTAGCAAAGTTAGCTGCTACAGTAAATAAGAATAATCTCTCTATTTATAGAAATAAGAAGTATCAAAACCAATTACTATGGGATATGCAATCTAAGTTAACAAACTTAACTACAGAAATCATTGCTATCTTGTCTGGTAAGAAAGGTACTTTAAGATCTATCATTTCTGGACGTACAGCATTCTCTGAACGTTCAGTTATTGTTCCTAATCCTAAACTAAGAATGGATGAGATCACATTACCATACTTTGGTTTATGTATTTTGATGCAACAAAGACTTATTAATATTATTAAGAAATCTTATAATATTACATATGCTCAAGCATATAAGATTTGGTACTACGCATCTCTTAAAGTAGATGAGCGTGTATTACAAATTATAAATGAATTGATTAATACTAATAGAGTATCTGTATTGATCAATCGCAACCCAACTATTTTCTATCAATCAATTGTGTATAAAAGAGTCGTAGGATGTACTCTAGATTATACAATGGGTATTGATGTATACACATTAGATGGGTTAGCCGCTGATTAACAAAATGGTCCCTATATATGGTAACATGTGTAGGTTAACAAGAAAATTGCTTGGACAGGCTAAAGCTATAGATGCTACAACATAATGAGCAATCATAAGTGTGAATGCTGAGGAAACTCGGAAAGAAATCTATAGATGACCTATGCTGAAATAAAAGCCTTATATTGATTTAAAGTGTATCCATCTTTATAAGGTGCTAAGGGTTGATTATAATGTCTGATAAGCAGCTGTCTTAATAGGCTAGGGCTATTAAGAGGTTCAACGACTATTCCGTAGCGGGAAGTAGGGTATAAGCATATCCGAAGTACTTGTCTCCATATATTATATTATGGATGTGAGATAGTCTGCTCTCAATTTAACGATTGAGAAGTTCATAAGAGAACTGGGTGAATTAGCGACTCACTTGAACACGAGGTTTGACGGAGATACATTAAATATTCTCATGCTTTATAATAAAGAATTTAAAGAAGCATGCGAAGCAGTATATTCTCCTAGAAATGCTTTCTGTATTTCTAGAGATGATGGTAAGATGAATCCTTCTATCAATGTATTTAAGGATATTCTTATCAATTTAAATAGCTTAGTCGGAGTTGGTAGATATAAATACAATCAAAACCAATTAGCTAAGATTGAAGAATTCAAGAATAAATATGGTGCTAATATAGACTGATGAATATAGAGATGGGATTAATTTCCCATCTCTATTTTTTTTATAAAAAATTGCTTTCAGTTATATACTATAATAATGAAATCATATTTTGGAGATTTAGATTCAAGGAGGAATAATAATGATTCACAGAAGTATTTATCAAATTCCAGAACTTCAAGATGAAATTCAATGGAATGATGAGATCACTGGGGAGTTGAGAAGTGGTGTAGTTGGTAAAGTAGAATACTTAGATGAAACAACTGCATTTGTTTATGTAATTGATTCTTTTGATTTAGAGAATAATAAACAAATAGAACCACAGGTAGGAACTCCAGGACAATTAGGATTTATTCCAGGATTTACTTATGCTGATATTATAGTATTCGATGATAAGCCTAATAATATGGAGGGTTGGGCTAGAGACTCCATAAAAGAAAACTATGACAAATATACTGATGGTATCGATTATGATGCCATAGCAAAGGAAAGGATGTAAGGATAATGAAGTATTTTCTATACTTAGAAACTAGGGATAAAGATATCATTAAATTTATAATAATGGATATTGTAAACCATTATATTTCAGGAAGTATTAACTATCCTGAATATAGAGATTATTGTGTTATGGAAGCTAAATATGATATTACTCTAACTGAATCTAATGATTATATTAGAACCGCTTTTCCATTAAGAAAGAAATATAATGATGATAGAAGGTTTAGATTAATTAAAGATAGATATATGGTATATGCTAATAAAGTATTTGGTAATAAACGTCCACAGTCTAATGAGGAAGTTTTAAATAGATTTAGAGAGATCTGCATAACCTTTGCATGTTATTATATCTATTATTTTGAAGAAGGATTAGAAATAGCTCCAAAAGACTGTAATACTTATGCTCGTTGGAATTTATTAAAACAACCAACATTTACCTCTAATATTAGAGAAATTGCAGAAGAGTTTGTAGATAGAGTATTAGCTTCTAATAAGGGGGAATAATTATGAAACAATGCTACATGTTGACATCTGATGAAAAGTCATATTTAAAACAGGTATTGATGAACACACTTAGATTAACTTCTAAAAGACAAACTCCTTTTAGATATCTCTCAAATATAGAAATAAGAGAGAGTGCAGATTTTGTATGTTGTAAGATAATTGGAGAACGAATTGTTGAAGAGCATGCATGGTTAGAAAGTCCATATGGTAATAAATATCGAAGAAAGATTCCTGTTACTTGGTTCTATGCTAAAGATGGAAATGACTTTAATAAATTAGCAGAAGAGTTGATAACTTATTCTGCTGCTAATTATATGATATTTGAAAAATTCATGACCGAAAATAAAGAAATCGATTTTGATTGCGCTATGCCTTATAGCGACCATTCTACTTTCGCTAACTGGCTATGTGACCAGAGTATAAAGAGTATAACTCCAGACGAAGAAATCAAAAATAACTTTAAAAAAGTTGTAGATATGATAAATCGTATTGGAATCAAATCAGTTAGTGAAAAGCTGATAATGTATAATGGTATAATAGAAGATCTAAGTATTGATGAAAAATGATTGATAAAAATAAAGGTCCTCTTATGAGGGTCTTTATTTTTTTCACATATGGGTAATACACGATCTTATTTTACTTTATAGGAGTTATAAGTTATGGCTAAAAAATATCTAAGCAGAAATGCTAGAATTGCTAAATACAAACCAAAGAAAACTGAACTTAGAGAATGGCTTAGACTTATTAAGTGTAAAGCCATAAATAATAAACTCTTCTTAGACAATGAAGATGATACTAAAGAAGCCATAGAATTTGATCTAGCCGATGTTGGAGTTATATATTTCAATATAAAAGAAGAACGTTCTAGCTTCTCCCCTTTATATGCTTTAAAATTGATCTCTACTGAAAAATGCTATGATATCAATATTAAAGATAGTGGAGTTTATATTGTAGAACTTCCATACAATGATATTGAAGAACAGTTTAGAAAAGAATATCAAGAGCTAATCAAAGATAGAGAATTCTTATTTGATTTCTTTGCAGATAGATATCTTCCTAATGATTATATGAATCTATTCCCTAATCATCTTGATTGGATTAAATGGATGAAGACTGAGCAGTATACAACTTTCTTCTATTATGTCCCAGATCAATATAATAGCCTTGGAAGATTACATTATAATGACATCGTGTTCTTTATAGAAGAATATAACACTACTAAATTCTATGCTGTAGCTGGTAAGAAGATGTATCTCCTAGATAATATGAGATTCGAAGATGGGACTGGTTATGATACTAGAATAGAAATTATAGGTAGAGAATGTGGTGAAACTTTAGATGAGTTTACTGAATCTCATAAAAATAACCTATTATACTATTTTCCAATAGAGGACACTACTCTCTCTAACGACCCTTTAAATGATAATTAAAACACCATATCTCCTAAGCCAGATTTAGGCTTAGGAGGTTGAATCTGATTTGTAAAACTATACTATTTTGATTATATACTATAATAGTGAAATAGATGTGAGAATCTAATCATTGTTTGGTTTTATTTATAGGAGGAAATAACAATGAAACACCTTAAAGCATCTTTTATCCAAGTAGATACTATCAACGATTTTGTATCTGATTATTCAGATATCACTGTATTGGGATACAGTGATACCGAATTAACAATATCTATCAAGGATCATGTACAGCCAGGGTCTAATAGACCAAATGGTGGTAAAGTTATGAATAATAACAGCTACCGTTATATTGAGTTAACGATAGATAGAAAAGGTAATATCACAAGCTTTAACGGCTATGTTCAGGCTGGATATGGCTACGAAGAGTTCAGCAAGGACTCAGCATTTGCAATACCTTTGTGTAAAAAGAACTTTGTTACGATTGATGATATCAATCTAAAAGTTTTTAACTTCTTAGAAAAACAAAAGGCAGTCTAATGACTGCCTTTATTTTTTTTTCTAAAATTGGTTATAATTATATACTATAATAGTGAATATAGATAAGGAGGTATGAACTATATATGATACAATCTGTATTAAAAAGGATTGATGCCCATATGGGCTTGTGGTTTATACCACAATTCAATTTAGTTTTTAACGATAATAATGATATCGTTGAAATAGCTTCAATAACAGATTTTAAAGTTATTGGGGTGATTGATAAGAATAATATTAGTGATGAGAATATAACTATAGCATTCTCTCACTATGGATTAAATAGTGAGAATCTATTTATCCATCTTATCAAAGAATTCTTTTTTAATGAGTTTGGTATTGAAGAGATCGTCATAAAGGAAGGTGAAGAAAATATCAACAGATCTCTTTATATTCAGGAAGAAGATGATAGTAAATTATCTTTGATACTGAAGTTTTATGGGATTGATAAATCTCAACTATCTTCTCTAGTAACAAATGAAGAAAGAACTTATTTTGAATATATAAAGGATAAAAATCTATTAAGTTCTATTCTAAATATCGATAGAGAAGATATTAATATCCTAAGAGAAGTTACAACTAATAGGGTTCAAGTAATAGAACAGGCTATAACAGATTTTCTCAGGATAAATAATAGTAATAAAAACTACATTGCGAACTTAAAATCCATAGCTAATGAAAGCGACTGGTATTCTGAGCTAATATCATTATTAGTTCGACAAATCAATTGGAGAAGTTGATTATCTTTAAACTTTATTTAAACATTTAAAATTTTACAAGGAGATTAAAATCATGGAAAAACTTATTAAATTCGGTAAATATCTATTTGTTTTTGTAATGGTCGTAGCAGCACTTGGTAAAATCTTCGGTGGTCCATCCGAACCTAAGTCCTATGTGGATATTACAGCATATGAAATTATTTCTGAAATGGTTGATGGTGTTCAACCTGCCAGTAAGAATCAGAAGTTAATGAATTATTTGGAGAAAAATAAAGGAGTTAGAATCAGTGGGTATGTATCAGAAGTGCGTATTATTGATGACAAAGCCCTTGTTAGTGTTGCTCCATTTATGGAATATAATTTATTAGATGACAAGCAATCTCGTATGGCAAAATATGTAGTTGCTCTTGAAGCAGGTAATAAAGACGCTGACTCTGCTATGAAAAACCTTCGTCGTGGTGACTTCGTATATGCTGACTCCACTTATTTAGGTTTCGACGATGATGGACATATCCATTTTACTACTTTTAAAGTAGATCGCCAAAAAGCTGGTATTAAATAATTAGCTTGGCGTTTACAATATAATACTAATCAATTTATAACTATTTAAATTTAAAGGAGATTAAACTCATGACAAAAGAAAGCATGACAATCGCTGCATTGATTGCAGAAAACAAAAAAATCGTAAAGAAAATGGAAGCTCTTATTGGTGATAATAGCTTTAGTATCATCAACTACTATTTTGACTTCAATAAATTTATTGGAGCTCAAACAGTTGAGCAAAAAGAAACTTTGATCAAATCTGATTTTGATAAACTATGCGCTTTACAAGCTAGATTAATAGCTGTTAATGATGCTCGTATTAAAGCGAATAGCGAAACATATGTAGAAGTTCCAGAACTTCTGGATATTAAACAAATCTTATCTAAAAAAGTTGCAAGTACTGAAAAGGTTACAATTGCGAATGCAATTCTTCGTAAGAAGTATTATGTAGACTTGTTAAAACTTGCAAATACTATCATTTACAAATACAATCTTGATATTCAAAAGAAACAAAAGTTCGATGAACAGTCTATGATTGCTGTTGAGCAAGAATTAGATCGCAAATTCCCAGCAGATTCTAAACGTGCTTATTCTGCAGATGATGTAGATAAAGCTCGTGAAAAAGCTCGCAAAGCAAACGAAGTAATCGTATCAGACCCTATTGGTTTGGTCGGTACAAATGCTTTGACAGATTATGCTAATCAACTTGCAGATTATATCAGTACTATTGATACAACATTATCTGTAGCTAATGCATCTACAGTGGTCGAATTTGAATATTAATACTACTATTTAATAATATAGATTACCAATTTGCTAGAGAGGCGTTAAAAGTATAAAGGATTTAGGAGAGCACGTTGACCGAAGACCATTGGTTCTTGGCTCTCCAAAAATATTAGAACCGCGGGTCTTCATCACATTAATAATATTGGAAATAATGATCCTCCAATATATATCCTGTTAAGATATATATTAAAAAGATAAGATGAAGCGACACTTGTCAGTTTCGGAGCAACTGATGCCATGTAGCTAGGAGATAGTGAGAATATCTCCACCATGAACACTAAACTGCAAAAGCTCAAACTTTTAAAGCTCCACACTAAATTTTTAAATCTTTAGCCGTGGCCACAGGCGTATAAATATGGAGTGGCATTTTAAAACTATAAAGGTATAAATCGAGAACCTTTTAAAGTTTTAAATCGAAAAATAAATCTATACCCAACACAGAGAGACCGTGAAGAACGGCTACTGAGTATCTAAGTCCACTTAATACACTCTCATATAGTCGCTAACTTTAGCAAATATAAATTCTATAAAATGAATAATAAATATATTGATATACAATTCTTCCAAGAATTGACGTATTCATATTATACTCCTTGGTGTTATAAATAATATTCAAACATCACAACACTTTGTTTAATATAGTCAAACTTTGTTTATGATAAGTCCTAGTCCTATATATGGGCTTAATCTTAATATTGAATCGTACATATAATGACGATAAGCCACCACTTTTTCTCTTACTCCATGTGGTGGCTTATTTTTTTATGTATTCCACAGAACATGTTTAACAAATACATCTCTAAAGAGCATTCGATGAATGTAAAAGATGTACGTTTTTCATAATTTAAATCTCCTACATTATGAGCATACCTGTGGCGGGTATGCTCATATTTCTATAACGTGAAAGATATTAGGATGGTTTAAAATATAGAAAATATGAAAATTTTTGAAAATGTAAAAATCGACAATTTTTCAATTCTCTTAATTTAACCTTATATGGTTAAATTAGGATTTTTGTTGACTTCAAAAATGGCAATCTAATATGAAAAATAATAATATATTATAAATAAAAACGAGTATTTACTTAGTACTCTACCTTTAGCATTCAAAATCGTTAGATTTTGATTCTAATGGTTAAGACTTAATAGTCTACTTGAAACCGTATCCTTACAGTAGGATTTGTGCTTCGAGTATTTATAGTGGGGTACGGGGGTATAAGCAATTTTGCCTACCCTAGGGCAATTGGGAAATCGACCCTATAGTAATAATATTTTTATTCCAAAAGGAGAAAAGAAATGGAAAATTATTTGAAACTAATACCTGTAATATTTGAAGAACTCCAAGAGGGAAATTCTATTATTAATAATCTGGAATATGATTATGATATCCATAAAACAAGAGATACTGAATTTGGATTGACTGTAGAGATATATGATATCCTATCAGATAAAGAATTTCTATTCAATATTCCTGTAGGAGAAAAGGATTTCAATATCAAGTATATGGATAAGTTTATATCCCTAGAAGAATTGGAAGATAAGAATCCTGAATATCATGAATTGACTACAAAAGTTCTATATGATATCTGGGAATATTTTGATAATGCAAACATGATCTGGTAAGGAGATATTAAATGTATCCGTGTCAAAAGAGAGACAAACTATTCAGTATAAATCCATATAGGTTATTAACCGAATTAGAAGTATTGGAGTTAATAGAGTTGGGTATTATACCAGAAGATTGTAGAGAAACACTCTTCTCCAAATTAAAGAAAAAGCTATTTGGTAATAAAAAGGAAAAATATGATTATGATTATCATATTATAGTATTAGATGAAGATATTCACTACTATTACGATATTAAGATTCTTCATTCATTATATGATGCAATGTTGTATTGTGATAAGCTAAATAAGAATATGAAACTAATGGTATTCTTATATTCTGTTCCTAAAGGAAATGAAGAACCTCTTTGTGAAAGATGGTCTGATAGAAAGCTTATGAATATGCTTTGTTGTTATAGACAATGGAGACATAGCAAGGCTGCAAAAAAGGTAGAGTATATGACCAAAGCTAATAAAGAGATGAGAGAGTATATATTAAAAGAAATGCCATCAAGAGTTGTTGAAAGAATGTAATCAAAATTTAATAGAGAGAGGATTAACTCCTCTCTCTTTATTTTTTTATAAAAATTGATTATAATTATATACTATAATAATGATAGCATGTATATCATTAGAACAAAGCTATCACTATTATATTTATTTTTTATATAAGGAGATTTTGAAATGAAAAGAACAAAGCAATACCTATTAATGCAATTAACGTTTGCTAGAGGTGAAGAGTATGATTATGGTAATTGTGGTATCAAAAAAGATAGTCAGTATTACAAACCAAAGATTGTTGAGAAGTTCTCATTAGATGATAACGAATATATTGATTATCTAGTAGAATTAATCAATAAAAATAATTCTGTTAAGGGTAGAAAATATGATACGATGTTATACTTAGTAGAAGGATCTTTCTATTATGGTAAGGATAAGAAAAAGTTCATAGATAGAAATTATCAGGAGTCTTTAATGGAAGATTTCTTTGATACTGAGGAGTATATCATTGCTCTTGGTAAATCTAAAGTATTAAAGAATGTAAAACCTGAGAAGTTGAAAAACAATGTCCATGTCAAGTATTCTAATATTGTTCAGCCACATCATTTTACTAGTTTAGGAATCTATAGATTAGATCCATTAGTTTTGGATGTATTGAATGATTCTATTGATTATATTTCTTCATATGGGATCTCTGAATTAAATGAAAGTACTAATGAACTTGAAGCTTGTCTAAAACCTAAAGATTCAAAAGCTATTTTGAAAGCTTTGAAAACATATAATGAAGCTCAGGCTAAATTATTTGAAGAGCTTACAATATTGGTATCTAAATTAGATGATGAAGGATTTTATAGATAATAAGAATGAAAATGAATATTGAAGACATATCTATCTTATTAGCTAATCTAGATCTAATCAATAAGGCAATTCTTAAAACACAGCAACATGTGGCTATACATTTACTAGATACTTTAAAAGAAGAAGATAGTAAAGCTATTGAAGAGTTATTAGATAAGATAGCCGTAGATTATAATTCACTAAGATTAGTATGCGAAATTATAAAAGGTAAAATTGATGATCAAGGATATTATATTGATCAGGAAACAGGAGAACGAGAAAATGGAAATTGATAAAATTACTGAAGAAAAACTATTAGAAAGTATGACTAGTATTAAAAACGATGATATCTATGAGCATACTTCTGCTATTATGAAAAAAATTGCAGATGGAATTAATAATGATGCAAGAAATATAGATAAAGAATTCTTTAAAAAGTTTAAAGAAATTACAGAAGAAACTGCTAAGAAATTTAGAGATATGGTAGAATCTAAAGCTGTTAATGCAAATTCAGATCTATATTATATCGTTGGGATTGGATTTTATAGAAATGGTGCAGAATTAACTTCTAAGGATTATGTGGTATATCCTCCTAAAATTGTTAATAGTATCGAAAGTAATTATAAAAATGCATTATTAACTTCTGTTTATATGATGGAAGAGGCAGAAGATAGATTAAAAGATACTTATATGAAACAAATTTGTTATCCTATCAAAGTAGTAGATAATGAAGTTTCTGCTAGTATCGAAAATGGTACTTTCTTTAATAGAGAAATGCATTATAATAATGCAGTACAAGTATTCAATTCAGATGAATATATTAATGCTTTGATTTCTACCAAAACTTATGAAGCCTTAGATAAAAGTAAACTAAAAGACTCTATCTATGTATTTCTAACCAATAATCCAGAAGAACGTATTGCTTCTAGAATTGAAGAAATAGGCAAAGCTTATAATGATAGAAAGATTCTAGAGAACTTTGGTTATGAAGTAGATAATTCTAGAATAGAATTATTTAAATTATCAGCCGAACTTCAAAATACGATTGATAAATATCAAGGTGAAGAAGCTTGTAAAGATGAATTAGAAATTCTTATGAATTTGCAAGATAGTCTTGTTATAACTGAAGGAAAAATGCTAGAATTAGTTATGGGTATTGGTTTGAAAGAAAGCTAATCTAAGGGGGAAATGAATATGATGACTGTTGAAGAATTATACAACCTTGGAGATATCTCTGAAATTGGTTATATCATTATGAGATTACGTTTTGATTACGATTCTAAATATGGAAGCTTTGGTTGCTTTACTAATATTATGAATAAAATAAATCAGTTTACTCCAGAGATTGTTGATTATAGCTATAATTCTCTTCATACATATGATGGTGTTGTAAAATGTTGTATTAAGATGAATGAGCTATATATCGATAACGATGAAGAATGTAATATATTACATTATCCTCTAAAATTTACAGAGTATACTTATGAGGAAATGATAAATGGAAAACTTTTCTCTAGAGTTGAACAAGAAAGAGTTATGGAAGACTTCTTCAATTCTAAAAAATATTTAGAATTACTTAAATCATGTATTGAAAGTGGAGAAGTTAATAAAGATAATATTGTTCGCAATAGCAATCATATCTTCTATAGAACTAATTGGACTTCTGAAGATCTTAAATATATTGGAATGGAAGATGATTTGGATTATGAGTTTCTATCTACTATTGAAAATACTTTAGAAAGTATTGAAAAGGTAAAAGAACGTCTATTAGAATACAAAGATACTGAGATTGAATATGAGCATTCTCTAGAATCTTTCAAAGACATTAGATCTTTATTATCTAACTTAAGAATGAAGATTAATGATACTATGACTGTTTGTGAAAGAAAGAAAATAGAATGTTTCGATAGAGATAAATCTAGAGAAGACTTAAGAGAAAAGTATAATAAAGCTCGTGAAATTGAAATTGATGACCAAGGTCCAGTATTCTAAGTGGGGTAATATTAATATGAATATTAATGACATCGTATCTATGATTAAAGATGAAAAGGATAGGAATACTGTTTATATTATCCTTCGATTGCATATTCCAAGAGATAAGACTAAAGATCTAAATAAAATAGAAGATATGCCATATTTCTATCCAGATATAGTAAGAGTTGTAGAGTGTGATGATTATATCAACGCTTTAAAAGAATCTATAGAGTTGATGAACTCAAACTATGAATTCTTACTAGATGGAGAAGATGAGTTCTTAGAAGTATTCTATCCTATTGAATTTACAGATAAGATTCGTAACAGCTTAAAGAATGGCACTTTCTTTAATAGAGCCGTTCAATTAAAAACTGCTAGAAATATAATGAATTCTGATGAGTATTTGGAATGTATTCTAAATTCAGATATTTATAAAGAGCTTAATAAATATGATCTTGAGAATACTCCATACTTTACATTAGTAAGCAGTTTAGATTTTAAAATAAAGAAGTTCTTTGATACAAAGAAATAGTGTCTTTAGAAAAGAGTAGTTTATATACTGCTCTTTTCTTTTTTGTAAAATTCCTCTATTTTGATTATATACTATAATAATGAATATAGACTTAGGGAGTCTATAAAATATCCATTTTAGTATTTATTTTAGGAGGAATAAAAATGGAAAAGAATACGTATATGGTTTACAAAATTAATTTGGAAACAGGCAAGGTTTCTGAAACTGGTAATGAATTCGAATATGCTTCTGATGCTCAAAGCCATTGTGATTTATTAAATGAAACACAAATATTAACTGAAAACATAAGATATATGTTTTATTATAGAATTTATAACAGTTTTGCGCCATTTAAGACACAAGAGCAATTAAGAAAGGAAGCAAGTTTAGCATTAAATACGTTTAATAAGCGTATTAATAAATTAAAAGCTTTAAGTGTAGTAGCAACAAAATCGTTGTTACAAGGTGGTTTAAATAAAGAAGAAGCAGTTTAATACTGCTTCTTTTTTTTTGTAAATATCACTATATTCAATTATATATTATAGTAGTGAATATAGATTGTGTTATAAATTAATGGGGCCCTGTGTGGCCCCATATCCTTTTTTTATTTTTTTTTGCTTATTTCAACCACATCTCTATAATAGCGAGGTGACTTTATGGAACAAAATGAAATTAGAATATTATCTAATGAAGAAATACAAGAGCTTGCTGGTAAAAAAGATCTAGTTAGATATGAGCTTAGTAAAAGCTATGAGCATAATTTAAAAACGAATCTTATTATACCATCTGTAAATCAAGCATACTCATGTTGTGTAGAATATATGAGAGCTTGGTTCTTTGATAAATTTGGAGATAAGTTCTTTAAGACTCAATGGTTAGATAGTGAGCATATGCTTAATCCATTTAGACGTAGAAGAACAAAAGATCTTATCGTAGTAAACAAACCAGCAGTAGTAATTACTCCTGAATTAGATATGAACTTTAATAGAGAGAATATTGATCTTCATAATATGGGTATGCTGTTATATAGCAATCGTTGTACTTATAAAGATGCTTGGTTTGTAGATAGAGACAAATCTCTATTCATTTCTATGACTATGGAAATGCTTATGATGAACTTCAACTATAGAATGAAGTTTAATGGTAGAGGTATTCAATTAGATATTGCTAAGATGTGTCAGATGGCTTTTAGAGCTGGTGGTACACAAAAACACTATAATGATATAGACTACCCACTTCCTAAAGAACTTATGAACCAATTAGCAGAAGATGCTTTGGGTTTATGCATTAGAGATGGGGATATATTAAACGTAACAAGATTCTTACACTACGTTAACTCCCATTCCAGATTACCAGTATTATATAAATTTAATGCTGCTACTCATAATATGGAATACTTCCTCAAAGTACCACAGACAATTGTCCACATTAAAACAAATGAAATATCTGTTGATGCAGGTAATGATATTGGTATGGCTAAGTCTGATTATGGTGTATCTTTTGATACCAATGTAAGATTCCCAACTCCTAAATTCTATGCTTACTATTCCTTAAAAGTTAGAGATAATATTCAATGCACTACTCTTGATAAAGCCTCTGCTTTAACTTCCTTAATGAATGCATCTAGAATACCACCTCATAACGAAAAGGGATGGCAATGGAATATTAAATCCGAATACGAGTTTACTGATAAAAAAGAAATTCAAGATATTAAAGATGGTAAGCTTATGAAGATTAAGTTTGATGGTTTAATAGGTGATCTTAGAGATATTATAGATTATACTAAATCTATAGCTATCTCTCCTGAGGTATTCTTAGATATTAAGATTTATAACTCATTTGAATTTGTTAAGACAGATATTGATTGGATGAATTTCGAAATCAAATTCAAACAACCTCTAAAATCTGCAATGTGCTACTTCATTATCTATATAGACAATAATTATTTGAATGAACACTTGACTCAATTGAGAGGTTACATGGAACAACGTGTAAATCCTTCTCATAACCAAATAGGTCCAGAATTATCACATGATACTAAAACAATGATTTGGTAAAAACTACACCCTAGAGTCTATTATGACTCTAGGGCTATCTTTTCTAATAATGAATATAATTATATACTATAACAGTGTAGAGTATGGTATCGATTTCATAGTTTGAATACTCCTACTATGCAGCGTTAATATACTATATCAATTATATCAACCCCCTGATATATATTGTACCCAACACCAACCAACCAATTTAAAATCCATACTCTACACCCCCTTTATATAGTTTACGGCGTTTATCAGATAATTCCTTATGAGGTATAGAACCATTATGTAGTTAGAATGAATTTGATAAATTAAGTACTATAGATTAAGGCGCATATGCTTTAATCTAGAACATTAAAACAGGTTTTGTAGCCAAAATAATAATTTTTTGTAATTTGTAAGGAGAAGTACAACAATGGCAGGAAAAGTTATTGATGTAAACATTGCAGAACAATCTCGGCAAGATTTACAAGACTATGCTATTTATGTAGCAAGAAATCGTGCTATCCCAGAAATGGTAGACGGTTTAAAACCAGTTATTCGTAGAATATTATGGTGTGCAGCAAATGACTTTAAAGGCCAAGGATTTATTAAGACTTCGAATATCATGGGTCAGGTTATTCGTAAATATAATCCACATGGCGATGCATCAGTTCAAATGGCGATCAGAAATATGATCAATGACTTTGCAACCAAATATCCAACAATGGAAGGCTCTGGTTCTTGGGGTTCTAAAGCAAATCCGAATCCAGCAGCTCCACGTTATACAGAGTGTAAAATTAGTAAATTTGCAGTAGATGTATTTGCTAGGGATATCTATGAAGATAAAAATTCTACTGACTGGGCAGAGAACTATGATAAAAGAGCAGAAGAGCCTCTATATCTTCCAGCAAGGGTTCCAGCATTATTAATCTTAGGACAGGTTGGTATTGCCGTTGGTATCAAATCTTCTATCCCATCTCATAACTTAGGAGAGGTAATTGATACTACAATAGCTTTAATGAAAGATCCTAAACACAAATTCTGTTTAATACCAGATGAATGTATGTCTTGTGAGCTATTAGATACTGAATGGGAAAAGATTAACGAAACTGGTAATGGTACTTATATTGCACAAGGTATCATTGAGACAGGAGAATATCAAGGCTATCCTGCATTATTTATCAAATCATTACCAGACTTTACTTACTTTGATTCTGTAAAAGAATCTATCGTAAAATTAGTAGAGACTAATAAGATGCCTTATATTCATGACCATATCTCTAGAACAAAAACAGTTATGGTTAAAGGTGAACGTATTACAAACTTTGATGAAGTAATCACTCTTAAAAAAGGTACAGATCCTAACTTTGTTAAAGAGTATCTATATGCTAATACTGCTATTAGACAAACTCGTCAAGTACGTCTTATTGTAATTAAAGACAATAAACTTTGCTCTATGAATTACAGAGATTATCTATTAGGATTTATTGATTTTAGACGTATGACTGTAACAAGACGTCTAAACTCTTTACTTCAAAAATATAAGACTTCTATTCATGAAAGAATGTTCTTATTACACGTTCTTTCTAAGAAGAAAGAATTAGATGCTATCATTGCTACTATCCGTAAACAAAAGACTACTGATAATCAAGCATTGATTGAATTCATGGCTGATAAGTTAAAGATTACAAATCTTCAAGCTAAGTATCTATTAGAAACTGGTTTGAACAAACTTACTGAAGGTCATAGATTAAGATATGAAAGAGAATTAAAAGAGCTTGAAGCTAAGGTAAAACAAATCATGGATATTCTCCTTCATAAGAATAAGATTGATGAACTTATCATTCAAGAAATGTTAGAGATCAAAGAGAAGTATAATACTAAACGCATGTGTCGTATTATCTCTAAATCTGAAGCATCTGGTATTGCTCCTGGTACATTCAAACTAGTATTTACTAAGAATAATTATATTAAGAAAATTGGTGAGAACGAAGAAGTCGGAGCTCTTAATAAAGACGAAGTAAACTTTGTTATCAAAGTAGAGAATGATGAAGATGTAATTGTATTCTCTTCTATGGGTAAAGTATTTAAAATGCCAGTGCATAAGATTCCAATCGCTGCTAAAGGCTCTAATGGTGTAGATATTCGTGTATTAAATAAATATGCAACTTCTAATATCTCTTGTGCTGCTAGAGAATCTACTTTAAAGAAATTGGTTGATTCTAAAATGCATAACTATTTATTCACTGTAAGTAGAAAAGGCTTTATTAAGAAGATTGATATTGCTGATATCTTAACAGCTCCGCCATCTGGTATTATTTATAGCAAACTAGATGAGGGAGACTATATCAAAGATATTTTATTTGGTCCAGATAAGATGGATTTATTAATCTATTCTGGATCTAAGGTTCTTCGTATCAATTCTAAAGAAGTTCCATATCTAAAACGTTCTACTAAAGGTAATAGAGCATCTACAGCTTCCAGTCTTATTGATGGTATGAATTTTGTATTACCTCAAGCTACTAGTCTTATCGTAGTAACTAAAGATGGCTATGTAAATAAATTGTCTTTAGATATTATCAAACGCTCTAATAGAGGTAAAGCTGGTATTAAGGTTATCAAACTTAAGAAAGATGATTCTATCTTAAACATTTGGCCTTGTACAGAAGATGCAGTATTAGTATCTTATCAAGGTAGAAAGAATGAAGAAATTCCAGTATCTTCTATTAAAGAAGGAAGTACTATTGGAACTGGAGATAGATTGTTTAAATCTCCAACTAGAGTTGTATTAACTTACCCTCATGCTTAACTAAATTTAGGATATGGATTAATTTCCATATCCTAAATATTTTTTTGGTTATATACTATAATAGTGATGTAGTGATAGTATGGTTTTCAAGAACTCCACTCATAGGAATATACTTTGTTTAAAGATGAGGATATCGACCAAAATAAAACTGACTCCCTAATAGCTTTACTGGGTCGATTCTCGGCATAATAAATCCTATAAACTAAAAACTAAGTTAACTAAAGATACATAGTTATTACTATTTTGAATTAATCACCCAAAATCCTCTATTGCTTTTGTAGGTTTGAAGTTAGACAATAGAGAAGCCTTTCTAATTAATACAAAATGATTCAAAATAGATTCTCATTTAAATAAAAATAAAAATATAACAATACCTCTTAATACGCGCTGTCCTCTAACTGACACTTACAACAAATCTCGCAGCGTGTATTCGGTGTCCAAATAACATTATTTGAAATCCTATGAGCATCATATTAATTGCAATCAGACTCATACTATTCACTGCATCTTCCCAATGAAATTCCTGCTGACTTCCCATCAGCAGGAACAACTTCATTTTATTTCTCCTTATAAAATAAAGAGGTACCCCTATACCTCTTTATTTTTTTCTTTAAATGCATAATTTGAGTATAGGAGACATTCATATAATTGGATAGGAGGTATGCTGAAACAATGCCTAAAAAACAAAACTTTAATACAGAAGCTATTCTCAAGGATGTGTATCCTATTATAGAGAATAGTATGAATAAAAATATGATGGCATGGAAAAGATGTATGTCGAATTTCATTCAAAGACGTAATGAAATGCTCTTCGATACTATGCCTTGTGATAGAATTTTATATAGAGACAATGATAAAGAAGAACTATATCAAGCTCTAAAGATTGAAATGAGTTGGATCAAAGAGAAAATGCAAGGAACTTATTATGCTGGCATTCTTCATTTTAAGCCAAACTCTGCAAAAGATGATTTGACTATTGTAGCTCTTTGTATCATTAGATATTTCTCTTTAAAGAAAGATAAGAAGAATCTTGAATTGGCTATTATTTATTTAGCTTTCTCTGCTAAATTTTATCCATTGATTCATTATGAATTCTTTAAAGTAGTAGCCCCATCTAAATATAGACACGTTATGGAATACGTCGTAAACAATAAGCTATCTCAAAAATTTGATCTTAAATCAAAAGGTAGTGTTATTGGAGCAGTAAAATCCATTAATGATACTTGGGTTACATCTTATGAAAGAATGCTTAAAGACTTTGATGATGAGGAAGTTGTATATGTAATAGAACAATTATACAATCGAATCAAATCTTTTATGAAGAATATTGCAACTCTTTACTATGAAGCATATAAGAAGAGAGAATATATTGCTTATGAAAAAGACCAAATTCCAGAAGAAGGTTCTGGAGATAGTGCTTTTAATTTAGCTACTAATGATTCTTTCAGACTGCAACAATATGTGGAAAAGACTATGGAAAGAATCAATACTTCCCAAGTAGATTACAAAACTTGTAGTATGTGTGCTGATGCTAATGTAAAGACTGAAGAAGTTAGAAGTATCTTTGAAAGTATTCTAAATAACGGTAATAATGTTACTCTAGTTAAAGAGCTTATTACACTTATGATTGCATCTTATATGGTACAAGCTACAAATAAAGACGTTGCTTCTGTAGCATTCTTTAAGTTCTCTACTCAAGTAAAACCTAATACTAAAGATGAGACTCTTATAAGAATTAAAGATATTATAGAGCAAATGCTTAATGATAACTCTTTACAATATAGAAAGAGAAAGCACAGAGTAGCAACTAAGCTATCTTATCAAAAAGCATTCCTTAAATATTTTGCATTTACTATTATTAACGCTAATAAATAGAGGTATAGAATGATTCCATTAAATGAAGTTTACTTTGGTAAAACTAATGAAGTTCTTTGTATTGAAGATCTTCTTATGAGACTTAAAAAGAAATATAGTAAAGATCAACCATTAAAAGATTATAAGACTTTTAAGATGATGGTGAAAGATCCTATTCTGAAAAACATTGAAAAACAAATTGCTGATGCGTTTGGATTCAATGGCGTTATTCTTACTATCAATCCAGACCCAACAATTAATGCATATACTATTCCATTCGTTTTAGATAGAATGAGTGATAAAGCTTATGACACAAATGACAAAGAACATGAGTTGGATAATCTTAAAAACTACGTTTCCATAACTTCTCGTGGTGCGAAATTTGATAAAAAGAAATTCCCTGTAAATCTTTTAGTGTGTTTAAACCTTGGTGCAATCTTCACTACTTATATTACCATTCCAGAACTTATGTCTTTCGTGCTTCATGAAATTGGTCATACGTTCTCTAAAGCTATCTTAGATAGAAATACTAAACATGGCAAAGTAGATGAGAAGTTTGCCGATCAATTTGCTGCTATGTATGGATATTCTTCTGAACTAGCATCTGCATTTACTAAATTAGGACCTCAAGAGTATAAGATTACTAAAACTCTTAAACAAGTTCCTATCGTAAACATCTTAGTTGGTATTGGTAAGATTATGGATGATCTTTCTATGCGGTCTAATATCTATGATCCCCACCCTTCTAACCGTAAACGTGTTATCTATCAAATCGAACAAATTGAGCATGAATTGAAAAATACGAAAGACTTAGATCCTAAGATTCGCAAAGAACTAGAAGAACAATTAGAGATCTGTAAACAGCAATTAGACAAATTCGATACTCCTACCGAAGATGATACTGTAGCAGATAAGATGCTTAAATATTATAATAAAAATCTTACAAAATATCATGCTGGTGAAAAAGATACAGATGCTGTAGTCGGTAAATATGGTAGTACAGATATGATTAATCAACGTCTTGAAGTTCTTATGAGAAGAAGAAAGAAGAAATAATCTATGGCAAATATCAAAGAAGCTAGAAAGAAAGTAGAAGAAAGAATCTACAAAGTATTTGATATGATTGATAAGACTGGTGCTAATACAGAATATTACAAGGCTAAGTTTGCTAAGATGAATGATAAACAATTCTATGATTTCTTCGATCAAGACTTTCCTTTAAAATTCCAATCCAAGGTATTTGAAAACGATCCAACTATTGATCAGATTATGGATGCTTTACACTATATCAACGTACCAGTCGAAGAAAAGGTTAGCATGCCTTTCTTATACAGAAATAAAGATGGAGTTCCAGTTAAGTCTCAAAACGTATTAGTTCTATATATGACACTAAAGAGATTGAAACAAATGGTTCAAAAGAAAACAGGCTACTCTGTTAATATCTCTAAACGTGATTACAGAACTGGTTTACTTATTGATACCGATAAGAATGGTAACTCTACAGATAGAGAGTTCGAGTCTATGGTAACTTTGGATTTACCAGATACAATGAAAGAGCTTGCTACATATCGTGCCGATGCTATGAATGCTAAATCTAAGTTCTATAATCAAATCAATACAACAGGTATGGTTAGTCAAAAAGACGTTCCTGTAGAGAATGATGATTCTCTTGCAAGAAATCTTATCTCCTCTTATCTATTAGGTGCTCATATCAATTCTAACTTGGTTAATACTGAAGACTACTTACCTAGAACACTTAAAAAACGTAATACCGAACAATCTGGTCTTAAGAGGGAAGGCTAATTTTCAGTATAAATATATACTATAATAATGAGATTAGATTATAACTAAATAGGATACATTAAATAATCAATCTCATTCTAGGTTAGATTTAAAAGGAGGAATCAAAATGTGTAAAGAAAACGAAGAAAAAGTTTATTCTTTAACAGAACAAGGCGATTTCGGTTGTGGGGCAACTGAATTATCTAAAGAAGATACTGATAAAGTTAAAGAACAACAAAAAGACAAACAATAAAATATTATTATTTTTAAGCAATGACTATAATACTCACTCATAGCATCTATTGCTATGAGTGATTCTTTTGACTAAGAAAGGATGGTTGAGTTTACAATGGAGTATACGGAAATGAGACCACAGAAAACTAAGATAAAGACAAGGAAGAGAAAAGATAAAAAAGCAACAGCAATAGTATTAGGGTTCTTACTATGCTTTGTAATTTCTATTATTGCAAACGTATATTGTGTAGCAAAAATAAGATACTTAGAATCACAAATTGGAGAAGTATCTATGAATGTAGACAAGAATACAGAAACGAATGATGCTATTCTAAATACTCTAAATACAATGAGAACAGAACAAAAAGAATCTAATAAGAAACAGCAAGATAAGTTAGATAAAATGCAATATCTTAGAGAAGTATCTATTTCAAATTTAAAAGCATCTGGTCTTAATGGAGATACAGACCTAGCAGCTAATAAAATTATTACAGTAGATGATATGAATAAAATCATCGATAATTATGCCTCCCACGTTTCAGGCGGGACTAAATTTCAAGGGCATGGAGATATTTTCATAAAAGCATCTAAAGAGTCTGGGTTGAATCCTATTTATATTTTTGCTCATGCAGCTATTGAGTCTGGTTTTGGTAATAGTATCCTTGCCAATGACCGTCATAATTATTTTGGTATCAATGCCATTGATGCAGATCCCAATCAAGCACATTCTATGGGTAGTACTATGGAAGATGGTATCGTAAATGGTGCTAAGTGGATCAAATCTAACTATTACGATAGAGGGTACACTACATTAAATGCAATGAAGAGCGGCGGTTATGCTACAGATCCTAACTGGATTGCTAAGATTACTAGTGTCGCTAATAATTCCATTGCATACCTTTAATTCTATTTAGTTAGGAGGTTAACCGACTGATGTTAAATGCTAAATTTATTGGTGTAGGAGCTGCTGGTAATAAAGCAGTAATTCGACTATTAGAAGATGGTATTATTCAGGATAACTCTTGTTTACTTTTGAATAGTACTCTTGCCGATGTTCCTGAAAAGTACAAAGAATTCGCTATAGAATTTGGAGATACTAAAGGTTGTGGTAAAGAACGAGATCTTGCTAAAGATATGATCATGGATGCTTTAGCAGACCATACTGTCAACCTTGATGCATTAATGGATCCAGATGACCGAATGGTTATTATTGTATCATCTTCTGAAGGTGGTACTGGTTGTGGTGCTTCTTCTGTTATTGCTAAATATATGAAAGAAGTAGTCGGCGCTAATGTTCAGTTGTTTGTATTTACTGGTTTTGAAGATGACGTTCGTGGTCTTAAAAATACAGTAGATTGGTTCCATGATCTTTCTGAAGATTATATCGTACAAGCTATTTCTAATAAATCCTTCTTAGAAGAAGCTGAAGGTAATCGTAAGAAAGCAGAAGAATTAGCGAATAGAGAATTCTCTAAACGCATCTCTACTCTATTAGGTCAAAATATTATTGCATCTGAAAACAATATTGATGATACAGATCTTTACAAGATCGATACTACCCCAGGCTTTATGACTATTGAACATTGTGTATTAAATAAGATTCGCAGTGTAGAAGACTTCAATAAAGCATTAGAAAATATGGTATTGGATACTCATAGCTTAGATAATGAGCGCTCTGCTAAACGTATTGGTATCATCATCAATTGTGGTGAAAAGACTCAAGGCTTTATTGATCAAACCTTTGATGTTCTTAAAAAGAAATATGGTACACCATATGAATTATTCTTACATATTCAAAACTATCATGATGAAGAATATGTAGATATTATTGTATCTGGTATGAAAATTCCTTATGATGATATCAAAAATACTTACAATAAGTATCAAAAGCAAATGGAATCTATCGATATGAAACAAGATAAATTCTTTAAACATAGCTTTGATACTTCTGCTGCTAATACTTTAGATATGAACTCTAAGGTTAAACGCTTCACAGAAACTGATACTAGAAAACTAGCAGCTTCTAGATCTAACTTCTTCAGTAAAATGGGTAAGAAAGCCGAACCTGAAACAACTGTAAAGAACAAAGAAGTTTCTGACGAATTATAATATCTATTTGGAGGACTAGAATGATAGATGAAGATAACTTCTATGCAATTAGTAATACTCTAGTAGATTCTGGTCCAACTATATTAGCGAAACGTCTTGGTAACCTTGATCGGTTACCAGACGAGTTCGCATATAGACTGGTGAAACAAGAGTATAAATCTTTTTTGTCTTATGTTGATAGATGTGAAGATTTGAACTTCCTTAAATCTAATAGTAGATTCTTAACTTTCTTGATTCAAGTCTGTATGGAAGAAACACTTAGTTATGAAGATCGTATCTATTGTAATAATATGATCTATAACATGTTTCCAGTGAATCAATATGTAGCCAAGCTATATACTTTCTTAAGTACTGTTGTAAATAATAATATGACACATAAGATTATTCACAATTGTGAGTTTAACCATGTTTCGTCTTCTTATATAGCAGTAGCTAGAAAGTCTTCATTTAGACAAGATGAAAATATAATACGTCTCAACTCAGCTATAGTGTGTATAGGATTAGATCCCTCCAATGCTATCTCTGTAGATAAGATTATTAAGTTATTTACTACAATCTATACCAATATAAGAGATCTAACAGAATTGTTCTTAAATATCTTAAAGGACAACTATGTTTATCAATCTGATGACGACTGGATTACTCCAGAAGTGATCTATATCTCTAATTGTATTAATAGAGCTATACTTACAATCATAGAATCTCAACCAGAACACTTAATTGAAGAAATGATGTTAAGAGCTTATAATATGATTAGTATTGAATCTTTAGATCATACTGATTTAAGATTCAGCCTAAAAGATATCGATAGGAATAATTATCCTAAGATTATATCCGTCTTGAACAATCTTACTAAAAAAGAAGTATACTTTAATTTCTGATAGCAAGGGTTTAATTACCCTTGCTATTTAGTTTTTGTAGAAACTTATAGAGTTTGAGACACAATATTATATTCGCAAATGATGTGAATTATAGAGGAATTAAAGCAAGAAATGTAAGGAGGAAATTAAATGGCTGAAACAAACAGCATCTTAGAGCAAATGTTTAGAGACAAAGTATCTAAGATGGATTACAGTATGAGCCAAGAAGCCAAAGAAGATACAGGATATCCTACTGGATTTTTAAACTTCGATTATCTTAATGGCTTTATTAACGATCAAAAGACATCTGATGGTGAAATGAAACAATACTTTGTATTAGGCATTACAGATGGCACTTATAATGTATTAATCGGTAATACAGGTTGTGGTAAATCTACTCTTGTAACGCAAGTTGCAGCAAACATTGCTAGACAATTTAAAACTACTACTATCTTTGAAGATAATATCGAAGGTGGTATGACTACAGCACGTCGTAGATCCTTGTCTGGATTCTCTTTAGAAGAATACAATAAACGGTATATTGTTCGTAACACTGGTGTTACTGCAGAAAACTTCTACGAACGTATTAAAATGATTCATGACTTAAAAGTCGGAAATCCTGAGAAATTTTTATATGATACTAAGCGTAATGATGTGTATGGTAATCCTATTATGAAATTGGAACCTACTATCTATATCTTAGACTCTATTCCTATGCTTATGCCTAAAGAATATGCAGATGATGATGAACTAGCTGGCAAATCCTCTGGTGCTGCTACAGCTCAAATCTTAACTCGTATTTTTAGACAAATCATTCCACTTCTCAAAGAAGCTAATATCATTCTATTTGGTATTAATCATATCTTAGAAGAAGTACAAATGACAATGTTCCCTAAAGCCAACCCTGTTCCTTATTTGAAACAAGGTGAACGTTTACCAAGAGGTAGATCTGCTACTTATGTAGCTAATAATATTATTCGTCTAGATGCTAAGACTAAACTTAAATCTGATGAAGGCTATAAAGTCGAAGGTTCTATTGTAGAAATCTCTTTGGTTAAATCTCGTTCTTCTGGTAAGAAACTTGGTACTAGATTAGTATATGACTTTGCTAATGGATTTGATCCATGGTTGTCTTTATTAGAAGACTTAAAAGCAAATAAGCTCATCTATGGTGGCGGTGCATCTTTATCCTTTGATATGGATAAATCCTATAAATTCTCTTATGGGTCATTCAAAGAAAAAGTAGTTTCTGACGCAGAATTTAGAGGAGCTTTCTTAGGGGTAGTGCTTGATCGATTAAAACAGATTCCACAACCTATTCAATTAGCAGAAGAATCTCATACCGATGAATTGTTATCTTCTGACGCTCTCTACGAAGTCTAAACAATTTATCGGATATATACTATAATTATGAGGCTACTCTCTCTCTCTCTAGCCTCATAATTGTTTTCTTTAATTATAGGAGTGGAAGAAAAATGAAGAATGTTAGTATTGACTGCGAGTTCATAACTATCGACGAATTAAGGGAAAAATGTGAGAACGGTTTAAAGAATAAATTAACCAGTTCTGAATTGGAAAAAATGGATAATTATAAAACAGCCACATGTTTATGCGTTCCATTAGAAGATGAATGCTTAGATTATCCAGAAGACGATTCAGTAGAGGATAAGTTGAAGCTTTTAATTGTCTCAGGGTCTAAAGACAATACAACTTTCCAATCTATTTCAAATGGATTAAGAGGTTTCAAATCCATTATCTCTAATATCTATCCTGATAATGAAAATACGTTGCTTCATATCATGGTAAACTATTCTTACTTATTCGATTATATCGAATCTATTACTAAAGAAGATATTAAGATAATGCTAAACCTCTTATACGATAATTACAACACTCGCTTGGTATTAATCTAAAATTAAAGAAACTTAGGGGATTTTCATATGAAAACAACTAACACAACCTTGAGTCTTGCAAAAGACATCGAAGCAATCGAAAAGCGATTGCCGAACCACGAGTATACTCTTTGTAAAGGTTTGAAACAGCCATTCAACAATACAAACTCTGGTTCAAGAAAGATCATGCAAGGTATTCAAATGGAGCAAATTGCTCAGTTGTTAGAACCAGAAGTACCTATTGTATCTACTGGATATGAAAACCAATTTGGTGAACTCAGCTCTAATTTTATTAGGGCTGAGCATAGCTATAAGGTTATTGCTAAGATTTGTAAATTTAGCAATGATCCGAATAGACGCTATTGGTTGATTCTATACAACAAAGCTCTAAATGAATTAACTTGTATTGAACGTATTGATTACAAGCACATTACTGAATTCTATGGTTACATCTATAACAACGATTATTTAGACAGCCTCACTCCTGGCAAAACCATTCACAAAGGTGATGTAATGAAGAAAACAATTTCGTATGATGAATATAATAATCGTGCGGAAGGTGTAAACTTATCTACAATGTATGTGGCTTGTGAATACGTTAAAGAAGATCCAATTGTTATTAGTGAATCTGCATCTAAACGCTTTATTACGCCATTAATTGATAAAGTAGAAGTTAAGATTAACGATAATGATATTCTTCTAAATCTCTATGGTAGGGATAAAGAATATAAAACATTCCCAGACATTGATGAAGATGTAAAGAATAATATTCTTTGTGCTGTTCGTAGAGAACTTAAAGATGAAGAAGCTTTATTTACTCAATCTTGGGAAAGATTGAAAACTA